ATATATAATAAAAGAGGATGCTCAGAAAAGAGTTCAAATTTTATTATATATAACTGCATGATTGCAGTTATATATAATAAAAGAGGATGCTCAGAAAAGAGTTCAAATTTTATTATATATAACTGCATGATTGCAGTTATATATAATAAAAGAGGATGCTCAGAAAAGAGTTCAAATTTTATTATATATAACTGCAATCATGCAGTTATATATAATAAAAGAGGATGCTCATCCCGTCGTAATATTAGCATTGTTATCAATACTATTAATATCTAGTGATACGATTTGTTTTTCTTCTTTTAATTTTTTCATAATAACTTTAAATGTATTTATGACTAAATCTTTGTTTTCATACATGATTATTCGTAAATCTTCTTCTATCATCTCTTTCGTATCTGGATTATTTTCGGATAATTTTTTAATTAGAAGATTTATATTTCTTTTTTGATTGGAATTTAATTTGATGGCAGGGTCGGTTAATATTTTACATATATCTGAATGCGACTTGAATATGATATAATTTACTATATCATCAAAGGGTATTTTCACAAATCCTTCACCGTCAAATATCATTGCAGTTGTATGTTTTTTCTGATCTAAATACATATTATGATTTTCTGGCAGAGCTGGATTAAAGTGTTTATATCTAGTTAATTTACTAACAGCATTGCCACCTTGTTGCACAATATGTTCCTTTTGTCTAACGGACAATAACTGTTCGATCGGTACTTCTGTGCCAAATTTATTTACAATGTTCGTTATCGTATTATTAGTAGTTGAATTAATATGAACATCTCCATATATATTAATCGGCATAGTAATAGATGGAATTTGATTATTGAAGCCATTTAAATTATTTATATTATTGATTAGAGCAATGTTATTAATCATATTTTCTTGAAATTTCTTCATTATTTCCTGTAACTGCAATTGTTTCAAATTCATCGACATTATATCGCTTTTCAGTTTATCCTCTCTGGCAGTATGTTCGATCTTTTGTTGAGCAATATGTTTATGAATAGGAGTTTCTTTACATTTATCTATATGTTTTTGTAAATAATATTTAGTGGAAAAGTATTTTTCACAGTGAGTACATTTATGATTTGTTACTATACTATCATGTATATGTTTATGAGACGCTAACTCTTTCTTATTGGTGTATTTAATATTACATATATCGCACTGATATAGAGACATCTAATAAATATACTTATTATTTTATTCTTAACTGCCATACCCATAAATCAATCTCATATAATAAATAATCCTAATACATTATTAGATATCAGTTAAGACCATATGCAATAAATCGCTAGAGATGCTTTTTTTATAAGGAAATTTTATAATTTTCTATTTATTTTATCATATATTTTATAAATTAGTAATCTAATATTAGAAGTATATTATAATTATATAACGAAAAAAAGTAAAATAACATCTATAAAAATTCCATATATTTCCTGGGAAAAAAAGTCCGAAAGAAAATCGGCGGCGATTTGGCGGAATTCGAACCGGGCTTTTTTTCCCAGGAAATATATGGAATTTTTATAGATGTTATTTTACTTTTTTTCGTGTTTTTATTCATATCTAATCTTATTATGGATGATCGCTTTTAGAATATATGATAAAATAAATAGAAAATTATAAAAATTCCTTATAAAAAAAGCATCTCTGGCGATTTTTTATAGATAATCTTGTTTAATACCTGATAATATATATTTGTATTATATATTACAGATGAATATAATAGATGTAGCAGATGGCAAGTACCTCAGATATAATTTATAACATAGTCATCTATACAAAAAATAATTAAAAAAATATAATAGTCTTTGATCAAATGAAACTGAATAAATCGCTAGAGATGCTTTTTTTATAAGGAATTTTTATAATTTTCTATTTATTTTATCATATATTTTAAAACTTGATCATCTTCAATGCGATTATATAATTACAATAAAATAAGAAAAGTAAAAATAACATCTATAAAAATTCCATATATTTCCTGGAAAAAAAAGTGCAAAAGAAAATTGGCGGCGATTCGGTAGAATTCGAACCCGACTTTTTTTCCTGGGAAATATATGGAATTTTTATAGATGTTATTTTTACTTTTCGTTATACAAATATTTTATATTGATCTAATATTAGATTATTGAATTATAAAATATTTTTGGAAATAATATGAAATTATAAAATTTCCTTATAAAAAAAGCATCTCTGGCGATTTTTTAGTTTCATATAAATACAGATTATAAATCAGAATTTATATAAAAATATATAAGACGTTTACATAGAATATGTATCAAATTGCGACCCATAGTGATCGTTATTACCTAGTAGATATTGTTTTGATATATCATTAGGCTCTAATTCATCATAATTATTCACATGATTGTTAGATGTTAATTTATCATAGGTTTCCCATATTGTCGCATTATTATTTTCATCTATATGGTACATGTTTGGATTTAAATTAGGGTTCAAATCTGAACTTCTAACATCTTTAGTTGAAATTAGCGATGAACCTTTAATTGGTCGTTCTATGTCTTTATATATATTATTTTTTGTAGTAACCTTATCATATTCGGTGATCAATCGTTTTTCCAATTCATCAAACATAGAATTTTGATCAGTTCTAGTTAGAAGTTCGAATTGTTTTTCTTCTATTACTTCATCGTCTGCATGTAATAAATCGTCAATAATATTATGAAAAGGATCTTCAACAACTATATCTGCTTTATCTGCATAGTTTATTTCATGTGTATCTTTATCATCTATTCTGACATAATTAACTCTTCTATCAGAGACGGTATTAATAACGTTGGATTGTACATTGTTTATGTTTGTATCATGCGACATAGCGATAGAATTTTGGCCGTGAGAAAATGGGCAGCGTTTAATTTTGATGATTGTATAAGTTGTAGTAAATTGGTAAGTGAGGAGTATTATAATAATACATAATAAGATCATGATGGGGAATTTAACTACCATACGTTAATTATAATATTGATACAAAATAAAAAATATAGTATTCTTTATATGAAAGAACAAATCTTTTATTTTACCATTGGATTGAATATATGTCTATTGTATTTACTTTTGAATTCTAGAGTGAAAATATTAAAAAGAGAGAAAATAGATAAACATTGTTTTAATTAAATTAATTTCCACCATATATTTATTAAATGAAGAATACAATTGCATTATTAATTGGCATATTAGTCGGCCTAATTATCATGCGCCAAGTCACATTTGACCATATCGTTGTAGTATCATAACGATAAGACAAGAAAATTTTGAAATTATTATTATTAATCATTTTAAGGATATATGATTACTATTAATTAATAATGGCGGATTTCCATTCTACAAATATTAACGGCCTTGGTTACTCTTATTATACCAAGGTTAGCGAAAAACCCGATATCAAATTATTTGCGAAATATATGGCACATAACGCCACACTAGACCTAAATGAACTGGTAGCTGATCAAATGTCAGCTATAGAACAAATGATAATCAATTCTAGTGCATTTAAATCACAGGGGACCAAACAACCATATCAGAACAAGTGGCAAGCTTACAAGATTTCCACTAAAACACCATTTTCAGAGTTATGTTTAATATTGAATCGAATGAATGTTAATAATTTAGACGAACTCATACAAGATTCTGTCAAATACGACACGTTATCCTACAATGATATTAAACAATTAGCCGACTTACTTTTGGGCAAGTGTATTAAGGAACCAAACAATATCGAAACATATACCCAGTTCTTCAAGAAAGCGGTTAATAATAGCTTATGGTATGTCTACTATGAAGATAAAGTAATATCATTTTTGGATATTTGTCTTGATCAACTGGAGCATGATTATAAAAATTTGACTAAGTTGGCGGGATATATTGAAGATATGTATGAAATGCAAAAAAATAAAGTAGACAACGTTACTGTTGGTGGTGTGGTTATGACGCAAATGCACAACCCTGAATCGTATCTAAAGAAGAAAAATATTATTATTGGTTTGATAGACATTATTGGTGCATTTTACAACAATAAAATAATTAGTTCAACTCTATTAGAAAATATTTTTGATAATCTAAAAGAGAGATATGAAAGCGTTGGTTCCACAGGTAAGAAGACAAAAATTTATTTTGAACTTTGGCTAGCGTTGTATAATAAAGTAAAAAATAACCTGTCAGAACAATCGCGTAATTATAAATATGGATGGCTAACCGTCGAGAAAGATCATATTGGAGATGATCGATTAGTAATTTTAATTGAAAATTCGCTCAATGCGGATGGTGCGAATGGTGCTGACGATGCAATCTCAATTGAGGATTTTGTGGATAATGTTAAGAATTTAATTGCTAACCTTCATACAGCCTCAGATTACGAAATGTTTGCTAAAGAACATGGTCAGCAAGCAGAAAGATATGTTAGTAAATATTTATTAGAGCAATGTAATAAAGATCTGACGAAACTACCACATGCGATATCTATGATTACAAAATACCTCATGCCCGCCGATAAATTTAAGAAAATGTTGGCCGATTTATTGGATAATGATGAGTTGATGTGTGATTATCCAAATTTTGTGAAATGGGCGAAAAATTATTGAATTTTTAATCTCATATAAGCAATTCATTTATATATATTACATAAATGGGTAGAAAAAAACAAAATATAGAACAAGATGATGTAGAATTAGATGACGAAACATTGCTGGCGAAATATTCTGAAGTAATTGCAGCGGAAGAAAAATCAAAAAAGAAACCCACACCAAAAAAGAAGAAAAATACCAAATTAGAATCGGATAGTGATAAATCTGATAATTCTGATTCTGACCAAGAGGTAGAAAAGAAAAGATCTAAAAAGACAATTCCTGAAAAAAAAGAATTAACTGTTGTGATTAGAAGGAACGAAGTGGTGCAATCAGCGGTACAACCGCGAAAATGCCCTGTTAATTTGCCATGGGTGGAAAGCTACAGACCTAATAAAATGCAAGATATATTGATTGATAATTATATGAGAGTGAAATTAGAAAATATGATTAATATGCATAATTTACCAAATTTGCTAATTAGTGGTCCATCTGGGACAGGTAAGACAACTACAATTCGCACTTTGGCAAAACGTATATTAGGCGACAATTATCATAACACACTGCTTGAATTAAATGCATCTGATAATCGTGGGTTGGATATGATAAATGATGTTAGCTATTTCTGTGATAAAATGGTCAGCAACGGGTTAGGCACTGTTAAAAAGGTAATTATTTTTGATGAAGCAGATAATATTACTCCTAAAGCCCAGCATATGCTAGCAAATATGATGGACAAATATAAAAATACAACCAGGTTCTGTTTTACCTGCAATGATTCAAAGAAAATCATAGATGCGATTCAAAGTAGATGTTCGCCGCTCAGTTATAAACCACTGAATCAAACTTTAATATCCGATAGATTACAGTATATATGTCAACAGGAGGATGTTCAATATGACGAAGGTGGTATAAAGGCATTAGTATTTATTGCACAAGGAGATATGCGCAAGGCAATAAATAATATGGAGGCGACATATAACAGTTTCGACAGAATTACAGAAGAATATGTATATAAATTATGTCATCAACCTCATCCCGACAGTATTATAGCCGTCGTTAAAAGTTGTGCTGCCAGGAATTTAAAAGAAGCAATTAATAATTATAACATATTAAAAGAGAAAGGCTATTGTAACAGCGATATATTACAAACATTAATAAATGTTTTAAAAGCCGTTACAATAGATGAACAAATGCGTATTAACTATATTAAAATATTGTCAGACACATATATTACAATAAATAAAGGTTTAGATACATCGTTACAAATGTATAGTTGTTTTGCAAATATGATAATAGCTACATAAATTGATTAACGTTAATTCATAAAAAAAATCGTTATATATTACATCATATATTACGATTTCTCTATTGGTATCTTTTCGCCAATAACATAATCTTCGCAATCAGCAGATGCAGCAGCAGAATCTATATTTGAAATATCAACTAAGTCGTGTGTGTTTTTATCCATATATTTATATAATAAAATAAATATATTGATTCTAATCGATGAAATCATCATCATCATTTTTTGCTTTTTTCTTTTTAGGCAAATTGACCATAGCAAATGGGCTATGTCCCTCTGTAATTTGTTCATCACATACATTATGCCATATTATTTGATATTCCTTATCAACATAATCCATAAATCGTTTCTTTGCTTGAAACCTAAATATATCTATACTGTCTACGATATCATATATAGTAGGTATATTTTTTCTCTTATGTACTTCTTCTCTCATAATTCGCCCGGTTGCTTGTACCACATCACTTTGAGGTGTACATAAAATGACGGTATCTAATCCCTTGATATCCAAAGCTTCGGATGCCATTTGAAATGTTGCTAAAATTATCGATTTTTGTTCGGATAATTTTAATTCATCTTGACGCATGCCACCAATGTAATAGCCAATCCGTTCCTTCCATTGTAAATTTATAGCAATTAATTCTTTTTCTAATTGAGCTAAATGTTCTCGACGATCTGTCAAAATAATTAATTTACGATAATTGATAATATATTTATATGGACACGGTTCTGTCGGTATCATAGTAAATTCTTTATTTACTACTTTATCGAATAAATTATCATCGTCATATAGAACTAAATCACATAATTTATATCTGTTGTATAATTGTTGTTCACTCGGTGTAGGGGGCATGACTGGAAATATATCATTAATCATATTAATAATTAATTTATTTCTTAGAGATACTTCAGTTAAATTAGTAATCATCTTAGCCGTATTGGGTTGTTTGCCGAAACTTAACACTAATTTATATTTATTGTCCGGCTTGGAAATAGAAAAGTTATATGCTTTGACTAGAATCGTAGAATCAATTTGAGCATACATCTCATACATCATAGGCCCCAAATGCCATAAAAATACCTTATCTAATCTATCTTTCCTTTTCGGTGTAGCAGATAAGCCAATCGTATACGGTGCTTGTATTTTTAATAACGCTTTAGAGAACATCTTAGCTCCTAAATGATGCACTTCATCGAAAATAACCAAGGGAAACCCTTCGAAAATGTCATCATCATAGTCTTTCCCGGAAATTGATTGTAACATACCAATTACAATGTCTTTATTATCAATGTCAATCTTTTTACCTTGTATAACACCTATTCTGGCATCTGGTATATATTGTTTGATGCGTTCCATCCATTGACCAACTAGAAATTCGGTATGTACAACGATCAATGTTTTTACTTTACATATAAATAATAAATATAATGCAATAAATGTTTTGCCTTTGCCTGGTGGAATAGTAATGACACCTCCACCATATGGTTTTAAACGCATCTTCTCATGTTCTTCGAAGAGATATTCTGAACATTTATCAATAATCTCTAATTGATAATCTCTAGGCTTCCCTCTGAATGTGAGATTAATACGATCAGCGTCATTAATAGAGCAGTCAATTATTGCTGGCTTTCCTAGTTTTTCCAATGCATAATACTTTGGCAACAGTAAACGGGTTTGTCCTTCTTGGAATACAGGATATGCTTCAACCGCCTTTTTGATAAAACTACTTTTGATCATAGGTTTTACAGTCAGCTCATCCCGTATCGTTTGAAGCAAGTCGGGCCGCAAATCTGATTTATTTACCATGTAACCATAATTGTTAATCATCTGTATATGTTATGTATAAATTAATGTTTATGTTAAATAATTTCAATTTTATCGCCTCCTTCCAAAGATATAGTCTAAGCTTTTCATGATATAGCTGTAATATGTTACAGCTATGAATAACAATAACAAGAATCCAATTATATAAGTTAGTTCATTATCGGTGTTCATATAGGCATGTACGTATTTGATATACCCCCCAACTATTTCATACGGCGATGAAAAAATCATACATATGGGCGTAATCAAGCGCTCAGCCGCATCAAACAATCTGAGACTCGTGATAGCATCACAAATTGTTTGAATCCAGATCGGAATAATCTCGATGATATATACAAACCATTGTTGTATAATATGCCACATATTTGCGAGATAATAATATATCGTATCCAAAAAATATGCAAAATGGACGCCAATGGTTTGGAAAAACGCAACTAAATATGTCGCAATGACCGATAAGAAATATGATGGTGAATTATGATGATTATCTGTTCCATATGTGACGATTTCTACGATGTACACTATTAGACATGTGAGTAGGAAGTTGTTAAGTGTCAACATTGCTGTTAATGAATAAAATAATGATACTTTCACTGATGGTATATATTTCAATTTTTATGAGCCATTATTTCTTTATATAACTTGCAACAATCTGACTCGCCTTCATATTTCTCTAAATTATCGTCCAATATATGCCTTTGTTCACTACTCATTTGTTCGTATATTTTACATAGTCCTTCGAAACTATTAGTTTTATCTACATTGGCGTCCAAAATTAATTTCAAAGCAGTGCCAAATTCCAAAAGTTCCCCATCCGGCTTAGCAGTTACGCCATATAAACTTAAACATTCTAACCAATAATCCGGTGAAATTAATGATGCCACCATGATAGTGTCGTTTAATAAAGTGTAATACATTCGTTCAGCTAATTCAAGAAATACGTTATCTACACTCATGTAATTAAAAGATTATACACATTATATCCATCGAGTTAATATATCAATTTTTCCGCCGACAATAATAAAAAGAATATAAGTAGAACATATAATGAATATTAGTAATGAGCAACTATGAAAATGTTGATGAATATACTGGGACAAAATATGGTCACATTAACTGTGTATCTATAATATTACGTGAAATGTAAAAATATTATATATAAATTAATTTATTAGAAATATATTACGTCTAGTAATGATCCAATAAATGGTACCTATCATGAAATTAATAATATAACATAATAATAATTTAACATAATCCACATAGTCATATTCTTTGAAAAATATTTGTACCAATGCTAAACATATAATACTTATTTTACATAATGTGGCATAAGAATTAATTACATCAGTATATGGACGTATTATATCTGGATTCATATTTAGTAATAATATTAGAAATAAATGGTTATTGATTATAAAAATCAATTTTTATCATAAAAATCAATTTTTATGATAAAAATTGATATATTAACCACTTCGGATGATAAAATTAATTATATATATAAAATATGGGTAACTGTTTATACAACTCGGCTGTATCGGATCTTGAACTATATAAAAATTACACTATGGAGACTACACCTAAATTATTTAATTCTAATAAAGTCACCTACACGAATGTGCGTGTAATAGATATATATGATGGTGATACAATAACAGTTGCCATTCAATTGTTTCCCGACAAGTTAAAACAAGAAACAATATGTCAAAAAAAGGTGCGTTTGATGCACATCGATTGTCCAGAGATGAAATCAAAAAACTGCATAAATCGGCAATTGGCAGTTAAAGCAAGAGACAGGCTATATAACCTTATAACTGGTTTGACGGATATACAACTGAAAAGATCAAAAATGTGTGAGAAGCTAAGCGAAAAAGCATATCTGGTAACAATAAAGATTTATGGAGAAGATATGTATGGTCGTTTATTAGCTGATGTATATGCGTATAATAATACATCGGCGAAATCATTTTCACACGTATTATTAGATGAAAAATTGGCATATAGATATGATGGGGCGACAAAATTAACCGAAGGAGAAATAGAGGAACAACTTGGATAAAATGCTATAAAAATATTAATTTATAATTAATATTTCATATACATAAAAATATATGTTTCATTTATAATATGTCCTCGGGTTTAGATTTATCAAATATTGATACATTGGTAGCTGATTTTTTTAGCGATAATTATGTAACTTCGTCTTTAGTTGTATTTATCATATTGTATATCAGTTTAGTTGCAAATAAGTTACCTAAAACATGCTCTTTACTTACATTACTTGATTCTAATTTATTCCAAATGACGCTATTATTATTGATTGGTTACGTTTCGACCAAAAATTATACAATTGCTATAATGTTAACAATTGCTTTCTTCGCAACTCTATTCACTATGCAGAAACATCAAGTAAATGATAAATTAGTAAGCATTATTATTGTTGACAGTGTTAACAGTGGTAAAGAAGAAGTAGTAACTCGACCAGTAGAGACACAAAAACGTCAGGTACGTTTTAATATACCGGAAATAAAAGAAAAAATTGCTGAAATCCCCAAAGCAGTCCCGGCTCCACCACCAACAGTACAATCGCATGATGAACCGAGAAGCGCTATTATGATGCAAGAAATTGATCGTGCCGGTATAAGTAGTCGTGATCAAACTGGTCATGGCAAGAGGGAGCAATCAATGCGTCCGCCAATGCAAACGATGGATCAAGAGATGTCTGCCGGCGAGGAACATTTCGAAATAAGCGGATTTGGCGGAGGAGATTTTGCAACATATTGAAGTGTATAGATATTAAATATCGAAAAATATATAATCTGTAGTGGTATACAGATTATATCATTACTCATAGATGTTTCTTATTATGGCTATTTTGGTATAGACATATCTGAAGAAGAATATTATACGATGAAAAAATCCAATTTATGTATATATAAAATGGAACACTGAATGTTGTCGATATATGAAAATAAACGATAGAGAACCATCATTTGGTATGATATCTTCAGGTTAATATTAATTATTACTATCTGCAACTATATTATTATAATATTGTTCATTTGATATCACTCTTAGTTTATTTTTATCTATTTGATTAATTGGAAACATTTCTTTACTGAACAATGGCATCTTAGGAATGTCCATTAAGTTTTCTCTCAATGCTTTGATATCAATGTTGTTGATCGGATCGATTTCAATGCCGTGTAAATCCACATTTTTGGCAGGTTTGATATTTGCCATTTCATTGCCAGCAAAATATTCCGGTACCATATTGCCATTATCTTTGACCATTAGGCGTCGATATTTTCGTCTAAAATGGCGATTCGTATAATAGTAAAATAATTTGAACAACAATAAAAGTAGAATCAAATTCAGCAGGTCATTATCGAATATCATTAATAACATACGAATAGAAATAATTTTGATGTTATATATAACATCAATTAATGTTTAATACTTTGTCCACAAATAGAAATAGATGCTCAACACTGTTGCAATTATATATAATATATGAAAGTTTATAATATCCCGGCTCAACGTCCTTGGTCATATCTTTGACCATTTCTTCAATGTCTCCCCCCGAAGACGAAAGTTCAACCACTTCAACGTCAAATATTTTATTGTCATCATACATTTTCAATAACTTTAACAAATTAATTCTTTTATTAAACATCATATTTGCCTCATTTGAAATTGTATATGTTGTAGTCGAAGACATGCCAAAATATCCATATTCTACTTTCGTCGTGAATAAATCATCCAATTTGTAAATTTATTGGAATGCTTTTAATTTGTCTGGTGAAAAAATTAGTTGATTTAATTGTTATATGTTTGTCCATTATACTATAATATGATACGATATGTTTAAATCATTAAGACAAAAATTATAATACAGTAGTTATACTATAATTTATCATTTTATTACAATAATAATTTTATTCAGTATATTAATGAACTCTTTAGTAAATATATCATCGCTCGACTTAACGGGCGGCGGGGGTATGGCATATGAACATGAACAATTTAAAAATGATTGTAAAAACTTTCAGTTCATACCACATACTTTGATGCATACGTCGCGTACAATTATTTGTGGAGATATACACGGCGACCTCGATATTGCGGTTAAATTTTTAGAACTAGCAAAGTGCATAGTAAAAAGTAGCGTAAAATGCCATAATACGGTAACTCTCGTCAACAAACAGGGCGAGGAAGAGTATTATAAATGGATTGGCGACGATGCCATAGCAGTCCAAGTGGGTGACCAGATAGACCGATGTCGTCCAGTTGGTGATAATCTTTGTATTTACCCTAAATCTACATATGAAGATGAGGCATCAGATATCAAGATATTAAAGTTCTACACTGATTTGAATAAATTAGCAATGAAAGAAGGCGGCCGTATAATATCATTATTGGGGAATCACGAATTGATGAATGTGTCGGGTAATATGCGCTATGTTTCGTATGAAGGTTTGAAAGAGTTTACAGATAGCGAAAACGAATCCACTAATTTAGTCGATATGGCGGATGTGAATGTGATTGCTAAACAAGGATTAACTAATCGAAAGGCGGCATTTAATAACGAGTTAGAATACAAGAAGAAGAAACACATACTAAAAAATATTGATAGCGCATTCATTGATGGCGTACCATTAAATGAATACTTAGCATGTACTCGTCTATCTGCGGTTATAATTGGTGATCTTCTATTCGTCCATGGTGGTCTAGTTAAAAAAATGGCAGAAGCTTACAATATCAATGATGTAAATACGATTGTCAGAAAATGGTTATTAGGTTCATTAACAGAAGAGCTCGGTGCAAAAGATTTACTGATGACAAATAAAGAAAAAGCCAAAGGTACGTCTAAATTTAATATTAAACAACGAATTGAACAATTTATAACAGATGATCAATCTATATTTTGGAATAGAACATTAGCCTATGTGCCCAGTGATACTTCAGTTGAAAAATGTGACGAAATATTAAAAGATACTTTTAAGACATGGAAAATATCGGGCATAATTATCGGTCATACGCCAAAGATAAAAGAAGGTATTACTAGCGCATGTGACGGGAGAATCTGGGATGTAGATATTGGTGCATCAAATGCGTTTCATTCGTTTAAGGAGGGTCAAAAGGTGGAGGTATTAGAAATTACATATACAAAGGATGACAAACCGATATTTAAGGTATTGAAAGAGAAAAATTGAAATTTAAAATATAAATAGTCTCTTTACTTAAAAGGTCAGTTGAAGAACAACAACTATGGAGCTCTATGAATACATCAAAACGGGACAGATCGCCGCAGCGAAAGAATATGTCAACAACAGGTCAGAGTACAAAGAATGTGCATTTCGAATTGCATGTGCTAATGGTCATCTAGACTTGGCAAAATGGCTGCTTTCAACTGAACGAACCATCAATGTAAATGCAAATAATGACGCTGCATTCCGCTGGGCATGTGCTGGTAATCATTTGGAGGTGGCAAAGTGGTTAAATGCGATTAATGACGACATTGATATCTGTGCACTAGATAATTATGTCTATCGAACCACTTATGCGAAGAATCATTATAGAACATTTAAATGGTTATGTCAATTATGTGACAGCTGTGATATAATGATGGAAAATGGTGTGGTCACGATCCGTGTTGAACGTAAGAGTTTAACTAAAGAATTAAAGAAAGTGACAAATGAAATTAAATTGAACGAGCCATGTGCGATTTGCATGGCATGTGATGTAGATCGAATTAATTTGAATTGTCTCGATAAACACACACATTGTTATTGTTTTGATTGTTTGGCATCTTTAGAAGAACACAAACAATTAAAAAAGAAATGTTTACTTTGCATGAACACTATTGTCGTCGGAAATTGTTCACTTGCCAAATGTTGCGATGTGCACTGTTAATTATTTTATATTGTTAATAACTTATAAACCTACTTCCTTCTTATACTTCTCAAAATTTGCATTAAGAAGTTTAACTGCCTCCTTAGCGATTTCAGCGGCGGTAGCGCCCTCACCCAATATTACCTTAGCTGCACGATTTGCTGCACCAGCTACCTTACTCGCTGGTACACCTCCTTTTCCTAACTTGTTAGCAGCCGCTTTGACAACTGTTTGGAATGCCACGAGAGCGGGGTTGGCGGCACGCTTGCTTCCTCGGCGCGACGACTTGGAACTCTTGGACTTTCGCTTTCCACCAGCGAGCTTGCTGCCCTTGCGGGATGGCTTTGATGATTTAGAACTCTTGGAACTCTTGGACCTTCGCTTACCGCCCGCTTGCTTGGAACCTTTGCGGGATGGCTTTGATGATTTAGAACTCTTGGAACTCTTGGACTTTCGCTTTCCACCTGCTTGCTTGGAACCTTTGCGGGATGGCTTTGATGATTTAGAACCCTTGGCGGTCTTGGACGACTTCGACTTTCGCTTTCCACCGACGAGTCGGCTGCCTTTGCGGGATGGCTTCGATGATTTAGAACTCTTGGAGCTCTTGGACTTTCGCTTGCCGCCGGCGAGTTTATAAGCAGCGGATCTGCTTGATCTCTTCGATCCCTTTGATCTCTTTGATCCCTTGGAGCCTTTAGCGGCCTTGGGTCCACGTCTCTTTCCACCAGACAATGCGAGGTTAAGCTCGTTATCGTTAGAAGTCATATTCAAGTATATATATATATTTAGGATATTTTTTTGAACGCGAATAATTAAAATTAATTGTAATTGGATAAATAAATGTATAAATTAGTAATCTAATAATATTAATTACGGTTATCGTTATCACATACGGGGCAACTTTCTTTATCTGTACATAAAAAGGAGTCATACATGACAAATGAAAAATAAATCCCGAAAGCAATGAATAAATGCCACAGCGCATGCCCCCACCAATAATAATCATATTGATCAGGAGTGGCAACTTTAAATACAATACCGATTATGGCACATATTAATGCTGTTAGGCCAATGCGCCAGTTGAAATGATATTCTAACATATGGGGCATTTGCTTGTCACAATACTTATAGTATATAATACGTCCTGCTAAAGTCACGAAGCCACAAACTGCGCAGAATAAATAGAACCATTTGTCAAATGGACCGTTATAATAAGTTGTGACATACGCAATATTTGTTGAGAGGATAATACTTAAGTATAGGCACTTTAACAGGAATGTCGCCCATGTAAAATATGGTGAATATACAAACACTACATGCAATATTTGGAAAGAAAATATAAAATCTAAATAATACAGCCCCTGCCAGGTCGCCAGACATATATTGGTGTTCTTTGGACCAGAATCGCACATATGATACACTGTCGAACAAGCGCAGGTCAACGTTGAAAATATAATTTCTGGAATAAGTGAGAAGAATGGAATCGGCTTTTGTAGTGTGAATTTAACACAATATATCGGTATGTAGAGAAAAAATACATTTGATGCTACTAATACGAATCTCTTAAATACGTCATAATCAGTGGCATCATCACCTGACCCCATTTTAATCACTATACCTAAAACAACCGCAGTTATAACTGGTACAATATTATACATGATGAAATGTTTCAATATGGGCGAAACGTCTTCTAAACACATTAATTATAATTTTATCTATCTTTACTTGCTTGAAGCTCTCGTAAATTCAATTTTTAGCATAAAAATTGATTTATTAATTATCAATCTAAAGGGTTATTTAGTACATCTATATATAGACGTAATATATGGGTGTACCTGGAATGTTTCGATCATTAAGTGAGCGTTATAAGCGACACATTATTAAAATAAAGGGGGAGGTACAAGAGAATGGTTTGCCGACAGAGATTGAACCGATGGACGCATTATTTTTTGATTTTAATTGTTTAATTCATCCTATTTGTCGGCAAGTTTGGCTAGAAAATAAAGCGAAGAACATATCTATGACAACAAAAGAATTCGAGCGGAAGGTCATGGAAAAATGTATAGAATATATGGAAATGAAAGTGCAGGAAGTTAATCCTATTTCTACAGTGGGGATATTTATAGATGGTGTTTGTCCGATGGCTAAGATTGCTCAGCAAAGACAGAGAAGATTTGCCAGTATTTTGGATAAAGAGATTATGAATAATATCAAACACAAACATGGAGTTGAAAAAGATGAATATTATGATACAAATTCAATTACTCCCGGAACTGAGATGATGGAAACTTTTCATAAATATCTAATCAATTATGTAAATGAACAAAATAGCAAAGGTAATAATATATTTAATTATGTATATTCATCTTACAAAGAAATCGGTGAAGCCGAACATAAAATAGTCCATTATATAAAAAAGAATTGTCTCAAAGATAAAACATATTGTATATATGGTCTTGATGCCGATTTAATTATTTTGTCGATGACATTGGTAGTCAATGGTTATAAATTATATTTGTACAGGGAGAATAGCAAGGCGGCAAATAATGATGATAATATAGCACATATGGGAATGTTATATTTCGATGTAAATGCATGTGCAAAAGCTATTGCTAACGAATTAAGCAGTAATAAAAATATTAATTATGACAATATGCGAAATGTGATGCCATATGTGATTGATTTCGTCTTCATTACCTTATTACTTGGTAATGATTTTATCCCACCGAATCCAACGTTAAATATGCGGTTCATGACGAAAGAACTGAATGGGTATGATATACTGATGCATGTATACAAATCTCTATTTAGAAATAAAGATGATACGCATGTTGATACATTTGTAGCAACATATGATTTTACGAATAGGCGACTAATTATAAATTGGTCAGCATATAAAGAATTAATAAACGGGTTGGCGACATTTGAAGAGCAATATTTCAAAGGACAGAGCAATTACAGGAACTTCAAAAAATGTGACAGTAAGGACATGGCCGCTATACAAATATTTAGAATGGAAAATTTAATGTTCAAATTTCCGGATCCGTTAAAGATGTCAGACGAAAAGATACCATATGAAATTAGGAAAAAACGTTATATTCATCACTATTATGGCACAAGCGTATGTAAATGCACTATGGAAGGAAAAAATAAGACCTATCATTCACAACTATTATCAAATACAAATGAGATGGCTGATAACTTTTATGAAGATAAAGAATTGACGATAGGTGACAACTATAGTAAAATAATCGCCACATATCTCGGAACGATGTCTTATATAATGACATATTATTTCGACGAATGTCCCGATAATTTATACTATTATCGTTATATGTCGTCGATATTGTTATCGGATTTTTATGAATTTTTAAATAAAAATCCCGTCGATAAATTGGATGAAATTATTGATACGTTTGGTCAAAATAGGAATAATAAAGGAACAATCACACCCATCATGCAACTGATGTTAGTACTGCCCACAAAGAGTTTTTATTTGTTGCCGACTAATGTATATAAATTATTGACTGGAGCATTTAAAGTATCAAAAGAAATCGAATACATTTTAAATATGTATAAGACGTATTTTCCTAAAACGCCCAATAGGGATTTTATATTTAAAAATAAATTATTCCAGGCATCATTAGTATTATCTATACCTAATATAGATACAGTAATTACATTGCTGACAAGTGTAAATGTATCAAAAGACGAAGAGGAGAGAAATATGTTATTAAATTGATTAATCAACTTAGATGACCATTTTTATTTTATGTAGATTTTCATTAATGTTATATATTTTTGCGTGTGTTTTCTTAACCATTTTATCCATAGTATTATCGATTTCTTTTAAGTCATCATCTGTGAGTTTGAAGTCGTGGGGCCATTTGATATACTTATAGACTCGCTTCGCGTTAATTTTAATATTATGCCATCTAACTACATTCTTAATAATTTTGCGGATTAGTTCTTTTAATTCATTATTTGTATACTCGAGTTCTTGATGTGATTTCCAATATTTTCGAGTTAATTCAAATGGTTCCACTTGTATTCCATTGAAATAGTCTAACATAATTAGATCGGTGTATGAAGTTGCTCTATTTCGTTTAGCCCTGCGCATAAAATCGGCCTTGTAACTGATAATTTTTAAACCCATAAAATAATAATGAAATTTCGGATTAAATACGGTCTCTTCCATATCTTTTGCTTTATATAAGGCGGGCCATTCATATTCAAACCAATCGTTCAAATATTCTTTACTTCCTCCAGCCTTCCAGCCGAAATAACCTCTGATATGTAGATCTATTAAATCGAATCTATCTTCAATAAAATATTTTTCTACAACTGATTCGATAGATGGCGGTGCTGTTTCGTCTTTGGAATAAATGAGTAAATCAATATCCTGACAATAGGTATTTCCGATAGTAAATAATATAGAACAGGAAAATAACATAAACCTAATTTGGTCGACTAATTTAACTTTAGCATACAAGAAACGTTTATAAATTAAATGATTATATATCGTCATTTTAAATTGCTTAGTTAAGATGCGATCTAATCGACATAAATCCAATGCTTCCAATGATAATCTATTAAATATAATCTGTGTTACTTCCCTAACATTATTAAAATGATCTAATCTAATTTTATGATCAGTAGATTGGCATTTTTTATCAACGTAATAAAAATAATATATATTGTCATCTGATTTATATATATCATATAAATTATTATAATAGTCATAGTGTTCTATTTTATTAAATTGGATATCGATTTGAAATATGATACCTAATAATTGTCTCTTAGTCAATTTTAATCGATGACAAATATGATACTCAATATTGAGTTCATGTGATGCAAATAATAAATGATATTCTGGTTTGGACTCGATGAAATGCTGTACAATTTGCAACACTTTATCACCATCATTAGTATATTTATTAACATTCAGGGGCAAAGTCATATCTAAATTAGATGTAAATTGCAAGAGTTCATTATAGTAATCATTCTGATAATATTCTGCTAGATATTTGATTGGATCGATGAATGTGTTATTACGAGATGTAAGAATATTCAAAGTAAGATCAGGGCAACATATATAAGAGTCTGCTGGTTTGAATAATTGATATTTGACTTTGTCAAGAAAGCTATAATCGCCCTTGAAGAAGTGTTCTTCTTTTTCCATTAAAAAATGAATAGATATTATATTCATTTTTTGATAAAAAAATTGAAATGATAAATCCAACTAATGATTATCTAATGATATACACATCACAATGTCGTCCAATACAGATATACTAGATACTATTAGCGTATCGGCTGGTTCAACTAGTCCTAATATTTCTCCACAATCATCAGGCACGTTTAGACGGCCAACATTTCCCAAATTTAACATTCCGCCCAGGGAATGCCAAGCTTTAACATTAGTTAACCAAATTAGTCAACCTTCTGACGCAACACTTGTTACCGCTACTGACGATATGTCAGTAGCGACTACTGATACAAAAAAATGTATCAGTAATGATTTTATTTCTCATTGTGTGCGTCCAGTGGTCAAATCAACATGGACAGACGAACAAAAAGCAGCAAACGTAAAGTTATTCAATTTTGACGCCAATCCGGTAATTTTTGGTGATGATCGTGTTGGTGAAGTTTTTGTCGGCGGAGCAGCATCAAGAAGCGTACCAGAAATATTATACAAAGTTGGTATTCGCGGTATTATTAATACATCGGTTGAATTGATTGAAAGTCTTGATAGCAATTTACCGCTTAGTATCACCATTAATGAAGATAAAAATGTCATTTACGATCATTTTACCTCGTATGATGATAGTTTAACAGATAAAATCGTCGTAAAATGTATTCCTCTCAAAGATGATGCGGCATCTGATAATGATTTGAAATCTTCAATTGAAGAATGTATTAAGTTTATCGATCATATTCGTAATGCAGGTTATAGCGTGTTAATACATTGTCAGATGGGGCGCAGCCGTTCAGTATCGATTGCAATGGCATACATGATGGCAAAACAAGCGAGGAAATATATCAAATCCGAACAAGACGCACCTGCTCAATTGACATTTTATAGCAAAGCGTTGGAACGTGTCCAAACATATCGTCACCAAAAAGCTTGTCCTAACATGTCATTTGCATTTGTCTTGTATGGATACGACGAAGAATTGCGACAAAAGGTGACTGACCATTATAAAAAAACGAAAACAGAGACAGATGTGTAATGTTAATTTATTATGAATTGTTAATATTTAATACATAAAAAAATTGAAAAATAAATAATGTATAAATCTCATTGTATTTTAACCAATATTGGCGACATCTCCAGATCGCCACCCAAACTCATACACCACAGACTTACACAATGACTCGTATTACCATGGATTTACCATTATCTGTTTCTTGGATTGGAGCAGATCAAAAAATTGACTTCACTTTCGAAAGTGAGCCAATTTCCCACTTGGAACCAATTTGGTTGCCAATGGACGAGACGGACGCCGAAGTAGCATGCAAGACGCTCGAACTAATCAAAGAATTCTGTCCAGGTGCCATCAAAAAAGAAATGATCGCCTACACTATTTGGCTTCCAACAAAAGAGTCAAATGCAGAAATCGCGCACAAGACGCTTGCATTGATTGAAAAATTCTGTCAGAACGCGGCAGAATTTTTCAATGAGGGCAAATTTTCGCCGCGTGATCGTGAAGCTGAACAACGCCTAACAGCAGAACAGCTTCAAGATTATGAGACGAAATTTGCACAGATCATCCGATCAATCGATGACGAAGAACTCCCAGCAAAAAAAGTGCAGACCGAACAACCACAACAGACAAGTGCACGTATCCAAAGAGCTTGGCGCAAACAGTTTTACTCCGATCAGACACTAAAACGTATTTGCGCACAGTTATGGACAAACGATTCCGAAACTGCGACATGTGTCTATCCTACCAAGGATCAAATCACCACATCACATGCACTTGTTCGCCATTTGTCGGAAAAAAAGATTGAGATACCGTTGCCACCGCCACCGTTACCTCAACCATCGCAGCCACCGCAGCCATCGCCGCCACCACCGCAGCCACGGGCGCCACCACAACCGCATCGACCTCGGCCACCGACGCAATCCGAACAATCGAAACATTGGCAGCCACCGCCCCCACCAGTAAAGTACTTACCGACGCAAACTGAAGGTTGGTATCAGAGTGACTACTACTATCCAGAAACAGCGATTTCCGGAGTCATCTACATTGTTACATACGGCATGTAGAGTTGTTTTTTAGTGTGTTTTTCTTTATTTTCCCAAACCCCCCCCCCCCACATCATTGACGAAAAAATCCATAATCAATCATTTTTTTTTATTTATTTATTTAATGGACAACGAAGAGAAAAAAACCTCTAATCATTCATTTCTTGGTTATTCCGGCAAATTCAATGTAAATGCAGATACGGAACCAGTTAAGGCATGTCATCAAATCATTAAAAATAATATTATACAGCAATTTTCAAAAAACTGCGATATATTATTAGATATTGGCTCCGGGCGCGGGCACGATTATGAGGCATGGCAACAAAACGGAATTAGACAAGTAATCGGAATAGAACCAAGCGAGAAGTCAATTGCAAGCGCTATACAAAAATATATCAAACAAAGGACAATTAATAAATGGCCACGTGTCACTTATATTAATGCAATCGGTAATGATATATTTGAAGATGGCTCGGCCGCTTTGAATGATCAAGCAAAGCAGTTATTGCTTAAAATTTTTGAAAAGCCACTTAATGCAAATACAATTCATATGTTTTGGACAATACATTACTGCTTGAATACAAAACAGGATTGGAACAAATTAATACATAATATTGATCGCAACTTAGCCAGCAATGGCCTTATAATTATTTTATATATGAATGGCAAATTAATACATCGTCTATTTAATAGGTATGACGGCTTAATCGAAGTTAAATCGTCTACTTCTAAAAAAAATATATTTGAGATTAGAAGTTATTATGATTACAAGGGGAAAAGGTTAAATGCATTTGGCAACACAATAGGGATTAAATTAGCGGGAACATATGGGTTAGATAATGAGATTAAAGAAAATTTGGTAATACCGCAGTTTCTGTTTGTAAATTTTGAAAAGAGAGGTTATAAATTACTGTTACAGGATAATTTTTTATCGTATGCAAAAAGAAATTCAATTCAATGCGTGAACAATTACAGCAAAGAGCAACAGAAAATAACTATATTTTATGACATCGCTATATTTCAACGCATCAACTAATCTTTAATAATATTTTTTCAGCTCATGTAATTTAACATAATATTTTTTACTATCCAGTATATGATCATCACTGTATTTTTTTACTTCGTCTGATTCTGTGCTACCCCCTTGTTTGTTAAAAAGTGATGCAAACGAAGCAGCAGTATCCAATAATGATTTTCCTTTTTCTGTTTTTGATAATTCCTCTTTTGCCGCAGCAGTAGCCATGTCTGCTGCGGTAGATGCGATTTGTTTAATAAACGGGTTAGATGCTAAAATATTATATGCATCTAATGCCGCTTTGCCTTTGGATGAATCATTCAAAACTTTAATCGCTGAATCAGAAGCAGCAGCTGTACCAAGCGTTATCAACTCTTTTGCTAGATCTTTTGTTTTTTGATCTTGAACTATTACTGTTGCAAGGTTAACTAATGTTGATGTTTTATCTTTTTTATCTGTTGACAAGTTGGCTAATATGCCGTTAATTTCGTCGATGATCGAGCCTTTGCGTACGGGGATATTATGCTGTTTTAGTTTCAGATTGTACACTATATCGTTAACAGTACTACGAGTGAATATATTTAATATATCTTTGCAGGAATTTGATTCTTTTGCTGCATATTCTTTAATTAGTGAATGACCATTTATACTCTCGGACAATACAAGACGGCCATCCTTTAATGACACTTGTATTAAACATTCAGATGTGGCGGTGTCAACCGAGGGACTATTATAATACACCAGATACATTTCAATAGGTGAAGTGAGTACGAGCAAATTAACAACCGCATTTGTTCGTTTAACAATATTATTGAGAGTATAGCCGTTGAATCCTGTTTGTTTACCTTGTGAACCAATTTTCTTAAGATTAATATTTGGTGAAATGGTTAGACCTGGTATATTAGGATGTTTTTTTAGATAACTGATAATAGTTTCCATATGTATATAAATAATAAAATAATTATTTATAAAATAATTAATTATTTTAACGAATTGATGATATGACGATAATTATAGACGTGTAATATTAGTAGTATTTGTTAGTTGTGACATAATAATATGTGGTATAATTTAGACTGAGCTAAGATACCTATTACATAATATATATATATATATATGGATAATATAACAAATAATCACGATATGGTCGACATGTCCAATATCGATACTTCAGCAGCCGCTGCTAGTTCAGGCTCTACTATTGTACCTGTTAATAATACTACCGAAAAACCACTCTCGAATTACGAAAAGTTGCTGGGAGTGTTTAATATAAAGCGTAATATATATTCATACGAAATCGAGAATATAAATACTGATGTATATTTAGCATTCGCCGATATTATCTATAATAAATTATCAATAGATGACCCTCGCCATAGGAAAATACGCGCATTTTATAAAATTCTAACTGGCAGTCAAATTATAACTGATAACATTTTACTTCATGTCAAAGAAATAGATACGTTTAGACTATATACAGAAATAGGTTTAACTAATACATACATTAAAGACTTTGTAGAAAAGTGTACGAATGTGAGACGACTGACATGTAGTGTTACTGACGAAATAGATTTCAAAAAATTGACCCAATTAAAAGCATTAACCATCTATGATCTGGATGGACAAATAGAAATAATGCAAGATCTAGTTAATATTAATGAATTGGCATTATTAGGTAGATTCAATCAGGAAATAACAGTGTTAGGGAAATTACCCAATTTGACACACCTCACTCTTGGCGATGACTTCACAAAACCAATAGATGTATTAAAGCACCTGGTTAAACTAACACATCTTACTTTTGGCCACTCATTCAATCGTCCGATGGGTCAGTTAAATCTACCAGAACTAACACATCTTACATTCGGGTACAATTTTAATCAACCAATACATCAACTAGTCATACCTAAGCTAACGCACCTCACTTTCGGCGCGGCGCTTGATCGGGCAACATATCATCCACTACCATGGAACAAAGACTATGCCAAGTCCGGTGGCAACTTCAATCATCCAATACACCAACTAAATTTACCCAACTTGACACACCTTACTTTAAGCCAGTCTTTCGACTTGCCATTGGACCAACTAAACTTACCTAATCTAACACACCTCGTGCTTGGCTCCAATTTTAACCAAACAATACGACAACTAGATTTACCCAAACTAACAGATCTTACATTTGGCGACGAATTCAATAAACCAATAGACGCACTATATAATCTATATAACTTAAAACATCTTACATTTGGTAATAATTTTGCCGAGCCATTAGATACCCTAAGTGGTTTATATAGCTTAACACAACTTACTCTAGGTATGCGATCTAACAGAATAATAAAACACTTAGACCTACCTAATCTAACACATATTACGTTAGGAGAAAAATTCGACAGACCTATTGGTGCATTAAAGTTACCTAATCTAACACATCTTACTTTTGCACGTGGATTTGACGTAAATATATATAATCAATCAATTGATATGCTAGGTGACATGGTTAAATTAACTCATATTACGTTTGGCGATAAATTTAACAAAAAAATTGATGAACTGGGTAAATTAAGAAATCTAACACATCTTACTTTTGGTGATGCATTTAATCAGGAAATTGATGCACTAAATAACCTAAGCAATCTAACCCATCTTACTTTTGGCACTGCATTTAATCGGGAAATTGATGGACTAAATAAGCTAAACAACCTAACACATCTTACTTTTGGCGAGGAGTTTAATCAAAAAATTAATGCACTAAGTGAGCTAAATAATCTAACACATCTTACTTTTAGCGATGCGTTTAATAAACCAATTGATGCACTAAGCAAGCTAAACAATCTAGCACATCTTACGTTAGGTTTTGAGTTCAACCAGTCAATAGGTGCGCTAAACAATTTAAACAATCTAACGCGACTTATTATTGTCGGCGATTACAATAAGCCAATAGGGCAATTATATCTACCCAAACTAACACATCTTAGCCTCAGCATCAAATACAATCACGCGATAGACCAACTAAATCTGCCCAATCTAACACATATTGGTTTTGGCGTCGACTTTAATCAATCGGTAGATGTACTGAACAATATGAGTAATCTACGGCATATTGTTTTTGGTATGAACTTTGATCGACCAATAGATAAACTAAATATACCTAATCTAACACATATTAGTTTCGGTTACGCATTCAATCGGTCGATAGATGCATTAAACAATATGACTAAACTAAGGTACCTTGTATTGGGCAGTAATTTCAATAAGCCAATAGATAAGCTAAGACTGCCCAATTTAACACATCTTGTGTTTGGCACTGAATTCAACCAGCCAATAGATGCACTAAAGAATATGACTAATCTGGAATTAATATATTTCGGGTTCGGTTATTATTACTATCGTGTCGCGAATTATGGCGCGGTACCACCTCGTAACAGTGCCAGCACAGCTACTAGATTCGAGGATGGCCCTGGATTTTTCTCCATGAAGAACATTCCGTGGGTATATTTTAGTATCAGTAAGTTCAATAAATCAATAGATGTATTAAATAATTTAAAACAGTTGAGAACTATTATTTTGAGCGAAGAATTTGATCAACCAATTAATTTGTCCAAATTAGACCGTTTGCAATTCTTGTATATAGCGAATATAAAATATAACCGTCCTATAATCATACCATTAAAGCGGCTAAATGGTTTAAAATTTAATATGCCGGCTAAGTTATTTGTTGATGGAGCGACTGTCAGCAGTGCCGTCAGTTTAGCAAATGCGACATCCATGTCCGGTGGATATAATAAGCTAATTACTTGCGGCTATTTTACTTTTTAACTTTTATACCAAAAATTGATATTTATAATCCATGGATCAACGACGACGTAATTATTTTTAATAAAGAAAATGTTAACGCCAATTCAGAATTCGCCATTTAATTGCTTCATATGATCCCGATTTATATTTAGATCTTGCACGTATATTATATAATGAGCCTCCACCGGATGATGACGTCTGACAGAGACTGTATAATGTTTATCATATAGATTTATCGCCTGAACACCTGCGTAACTTAAGGTGTAACATTGCTAAATAGTGCGTTGCTCTGTATAACTACTATTTCATTTACCACTAAAAAATTGATTATAATATTATATATCATAAATATATCATAATAATAACAAACCAAACCCATATGCCTGTCCCAAATGCTCTTGCTAAAATAGCATCTCAGTTCAGAATCCGTCATTTAATTGCTTCATATGATCCCGATTTATATTTAGATCTTGCACGTATATTATATAATGAGCCTCCACCGGATGATGACGTCTGGCAGAGACTGTATAATGTTTATCACATCAAAAATAGTAAACAAATAATTGATGATTATTTTTTGCATACTATTAGAGAAATAGATACCAGTATATTAATCGATGAATTAAATATGCATAATTCCGAGATTAAAAATTTCGTGGAATTGTGTACAGGAGTGGAGACGCTAAAATGCGCGGGAAAGGATGATATAGATTTAACAAGATTGACTCAGCTAACATCACTTAGCATTGCCGATGTCGCCAAACAAATAGACATGATCGTCCAATTAACTACTTTAAAAAAACTTGTTTTGTCGGGCGATTTCAATCAGCCAATCGGTGGACTAGGTAATTTAATCAATTTGACACATTTTGAAACTAATTGGAATTTCGATCAGCCAATCGATGGCTTATGTAATTTAACTAATCTGACATATCTTAAGTTCGGTCAGGATTTCAATCAGTCAATCGATGAACTAAGTGGCCTAACCAATCTAACACATCTTAAGTTTGAGGGGCATTTTAACCGGTCGATCGATGTATTAAGTGGCCTAACTAATCTAACGCATCTTAGCTTTGGCAAGTATGGTAATTTTAACCAGTCGATCGACGTATTAGAGAACTTGGTTTCTCTAACGCATCTCGAGTTCAGCTACCATTTCAATCAACCAATTGATGTACTGAGTAATTTAATCAACTTGACACATCTTACATTCGGTTTACATTTCGATCAATCAATCGATGTGTTGAGTAATTTAATTAATATGACGCATATTTATTTTGGCGAAAAATTTAACCGATCAATAGATGTGCTGAGAAATTTACCTAATTTAACCCACCTCACTCTTGGCTACGGTTACGACCAACCAATCGATGCGTTGAGCGATTTAACCAATTTGACGTATCTTAAATTCAACCGAAAATCCAAACAGTCACTAGATGCACTAGAAAAATTAACTAATTTAACGCACCTTGAATTCGATGATAATACTGGTCAGCCAATAGATGCACTGGGGAGTTTAACTGCTTTGACACATCTCAAGTTCGGTATTTTTTTCAACCAGCCAATCGACTCATTAGAGAATTTAACCAATCTGACACGTCTTGAATTCAGTGGGAGCTTCAATCAACCGATTGATGCGTTGAGCGGTTTAACAAATTTAAGACATCTAATAATTGACAGTGATTTCAATCGATCAATCTATGCATTAAGGAACTTAACTAGCTTGACAGAAATTGTATTCGGGCATACGTTCAATCGATCAATCCACGCATTAAGGAACTTAACTAATTTGACACATATTACGTTCGGCAATTGCTTCGATCAATCGATCGAAGCACTAAGGAATTTAACCAATCTGACGCATCTTGAGTTCGGCGAGTTCGCTAGTGGCGGCAGTTTTAATCAGACAATTGCTGCACTTAGTGGCCTAACCAATTTAAGAGAGCTCAGTTTCGGCAGTCATTTCAACCGGCCGATTGATGCAATAAGTGGATTAACTAATTTAAGGAAACTTAGTTTCGGCTTGCATTTCAACCAATCGATTGATGCGATAAGTGGCCTAACCAATTTAATAAAACTTAATTTCGGCTGGAACTTCAACCAATCAATCGACGCGATAAGTGGCCTAGCCAATTTAAGAGACCTTAGTTTCGGCTGGAGCTTCAACCAATCAATCGATGCGATAAGTGGCCTGGCCAATTTAAGAGACCTTAGTTTCGCCGGCAAATTCAACCAATCAATTGGTGCACTAAATTGCCTAGCCAATTTAAAAAATATTGATTTCGGCAACTACTTCAATCAGCCAATCGATGCATTAAATAGTCTAAGCAATTTAAGAATACTTAGCTTATATCGAAATTTTAATCAGCCGATTAACCTGCCCGCCTTGATGAAATTACAAAATATATATTTATACGACAATTATCATAATAATATCGTAAATATATCATCCGGAGAATTAGAACATATCCGACGTGACGATGACGACTATTACTGGTAAAACTAAAAAATTGATAATATTAATATATAACACCTATAAATCATAATAAAATAAAACCTCTATGTCTATTGCAAACACTTCCTTTAGCAAATTGGCGAATCAATTTAGAATCCTCCACTTAATTGCCTCTTATGATCCAGATTTATATTTAAATCTTGTATACGTATTATATAAAGATCCGCCAACCGACGATCCTGTCTGGCAGCGAATACGCGATCTTTATCATATCAAAAATAAGCAACAAATATTTGATGATTATTTTTTGCATAGTATTAAAGAAATAGACACTAGTAGGTTAAGAAATGAGTTAGATATAGCCACTTCTAATATTAAGAATTTAGTGGAATTATGTACAGGAGTGGATACGCTAAAATGCGCGGGAAGGGATGATATATATTTAACAAGATTGACTCAGCTAAAATCACTTACAATATCCGATTTCGATGGACAAACTAATATGTTCGCGAATCTGACTAAATTGAAGAAACTTGTTATGACAGGTGAGTTTGATCAGCCGATCGATGTACTAGGTAATTTAACTAATTTGACATACATTTGCTTCGGAGAACATTTTAACCAACCGATCGATGCACTAAGTAATTTAACTAATTTGACATATATTTGCTTCGGAGAACATTTTAACCAACCGATCAATACACTAAGTAATTTAACTAATTTGACATATATTTACTTCGGAGAACATTTTAACCAGCCAATCGACGCATTAAGTAATTTAACTAATCTGACACACATTTGCTTCGGAGAACATTTTAACCAGCCAATCGACGCACTAGGTAATTTAACTAATTTGACATATATTTGCTTCGGAGAACATTTTAACCAGCCAATCGACGCACTATATAATTTAATCAATCTAACGCATCTCGAAATTAATGGTAATTTTGACTACTCAATTGACGCACTAAGTAATTTAACTGATTTAACGCACCTCGAAATCATATCCGATTTCGACGGACCAATAGATGCACTAAGTAATTTAACTAATTTAACGTATCTTAGACTGGGTGGCATGTTCGATCAGCCAATAGATGCGATAAGTGGTTTAACTAAATTAACAGAACTTCGGCTCGGTGACAGGTTCAACCGGTCAATAGACGCACTTAGAAATTTAACTAATCTAAAAGAAATCCAATTCAGCGGTAACTTCGACCAGCCAATAGACGTACTACAAAATTTAACCAATTTAACAAAACTTAGTTTCGGCTTTTATTTCAATCAACCAATTGACGCGATAAGTAGTCTAACCAATCTAACAGAACTTATTTTCGGCTATTTTTTCGATCAACCAATCGATGCATTACATGATATAATCAATATGGCAGCAATGAATACCCACAGTCACTTTAATCAGACAATTGACGCAATAAGTAGCCTGACCAATTTAACAAAAATAAGTTTCGGCTATTATTTCAACCAACCAATTGGAGCATTAAGTAATTTAACCAATTTGACGGAACTCAGTTTCGGCAGCTCTTTCGATCAGCCGATTGGAGCATTAAGTAATTTAACCAATTTGACGGAACTCAGTTTCGGCAGCTCTTTCGATCAGCCGATTGAAGTATTAAGTAATTTAACCAATTTAACAAAACTGAGTTTCGGCTGCTCTTTCGATCAGCCGATTAATCTACCGAATTTGACGAAGCTACAATATATATATACACGTAATTTTATGTATAACAATACTATAAATATATCATCTGGTAAATTACTATATGGATAGTGACAAGTCTATTTAATTTATCTCAATAAAAAAATTAATTATAATAGTACATATCCTCTAGATCATATTAATAATAAAACCTATATGTCTACTGTAAGTACTCTTGATAAGTTAGCAAATCAATTTAGAATTATGCATCTAATTGCCTCGTATGATCCCGATTTATATTTGGATATCGCACATGTATTATACAATAATCCACCACCAAATGATCCTGTCTGGAACAACGGTCGTAACTTCAACCAGCCGATCGATATACTGAGTAATTTAAAGAATATTACTCATCTCAGGCTTGGCGAGCACATATATAAACCATTAGACGTGTTAGAAAATTTAAAAAAACTAATACATCTCGAAAGTGGTTACATAAAGCATTTTGCACAGCCAGTTAATATGTCTAAAATAATGTCATTAGAATATTTAACTTCTGAACAATTATACGCTTTGAATTATGTTGTTCCAGATGAGATTTTTTCACAGAGCCTGGAAATGAAATATAAAAAAAAAATGAAATTTATTGTCTCTGTATTGTTACATCTACAATAATATCAATGGCTGGGAATAAAATAATCGTTAAAACAATCACAACAAAAAAGGTCGAAAAGACAACTGAAAAAGTCGATAAGGCTTCCAAAAGCAGCACATCTTCACATTCATCAAAATCATCTACTGCTGACGTTGATGCAGAATTTAAAACAGCGCTGTCTAAAGCTTTACGTCAAGGATCATCCGCAGCTGGCAAGGCACTCGCAGCCTTGCGTAAGCAATAAATATTTATTTATAGAAATTATCTACATAAAAATAAAAGATATTGCCGTAATATAAATGACAACACAACAAATAACAATTAATTGTATAATAGTTGGCATAATTACAGTCGCTATCGGTATATTCACTGAAAAGACATTACATAAATATGATCGCAAAGATAATTTTTTATCACGTCTAAAGAAGAATTACGCTCTATTCATAATTTGCCTTTTTTTATTCGGTTGCGCGGTACATTATTTATTTGACTATATTGGCTTAGAGGCGGCGTGTGAAAGGAAGTGTGAAAATGACAAATGTCAATACCAATGTTTCGTCAAATTCCACGACTAATAAAACAAAAAAAATGAAAATAATTATCCATCTATGTTCCATTATTTCAGATAGGCATAAGCGTGCATAAGCCGCATGTAATTTTGTTTTCGTTGCCATACGTGTTTGGTCGATAAAAAGTGCAGAGGCGCCGATCACCCGTACGCAGTTGCCTGTAAATCTTCAACTGTAAGGGTTGCGTTGATGTGTCTTTTCCCTCGTGTAGGTGTGCAGCCAGAGGAACTGCTGCTTCCATAAGAAAAAATAAGGAAGTACAAGCACTGCATGTGGATCTACCTCGTCCACAGAGGTTTAGCCCAATGTTACGCAACTCCTTGGTAATATTTGGCGTCAACGTTAAGGTGCCGGGTAGTTCTTTCGTAATACCAAGCTGAATTACTCAAACGAAGTCGGCTTAACGGCGAAACTCATGCCCGACAACGCCGTGTCAGAAGTCATTTGCTTTTCTAGGTCATAGAATCGATTAAATGATGACTGATGTAGAGACGATACGCCGATGTGTGCGATGGGTAGCTTTGCGAGCCCATCAAGCTAAAGACAGAGTCCAACTCACGCGGGCGTTACCAATAGCTCACAATTGGTAATAAGCGTGCCCCGTATTGGATCAGCATATCCCTATCCAACAGGGGAGGCCTGTCACAATGACAGGCTGAGAGAAATGACTTATTGACCAAACTTACGTCCACCCTACCCTCAAGACGCCCAGACAAATGGATACAAAAGAGATCGCTGCTCTCGCTATCGCCGCGCACGACGCCTGGGTTGCGGCGCAACACCTCATCATCAACTCCGTCCAATTCGGTACAGACGCGAATCTCATGCGTGCGATCCAACGCTATTTCGAGACGCATGATACATCTGCATCGCACAAAACGGCCATCGACCAAGACGTGTACCGCACCACCGCCAAATCCATTCTAGAAAAACGGGACAGCAACCAAGCACTAGTCAAGGCTTTGGCCGCCGAGGAGAAACTTTTCGCCGCAACGAAAGATCTGCCCTGTGACAAAGCCGCGGACGCTTCCATTTTCTTCTTGAAACAGGCATACACCGCCCGACACAAGGCACTGGCCAGCGGTAGCGACCTCGCTGAAGTCCGTGAGCTGATCGAGCGTTCACAGAAACGACGTACCAGCTCATCGACAGTCGCGTCCGAGGCATACATCGGGTACGTCTATCCGATGTGTGCCATAGTCGTCCCGTCATACTCGGTACGCAGAGCCTACGCAAGCTCCGGCCCCTCAGCCTCGCCCGTGGAACCGGACCCAATCTGGCAAAGAATCAAGGAGGAATTTGCGACCGCAGCCGCCGAGGCTGAGCGAGCCGCGGACGAGGCTGAGGAGCTCGCCAGAAAAGCGTACAGTGCGCTGATGCAGCAACTTGACCCCAAGTTCACGCTCGACGGAAAGTACCCCGACACCAAGCCTCCAGAAGCAGGGTTCACCGTTGGTTCAGTACCTGAACTCAGACCCGCCGCCGCGTCCACGCCGCCAACCAGAGCTGCGACGGGAATGTTCCAGTTGTCGTACCCCATGTCGCCGCATTGACATTATCCATTTTTCTCGGCGCCTTGTTTGCATGCTTTCACTCTGTGTAAGTAACGGTTACATCTTTTCGCTTACCGTGGCCTTGTCGCCACTTTTGCCCGTCGTCCTTTGCGCGTCACTTTTGCCCGTCGTCCTTTGCTCGACGACCTTTGCTTTATCTACAACGTTTGCTCCTTGTCGTTTCTATAACAAGTCGAAATAAGATGTAAAATTATCCTCTTCTAAACTACGTGTAAAATCCATCAAATAGAACAATTTATAATTACTCGGCCGATATATCACATTAGCCCTGACTGAATCGTCTATCAATAATAATATTTGGCCGAGATTTGTCTGTTTCAAATTACTTACATATGCGAGTGTGATATCAATTTGCATCAATTGTTCATTTATATTATCACTAAATCTTCTCATACGATACTTATATATATTAGATCTAAATTCAACGTTATATGTCGTGTATTTTCCTTTGATCGGCAATGTTAGACTAAATGGATGTTTCATATGAAATTCAATTGACAATGCCATATTTTTATCTAAAAATGTCATCAATAGCCAATTGAAATGCCAAGATGCCGGTTTTGTAGTAGTATACTTAGCACCACCGGATAAAATACCGTTGTGTTGCTTTATTCTTCTATAGGGATTCGGTGTAGATCCGATATAATGGATTTTCCTGTTAACATTATTGTAGGGTTGATTTACTAATCGATATATATAATAAGTCATTAATAGACCTATCTTATTTAATCTTTATATACATATTTTATTATTATTATACATATAAAGGTTACAATTTATGACTTATTATGTCATAAAAATTGAACTCATACCGTTCTGATAAGGTATTAATAAAACTCTAGCCGATTTACATCGTTTCAAGTTTCGTATACTCGAGCAATCTGAGGAAAATGAAGTAGATCAATATAAAGATTGGTATGTAATCGAATTACAACTGCCCCAGGACCGTTGTTCAAGGATAGTTGTTCGTTCTTTCCGATCTTCGGTCCTTCGGAAAGAACGAACAACAAGGGTTAAATTTATTACCGATCTTCGGTCCTTCGGAAAGAAATTGTTTACCGAAGCGCATTCAATATTAATTTTTCGAAAGTAATTTTATATCTCGATTGCCAACGTGTGAGAAAATGTAAATATCCCCTTGACGAATCATATGTAACTAGACCTTGTATTGTAATTGATGGTGAAAAGAAAAAATCAACTATTACTGTTAGTGATATATTTTCTGTTACGCAAAGCATGTTATATGTAGGATGTGGCGACATTGTTCAAAAGTTTATACTGAGAGAATCAGATACTAACGACGAAAAAACGTTAGTATTAGATGTTGTGATAGAGTAATTCAAAAAGTTTGAAATTTGTTTATGTTGCAAGTTATTAATTTATAAGTTAATAAAATAAAAATGTCACTAGTCATGAATCATGGCAAGATCATTTTGCGTAAACCAATTATGATTACCAATACAGGTTCCATTTGGATGCATTTTGCAACTATTCCCGTGTTAGCACCATGTTGTCCAAAAATTTTAGATTTCGAAGACAAATTTGAAATCGTAATAAATCCAACTCGTCATACGATTTTCGAACGTCAAGCGTTATTCTTTGATTATAGTGTTATTATTTATCCACCAACGGTCGACAGAAAATTCCCGTTGCTTGAATTTTCTTATCGTATCCATTGTCCACGTTGTGGGAATGAATATTTATTCACCACCACATTTGAAATGACAGAGGAGCCAATTAAGACAGATGATATTATCACAGAATATGATGAAGATTATTATTTTTGATTTATGGCATTTTCTTAAACATTGAGCGTAAATTTTCCGGCACAATATCATCTCCTAATACCTCTACATAATATTGTGAGAATAAACTGTTCAAATATTCATCTATAAATTCTTCACGTGGAATATTATTTTTCTTACATGTTGCTATCATATTCGTCATAAATTCGTGGAACTTCTTAGTTGCCTTTTCAACATGGCTCAATAATTCTAATGGTGACGGAATCTGCAATTTATCATATGTCTTCACTGCCCTCTCATATAATTCTTTCATCCTCGGTGTAATTCGTGGATCAGTATTTAATTTCTTTAATTCATGATTAAATCCTGATACCATTTTATTATATTCTTTTTGGCTAACTGCTACCTTACCTTCCCCACGTAACTCCGCACGTTTAGCTCTTAGACGCTTTACTAATTCCTCTCTACTAGGTTTCGCCTGTTGCGGGACAACTTCAGTAACTTTCTTATTGTTCGTCGTTGATGCCATATAATATTTATATATTTCATATATTGTTTAAATTAAATCATTTTCAATTTTTACGTGCGAAATTAATTTATCGAACTATTGTATTACAAAATGCTTAACTCAAATTCACTTTATATTTTTTTTATTTTTAGTATGTTCCTAATGTTATTAGTTATGGTCTTTGATGATGATGCTAAATTTGTTCGCTATAGAAATAAACGTATAAGTTCACGTAGATATCTAGATAAATTTGCAGCAGACAGTTTAAGTGATGCCAAAAATGTATATATAATCAAAGACAACAATACGAAATTTGTAAATGTCGATAATATACATACCGATGGTTATATCTATGATTCGACTGACTCTTTATTAGATCCAAATGCTGTTAATTATAAATTATATAATCAGACATTTATAGACGATATCGAACCAACATATATTTAAGCAATAAAATTGAATTATTTTAATTTAACTTAATATTAACTATATTATTTAATGTCAAGTAAAGCGGACGTATTCAACAAAGACACACATGGTCTAGTATATAAGACTATATCGACTAATCGTCTTGTAAGTGATAATGTGAAATTGGCTTGTTTCGATCTAGATAGTACGCTGATTAAAACAAGATCCGGCAAGACTTTTCCAGTCGACAATGATGACTGGCAACCGTTAAATCCATTAGTTCGCGAAAAGTTGCAACAATATTATTCTGATGGATATTTAATTGTCATTTTCTCGAATCAGAGTAGAATTACTGAATTATTTCCACTAAAAGTGGCAAATATTATGGATTACTTCGCAATAGCAAATTATGCCTGTTATATTGCAACTACTAATAATAGTTACCGTAAACCACATGTAAATATGTATTATAAATTTTTACTTGATCATAACATCAGAACAGTTGATACCGATTCATTTTATTGTGGTGATGCGGGTGGACGTGTGCATATGTTTACGGGGAAAAAACTGGATCATGCTATATCAGATTATCAATTTGCTGCAAATATAAATTTAAAATATTATACACCCGAACAATTATTTCTAACCAAATATGAATATGAAAAATCAAACGCAAAATATTACATCCAAAATAATCCATATAATACATTAGCTTTAAAAATTCATTTCTGTGAACACATACCCATGCCATGGCATAATATCGATATCTTTCATGGACAGCCAGGCAAAAAAATGATAATAATGATAGGCCCGCCAGCATGTGGTAAATCATCTTTATCAAAAAATATTTTAACGAGATATGCAGATCCGACATCTGACAGAGAGCCGGCATATGTCTATTTAAATAATGATTCACAAGGCAGTAAAGTGGCGTCATTTATGAAATTGGCTGTTATACAAAAGAAAAACCTATTAATCGATAATGTCAATAATAATTATGATAAGAGAGAAGAAATAATTACAAAGGCTAACAGTGTTAATCCTGCTGAAAAATATAAAGTGTTATATTTGTATTTCGATATTTGCAAAGAAGTGGCTATGCATTTGAATAATTATAGAGTAGCGTTAACTAATGTTGAAAGAATTCCGGATGTAGTGTATCATACATATTACAAACATTTACAAATGCCGAGTGTTACATCAGATAATGAAACGTTAATAATAATTAAACCGGAAATGTATTTGAGAGATTTACAAAAAACGCTATTATGCAAACAATATTTACAAATATAAATTTGCATCAACCTATTTCATTTATAACTAAAAAATTGATTATAATAGTGTATATCATCTATGGACTATTATAATAACAAAATAAACTCTGTATATCTGCTACAAGCACTCTATTTAAGCTGACGGTAAACGATTTATTATTTATGTGATACAAGATGTAAAATAAAGATGTATTATATATTAATTTATCGATAATTCATCTATCATGGGCGTCGTTAAAAGTTGTCATTTTCATGTTAATTTTTTAAGATTGATGCCAGATTGTACTTTAATGTTATTATGAACATATTAGAAGGTCAAAAGAACATTAAAGTACAATCTGGCATCAATCTTAAAAAATTAACATGAAAATGACAACTTTTAACGATGTATATGATAGTTGAAAAAAATAAATATTGCATAAAATTAATATCTTACTACGCGTCATGTAATACGTTAAATTGTTAATTTTAAATAATCTAAACAATACATATAATTAGTATAACAATGGTTTTATATACATGTGGAACTTGTTCGAAAATATTTGATAACAAGACAAAATATAACAGACATCTAGAACACATATGTATATTTGATAACACTTATAACAATCTCATAAATATATCATCCGGCCAAATACATTATATCCACCAGGCAATAAACTAATTTCATTTATTACGAGTAAAAAATTGAATATTATACTATATGTCATCTATATATCATAATAATAACGAAACAAAACCCACATGTCCACTACAAATGCCTTTACTAGGCTGACGAACCATTTTAGAATTCGCCATTTAATTGCCTCTTATGATTCCGATTTATATTCCGAACTTGCATATGTATTATACAAAAACGCACCGCCAGATGGCTCTATTTGGCAAAAGTTGTGTAATATTTATAATATCCGATGCAAGCAACAAATATATGATGATTATTTGTTGCTTAGCGTTAAAAACATACATGTAGATAGCTTAAGTCACGACTTGGATATAGACGAATCACATATTAAAAATTATGTGGAATCGTGTACAGGAGTGGAAACGTTGGCTTGTTACGGGGAGAACAAGACAAATTTTTCAAAACTGACTCAACTGAAATCACTCATGATATTAAATTTCGACGAACAAGTAAATATGCTCTCAGATCTAACTAATTTGGAGCGACTCCGTTTATGTGGCAAGTACGATCAGCCAATTGATGGCATTGGTAATCTAATTAAATTAACGCATCTTGAAATTGGCCGGCAATTCAAGCAGCCGATAGAGGAACTAAGTAAACTGCACAACTTGACCCATCTCAAATTCGATAGTGGATTCAATCAATCAATTGATGCACTAGCCGGTCTGACTAATTTAACGACGATTAGTTTCGGTAGTGATTTCAATCAGTCAATTGATGCACTAGCCGGTCTGACTAATTTAACGGCGATTAGTTTCGGTGGTGATTTCAATCAGCCAATTGATGTATTGGCCGGGCTGACTAATTTAACGAAACTTAGTTTCTGGGCCAATTTCAATCAGCCGATCGATGGACTAAGCAGTCTTAACAAGTTAACAACACTTAGTTTCGGTTATCACTTCAACCGGCCGATTGATGCGATAAGTAGCCTTACTAATTTAACCGAGTTACGTTTCGGCGCTGATTTCAATCAACCAATTGATGCATTGAGTGGTCTGACTAATTTAACAACACTTATTTTCAGTATCCGATTCAATCAACCAATAGATGCGTTGAGTGGTCTAACCAATTTAGCGGAACTTGAATTCGGTGATCGATTCAAACAGCCTGTCGACGCACTTGGTGAGCTGCCTAATTTAAGAACAATTAGGTTTGGTGCTAAATTCAATCTACCTATTAATCTGCCAAAGTTGAAAAAGCTCGAAGATATATATATTAGAAATAACAAGTGCAATAATATAAATATTACGTCCGGCCGGATACGACATCCTTGGCAATAAACTTATTTCATTTATAACTAAAAAATGATAATTAAAGTATATGTCATTAAATATATTAATAACACATACTCTATATGTCCGCTGCAAAACCCGATATGGATCAAATTATAATCGCCTCTAATGATGCCGATTTATATTTAAATCTTGCATACGTATTATATAAAAATCCATCATTAGATGACCCTGGTTGGCAAAAACTACAAAATGTATATCATATCGAAAATAAACAACAAATATATGATGATCATTTTTTGCTTATTATTAAAGAAATAGACACTGACAGATTAAAAGAATTAAATATCGCCGCCCAATTAAGATATAATTTACAATAGACTTATTTCATTTATTACAGATAAAAATTGATTATAATAGTATATATCATTAAATACATCTATAGTAACAACACAAACATTATATGTCCACTACAAACACTCTTGCTGGGCTGGCGGACCATTTTCGAATTCGTCATCTAATAGCCTCGTATGATAGTGATTTATATTTAAACCTTGCCTACGTATTATATAAGGATCCACTATCAGATGATCCTGTTTGGCAAAAGTTACGTAATATTTACCATATCAAAAATAGACGACAAATACATAATGATTATTTGTTGAATAGCATCAGACAAATAAATATTACTAATTTAAGAGGGTTAAATATAGCCACTTTTGAAATTAAATATTTTGTGGAATCGTGCACGGGCCTAGAAACGTTGGATTATGATCAGAAATATAACATAAATATAACGAGGTTGACCCAGCTAAAATCACTTACAATATCCGATCCCGCCGGACAAATAAATATGCTCGGGAATCTGACCAATTTAAGAAAGCTTGGTATATTGGGATATTTTAACCAGCCGATCGATGCTTTAAGTAGCCTAATTAATTTGACTCATCTTAGTCTCAGCGGCCATTTTAATCAACCCATTTACGCGTTAAGTAGCCTAATTAATTTGACTCATCTTAGTCTATACGGCCATTTTAATCAACCCATTGACGCGTTAAGTGGTCTAACCAATTTAACAGAACTTAGTTTCGGTTGCTCCTTCAATCAGCCAATTGACACGTTAAGTGGTCTAACCAATTTAACAAATCTTAGTTTCGGTTATTACTTCAACCAGCCGATTGACGCGTTAAGTGGTCTAACCAATTTAACAAAACTAAATTTTGGCAGTAACTTCAATCAGCCAATTGACGCAACACGTGGTCTATTCAATTTAACAAATATCAGTTTCGGTTGCTTCTTTAATCAGCCAATTGACGCAATACGTGGCCTATTCAATTTAACAACGATCAGTTTCGGTCATTGTTTCAACCAGCCGATTGACGCAGTACGTGACCTATTCAATTTAACAAAACTAAATTTTAGCAGTAATTTCAATCAACCAATTGACGCAGTACGTGACCTATTCAATTTAACAAAACTAAATTTTGGCAGTAATTTCAATCAGCCAATTGACGCGTTAGGTAAACTAGTTTATCTAACGCAACTTGAATTTGACCATAAATTCAACCAGCCAATTAACGCACTTAGCAATCTAACTAATTTAACGAAACTAAGTTTTGATATCGATTTTAACCAGCCAATAGATGCACTTAGCAATCTAACTAATTTAACTGAACTTAGATTCGGCTATTGTTTCGACCAGCCAATCGATGGGCTAAGCGGTCTGATCAAATTAACTGAACTTAGTTTCGGCCACTACTTCAATCAGCCGATCGGCGGGCTAAACAAGCTAACCAATTTAGAAATACTCAAATTCGGCGAATATTTTAATCAGCCCATTATTCTGCCAAAGTTGAAAAAACTACGATACTTAAATATACGTACTAATTACAAGAATACTATAAATATATCATCCGGGGAAGTGCGACGATATAAATAACACACGTATTTCATTTATCACTATATAAAAATTGATTATAATATTACATATCATCTATCTAATATACTAATAAAGTAAGATCCATATGCCTACAACTAATACTCTTGCTAAGCTGGCGGACCAATTTAGAATTCGCTATTTAATCGCTTCTTATGATTCTGATCTATATATAGAATTCGCATACGTGTTATATAACGATCTTCCATTAGACGGTAAACAATTTCTTTATAAAAGTTTATAACTTTTATAAAGAAATCTATTTATTACCGATCTCTGGGTAATAAATTTAACCCTTGTTACTGTTGTCCGTTCTTACCCAGAGATCGGTAAAGAACTGGTGCAACTAGTAACAACGGTCCTGTCTGGCAAACGCTACGTAATATTTATTATATCAAAAATAAACAACAAATTTATGACGATTTCTTTTTGCATACCATTAGATATATAAATACGCATACATTACAAGACAATTTGCGCCTAACCGCTTCTAAAATTAAAAATTATATAGAATCGTGTACGGGAGTAGAAACGTTGAGATGCGAAGGGAAATATTATATAGACTTCATAAAATTGGCTCTGCTGAAATCTCTAGATATAACCGATTTCGCCGGACAAACAAATATAATTGCAAAACTAACTAATTTAAGAAAGCTTGCTTTGTTGGGCAATTTCAATAAGCCAATTGACGCGTTAAGTGGTTTAACTAATTTAACAAAACTGAGTTTTGGCAAAAAATTTAACCAGCCAATTGACGCGTTAAGTAGTCTAACCAATCTAACAGAACTTAGTTTCGGCTGTTATTTCAATCAGCCAATAGATGCACTTAGCGGTCTAACTAATTTAACAGAACTTAGATTCGGCTCTGATTTCAACCAGCCGATCGGCGGGCTAAGCGGTCTAACTAATCTAACTGAACTTAGTTTCGGCTATTATTTCGACCGGCCAATCGATGGGCTAAGCGACTTAACAAATTTAACGAAACTAAGTTTCGACTCATACTTCAATCAGCCAATCGATAAGCTAAGCGGTCTAACTAATCTAACTGAACTTAGTTTCGGCTATTATTTCGACCAGCCAATCGATGGGCTAAGCGACTTAACAAATTTAACGAAACTAAGTTTCGGCTATTATTTCGACCAGCCAATCGATAAGCTAAGCGGTCTGATCAAATTAACCGAACTTAGTCTCGGCCACTACTTCAATCAACCGATTGATGCAATAAGCGATCTAATCTACCTAACTAAACTCAATTTCGGCGTTCATTTCAATCAGTCAATCAGTAAGCTAAGCGGTCTGACCAATTTAACAGAACTGAGTTTCGATTTTCATTTTAATCAGCCAATTGATGCAATAAGTGGTCTAACTAATTTAAAAATACTTAAATTCGGCTATTGTTTCGACCAACCTATTAATCTACCGAATTTGAAAAATCTACAATACATATATAATAGTAATTACAGCAATATTATAAATATATCGTGCGGAAGAGTACAGCGTATCTGACATTAAACTTAATTTATCGCAACTAAAAAATTGATTATAATAATACATACATGGATAATACATCTAGATTAGCGAAAACATAAGCTATATGTCTACTGTAAACACTATTGCCAAGCTATCGGACCAATTTAGAATCCGCCATTTAATTGCCTCTTATGATCCAAAATTATATGTAAATCTTGCCTACGTATTATATAAAAATCCGCCACCAGATGATCCTGTTTGGCAAAAGTTACGTATTATTTATCATATCAAAAATAAACAACAAATATATGATGATTATTTGTTGCATAGTATCAGATATATAAATACTTATAAATTGGCCATAACCGCTTCTAAAATTAGAAATTATGTTGAATCATGCACAGGAGTAGAAATATTAATTTGTGTTGATGGGGGAATAGATTTAACAAAAATGACACAATTAAAATCATTACGTATATATGATTTCGCCAGACGAACAAAAATGATCGCAAACCTAACTAGTTTAAGAAAGCTATATCTGTTAGGCAATTTCGATCAGCCAATCGATGAGCTAAGTAAATTATTCAATTTGACGCATCTTGAATTCGGCTGGAACTTCAATCAGCCAATTGACGGGTTAGATAAACTAGTTTATCTAACCCATCTTAGTCTCGGCGACATTTTTAACCGGTCAATTGGCGCACTAAGTGGTCTAACTAATTTAACAAAACTTAGTTTCGGTCGAGCCTTTAATCGGCCAATTGACGCGTTGAGTAAATTATCCAATTTGACAAAACTTGATTTCGGTCAAGCCTTTAATCGGCCCATTGACGCACTTAGCAATCTAACTAATTTGACAAAACTTGATTTCGGTCAAGCCTTCAATCAGCCAATTGACGCACTCAGCAATCTAACTAATTTAACGAAACTTGATTTCGGTCAAGCCTTCAATCAGCCAATTGACGCACTTAGCAATCTAACTAATTTAACGAAACTTGATTTCGGTCAAGCCTTCAATCAGCCAATTGACACGTTAAGTGGTCTAACCAATTTAACAAATCTTAGTTTCGGTTATTACTTCAATCAGCCAATTGACGCACTTAGCAATCTAACTAATTTAACGAAACTGAGTTTCGGCCAGATATTCAATCAGCCAATTAACGCACTTAGCAATCTAACTAATTTGACACATCTTAAATTTGGCACATGCTTCAATCAGTCAATTAACGCACTTAGCAATCTAACTAATTTGACACATCTTGAATTTGGCACAATATTCAACCAGTCGATCGATAGGCTAAGCGGTCTAATCAATTTAATAGAACTTAGATTCGGCACATGCTTCAATCAGCCGCTTTATGGACTAAGCGACTTAACAAATTTAACTGAACTTAGTTTCGGCCACTACTTCAATCAGCCGATCGGTGAGCTAAACAAGCTAACCAATTTAAAAATACTCAAATTCGGCGAATATTTTAATCAGCCCATTATTTTGCCAAAGTTGAAAAAACTACAGTGCTTACATATACATACTAATTACATTAATATGATAAATATACCATCCGGAGAAGTGCGACGATACTCATAATAAACAGATATATGATGATTATTTGCTACATAGCATTAAAGAAATAAATACTAGTATGTTGGAGAATTCCGTTATCAAACATTATGCAGAATCGTGCACGGTAAACAATTTCTTTACCGATCTTCGGTCCTTCGGAAAGAAATCTATTTATTACCGATCTTCGGTCCTTCGGAATAAATTTAACCCTTGTTCCAAAGGATAGTTGCACCAGTTCTTTCCGAAGGACCGAAGATCGGTAAAGAACTGGTGCAACTATCCTTTGGAACAACGGACTTAGAAACATTAACGCACTGAGTGCTATGACCAGTTTAACAAAACTTAGTTTCAGCTGTAGGTTCAATCAGCCAATCGATAAACTAAGTAGTTTGACCAATTTAACGAAACTGAGTTTCGGCCAGATATTCAACCAGCCAATTGACGCATTAGATGACTGTATCAATTTAAGAATACTTAGGTTCGGCATGTCTTTCGATCAGTCCGTTGTTCCAAAGGATAGTTGCACCAGTTCTTTACCGATCTTCGGTCCTTCGGAAAGAACGGACAACTATCCTTTGGAACAACGGTTAAATTTATTACCGATCTTCGGTACTTCGGAAAGAAATTGTTTATTGTTAATCTGCCAAAGTTGAAAAAACTAGAACACCTACGTTTATCGGCATAAATTAGTCATATAAATATATCGTCCGGTCACGTACGACGTGACCGGGCACGACGCAAGTTAGCAAAAATAAGCTAATCACAACTAAAAAATTGATATTTATAATACCTATCGGCTGTTTACCATATTAATAACGAAACAAAGTAAGATCAATATGCCAACCATATACAGTCTTAGCAAACTATCGGAGCAATTTAGGATCCGACATTTAATTGCCTCTTATGATCCTGATTTATATTTATATCTTGCATACGTATTATATAAAGATCCACCATTAGACGGTCCTGTCTGGCAAAAGCTACGTAATATATATTATATCAAAAATAAACAACAAATTTATGACGATTTCTTTTTGCATGCCGTTAGATATATAAATACGCAAAAATTAGAAGACAATTTGTGCATAGCCGCTCATGAAATTAAAAATTATATAATACTGTGTACGAGTGTAGAGACGTTAAATTACAATGACAAATACAATATAGATTTGACAAACATGACTCAACTAAAATCACTCAATATATGTGATTTCACCGGACAAATAGATATGATCACCAATTTAACTAATTTGAGAGAACTTACTTTAGGGGGCAATTTTAATCAGTCCGTCGATGGCTTAGGAAGTTTGACTAATTTGAGAGAACTTACTTTAGGGGGCAATTTTAATCAGTCCGTCGATGGCTTAGGAAGTTTGACTAATTTGAAATATCTTAAGTTCGGCTGTTTTTTCAACCAGCCAATCGACTCATTGGGTTGTCTGATTAATTTGACAACACTGAGTTTCGACTGGAATTTCAACCAACCAATCGACTCATTGGGTTGTCTGATTAATTTGACAACACTGAGTTTCGACCATCATTTCAACCAACCAATCGACTCATTGGGTTGCCTGATTAATTTGACAACACTGAGTTTCGACCATCATTTCAATCAGCCCATTGATAAGCTAAGCGGTCTAACTAATTTAACAAAACTTAGTTTCGGCTGGAATTTCAACCAGCCCATTGATAAGCTAAGCGGTCTAACTAATTTAACAAAACTTAGTTTCGGCTGGAATTTCAACCAACCAATCGATAAACTAAGTAGCCTAACAAACTTAACAAAACTTAGCTTCGGCTGGTGCTTCGACCAGCCAATAGACGTAATAGGTAATCTAACAAATTTAACTGAACTTGATATCGGCGACGATTTCAACCGACCAATTGACGCATTAGGTAGTTTAACTAATCTAAAACGTCTTCGGCTCGGCCATAGGTTCAATCAACCCATTGATGCAATAAAAGATCTAACTAACTTAACTGAACTCAGTTTCGAATCTTGTTTCAACCAGTCAATCGACGTATTAGGTAATTTGACTAATCTAAAACGTCTCCGGATCGGCCATATTTTCAATCAATCGATTGATTGAAACAAGATCTAACTAACTTAACTGAACTTAGTTTCGGATCTTGTTTCAACCAATCTAACAGGACTTGGATTTGGCATACTTTTTAATCAGCCTATTAATCTGCCAAAGTTGAAAAAACTGCAACACGTGTATATAGATAATACTAATTATAATATTGCCATAAATATATCATCTGGTCAAGTACGACATTCTAGATAATAAACTAATTTCATTTATCACATCTAAAAATTGAATTAATAAGATTATAATATATTTGATATCGTACTTTACACAGTAACTAGATGACAACCATCGATTTCACTACATGTATCGAAAATTACAATATTGAACAAGCACAGGAAGGTATTGCTTTGCTAAAGAAACGAATTGATGCCGTTCAAACTGCCACTTACAGGCCAATTATAATTAAAAGAGTTAGTGATGCTATTTTAGAATCAGATTCAGATCCAGATCCTAATTTCGTATTTGATGTATTGTTATATACAAGGTCTCCATACAATTGTGATGAACCAGCATATACTACCGCTGAACATCTCGTATGCACATTACAAATAGATAATATGAAAAAAATGGAATTTGATATTACACTTGATGGTGATGAATTTAACTGTATTATTAATACCAATTTCATGGGTAATATCGTATATATATATGATACATGTTCTAATATTAAGTTTTTTCCAAATGCAGATTATCGCTCATATGTCCCAAAAGGCAAAGGTTATATGGTCGAATGTATGTTATGTAATTGTCTAGAACAAGAACTGGACGCATTTAGCTTTATCGAGGAAATCGATACAGAACCAGATGATAAAAATTTAGCCTTTGAAGCAAAAGCCAAGGTCGTATTTGATAATATATTAGGTACGGATCACAAATTATTCGCCAAAGGTATTAAAGGAGGATTTGCAATTGGCAACCGACTTAGGCAGCTTGGGCTAGCGTTATATGATCATCGACTTACGTATATATATGTCTATGATAATTACATTGCATATGATGACGTAAAATTATACGCTGATGGAGCAAAGGCAGTTACTAGAAATAAAGACATTAAATATCCCATAGGGTTGTTTATTTTTGATAATCCGGACAGAGATAAACAGGTAATGAACGGCCTGTTAGAAGCATATGGCGCTTGTTTTAGGTTACCAATAACACATAGCGCTAAACGTAGGATGCCTGCTAATCTTAGATAGGCATCATCATTAATTTATCACAATCTAAAAAATTGAATAAATAAGATTATAATGTATTTGATATTATACTTTACACATAAACTAGATGACAACCGTCGATTTCGCCACATCAATCAAAAATTACACTATCAAACAAGCTCAAGAATGCGTTGCTTTGCTAAATAAACATATGGATGCGCTTCAAACTGCTACCTACAAAGAAGCTATTATTAAAAAAGTTAAAGATGCTATTTTAGCAGTTGATGCAGATGCCAAATTCGTATTTGATGTATTGTTGTACGCAAGGTCCCCGCGTGGATGTAACGATGTAGATAAAATCACTGACGAGCATATCGTATGCACATTACAAATAGATGATATGAAAGTACTGCAATTCGATATTACGTTTGATAATTACGACTTTTGTTGGATTATTAATACCAATTTTATGGGCAACATCTATTATTCAGATGCAGAATGCGAACCACCTATGTTTGTTCCGAATTCAGACTATCGTTCATATGTTCCAAATGGCAAAGGTTATATGATTAACCGTGTTTTATGTAACTGCCTGGAACAAGAAATAGATGGCTTCAAATTTATTGAAAATATTGATTTGGAACCAGATGATAAAACTTTATCATTCGCAGGAAAAGCTAAAGCCGTCTTTGACAAGGTATTGGGCGCAAATCATAAACTTTTTGCCAAAGGGATTAAAGGAGGCTTCGGGATCGGTGGATGGTCTGGATTAATGCCATCTGACAATCGTCTAATGAAGGTATATGTACATGATGACCACTTTGTAAACGGTATTAAAACCGTGTATGCTGATAAGATAGTCCTATCCGGAATCCATAAAAATTGCGAGTTTGGCAAAGAACGCGAATACATATTTTATATTAATTTTCCACACAAAGATAAAATTGTAGAGATTGTAAACGGTTTATTGGAGGCATACGAAGCTAAATTTAGATTGGTATAATTATTAATTCATTTATTAAATAAATTAATTGTATAAATAAATGAATAATATTATTTAGCATCAGCGACGTCGTCGACCAGGTATGTGTTTTTCAATGATGTCGCTGATGCTGAACGGTGGTGTTCATTATTGTAGCTATTACTACTATCGTAGAATTTAACATTCATCGGCATACGTTTCGGCAAGCATTGATCGAGGCATGATTGTTTCGTATCCCTACGTGCTGTATTATTTCTGATGTCGGATGCGGAAAAAATATCGAAGCCCCCCTCGTAAAATCGGTTATGCCTGCTGCCTCCAGTAGCATACATATCGTTGTTCCTGCTGTATCTGGTACCGGGGACATTGTTATTGTTTCTAATGAACCTGGTATCGGGAACATTGTTATTGTTTCTAGTGAAACTATAGTGTCGGACATTCGCGATATCAGGAGCGTCGTAAATGTCAGCTCTAATATTTCCAATGTTCACAATGTTTCTGATGTTGGGGGCAGCCGAAACATCGTAAACGTTTCTGAAGCTGGAACCATCACTATCATTTCTAATATTCCTGCCGTTAGAAATATTATAAGCGGTAGGATTATAACCACCATTCTCGATAGGTTGAGACGTATTACTTGCTGAATTATTTAATGAATTGGTAGACATTAACATAGATGGGCTGTACATGGCTTTGTGGTACTGTAATAATTTGCACTATAACGATTTAAAATTTCAATTATTCAAGGATATGATTGACTGGAAAAATTGAAATAAACCTATATTAATATCAATTGTTACTAATATATGTAATACAGATGAAACTAAGCTACTTCAAAATAGATATCGATACTGCACTTGAAAAAATGTTTAGCTATTTGAAATTATCGGAGTTAGAGGCAACGGCTATACAAAAAATATGTAAAGAATATTGAACTGAATACAAGAGAAATAACGCATATTGCAAATACAACTAATGAAACTGTGAATATAACTAAACAGCTATAAAAATTGAATTATTATTGTTTTATCTATCATAACTACTAAATATGTAAACAAATGACAAAACTACTGATCGCTTTTTTATTAACATTATTATTCACCTGCGTTATGATCGATGCAAATGATGACATTACATATTTAATGGAACATTCGAGTTTTTTCGAAATAAAACGGTAAACAATTTCTTTATAAAAGTTTATAACTTTTATAAAGAAATCTATTTATTACCCAGAGATCGGTAATAAATTTAACCCTTGTTACTGTTGTTCGTTCTTATAAAACTTGATAGTTTGGTTGACCAAACTATCAAGTTTTATAAAGAACTGGTGCAACTAGTAACAACGGTTTATACCAAATCGCGAAGTTTATTACCCAATTACAGATTTCGATTATAATGATATCGCTATTACTAAAGCTTGGGCATGCGGATTGATTGTTACCAAAATGGCAAATGATTCATGGTTAGTACAAGGAAACGTTAAAATATACGATACAACTCATATATATGCACCTCTCGAATATCATCAAATTAAAAGAATTTTCGATACTGAGCATTATAAATATCATTTGACTGTTAATAAAAATGCCTTTTATCAATGTGATCATAAAAATATTTATTCGAAATTGCTTAATATGATATGTCCAGGGTCCGATTTTGTAAAACATGTGCAGCGAGCTTTTAAACTTGCTGTTCTAAATTTTAACAAAAATGTGGTCTCTCATCAAAAAATGAATCCTGATTATTATAAGATACATATAGATGAGTTAATACAAGAATATTTCAGATACAACCGATTCAATGAGTTTGTAGTTTCTCGTTATGATAAATATTATTCGAAACCGTAGTTACTAGTTACACCAGTTCTTTACCGTTCTTCGGTATAAATAGATTTCTTTACCGTATAAAATCATACTTTTTTATATCATTAACATCCGTGACATCAACAGCTTCTCTTTATTATAATTTTTGGTTGCCATTTTTAAATATGCGTATTTATCTTCCACAAAAGATTGAATAATTGATTTTGTATTATTTATAGCAGATGATAAATATTCGTAGCGTTTGACATTTTCTCCTGAAACCATTTACTATATATAATATGCAGACATATAAGATATTTATGATCGTATACATGTAATAAATAAAAAGTAACAATATTAAATATAACAGTTATATTTCGATAACGGCCGCTCTTTTTTTAGTTGTTTTTTTAGCAGGTACGTCTAATGGTACGTTATGAGTGCTTATATCGTTAATTTGCCCTTCTACAATAGTATAATTTACATCATTATCAGCAGTGTCATTTTGAGAAAGTGCAAGTGAGATAGTATTATTTTGTTGCTCTTCGAAAAATTTGATATACATTTTATTATTTTCAATGAATTTATCGTATTGATCACATATTTTGATAATTTGTTCTTGTATTTCAAGCGGAGGTATGATAATCGTTAAATCATAGAAATTTTTTTGATTGATACCTTTTTGTGCACTTCCATTTGCTAAATTATATAATATATTTTGATTTGCGTGTAAGTAATAATATACATATTTCTCATGTATATTTGCATTTTCTAATGTAACTGTCCAACCATGATGATTTAAGAAAAATTTATCTTTAATCCATCTGACACAATTCTCCGAAACACCGTCTTTTGCTATTATTAATCTATTTTCATTGTTAAACCGATCTATAGTATATGACGCATCGCCACCGCCATATACATAATATTGTCCTGGTGTAATTGTGGATTTTGTTATATAATCGCCTTGTTTTACAGTTAATATATTTTCTAATTTTTGTCTGTCGTAATTTTTAACAATCATTTTCAAATATGCTTGTTTTTCTTCTTCACAAGTAATATTATTTGATTTTAAATTATTTATCATCTGTGTCAAAGAATCACAACGTTTGATGATTTTTTGTTGAATTTCAATAGATGGAATCGATATTTCTATATTTTCTAAATCAGTTTTCGATAAATGTTTAATAGTTGTGCCATGAAACAATTGCTCTAGCTTATCCATATTACTTTTAAACCAATGATATATATATTGATTATTATTCGCTTTAAAAATAATATTATCTGCCGAACAAGAGAAATTCAAACCTATCTTAATATTCGCATTTCCTCCGGTACCAAATATTAAACATTCTGTTGTATAATCACATTCATCACAATATTTTACTTGTTCGGACGAAGTATAAAACTTATATTGGCCAGCATCTTTGCCATATGAAGCTAACCTTTTTGATTTAGGTAAGAAAATACCCAACTCGCTTAATTTTTTATATTCTATTCCTTCTGTCCTTGCCTCTTCCATTTTCACATATTTGCCAATATTCAAGTCATATTTATTATTCACTATTTGTTCATAAGGAACATCTATAATGTGTTCTTCTACTACATTACCGCCATTTAATTTAATTACATCATATGATACTGATCGAGTTTTTCCGTCATTTGAAAAAAATAAAATTGATGAATTAACACCAGTATTCAGAAATGTTTTCTCACCCAACTTCACGACTTTACGCAAATTTAAATTTTCTATCAGATATTTCCGCGTTTCACTATGTAGTTTTGCATCATTAAATAATACTCCATCTGGTACAATTACAGCACAACGACCACCCTCGTTTAATGATTGCATCATGAGTTGTAAAAATAACGGTTCCGCTTTTGTACCATTTATTTTTAGCTGTTTAATTCGTTGACAGCAATTTGCATATATAAGTGATTTAATACCAAATGGTTCATTTGCTAAAATTACATCCACTTTTTGCATTATAGTTCCATCAACAAGTCTATAATCATTTTGCAATGAATCCATATGCATAAGTGTAGTATCAAACATTTCGCCAGTTTCTAGAAGTAGATTTAACATTGCCAAATTTTTAACGTTTTCGTCAATGTCGAATCCGAAGAAACTTAACTTATCAACAGACCAATCTAAACCTTCACAAGTACTATTTATATGTTTGGCCGCCATTGCTAAAAATCCACCACTACCCATGGACGGATCCAATACTTTCTCGATCGTACCATCTTCCTTAATTGTTGGATTGCATAAGGAGACCATATATTTGATAACCCCTCTGTGAGTGAAATATTGACCTAAATCTCTCATGGAATTTGATGAGCCGGATTTAAGATGTAATTCATATATCATCCCAATAATATCACAATATTGTGCCAGCTCATTTAGATTTACATTTGCCATTTTTTTAAATATTGTCACGAAATTATACGATGACTTAATTTTAAAATCGAATTTATATCCAAAATCATCTCTAAAATATGTCCATAAGACATCTTCATCTGCGATACTATCATTATCGGTGTAAAATTTAGGTATGATTCTAGGATCACCATCGACATATCGTTGTCGAGTCGCTTCGTCTAATAAAAAATTATCATATGCGAATTTTGCGGGTATGTTGAATTTTACACACGTTTCATTTGTCAGGAAGCGCATAAGTGTAAATGCCACACAATGATGAATCGAATGCATGCCAGTAATGCCTTCCGCACGCAGAACATCTCGTATACTGTTGATAATGTTTTCAAATTGTGCTAACGCCATCTTAATTGTCATATATATGCTATATATATTAAAATATTTAAAATTCAATTATTTTAAATAAATTAACTTAAATTTTAAAATCCTAGACAAATATTTTAAAATTATCTGCGCTTCGATATACGTACAAAATAATCATCTATATTGAATAAATTGCCATATACATTGCTAACTAGATAATCATGTTTGAAACATTTCGGATCTTGTGAACAATATTCTCGATACATTTCATAATTTCTAATATTATTATTTTTACACACTTGCTTTAATTCATCTCTTGTATAAAAATTTTTAATATAATCTTCATAATCAAATCTTAAAAATTTGACCCAGTTATTATCATCTACTTTTATATTTGTTGGTAAATTATGTAAAGCTGCGTATTCATCATACAGTATTTTTGTATCTATTATTTGTTCCCCTTTTCTTATTTTCATTTTATTTACCATTTTCATGTGACGTTTTATTTGTTGCACTTCGATGTTGCAATCATTTGTAATTTCTCTTATAATTTCATCCCTTAATTCATCATAACCTAATTCTATTATATTTTCATCGTCTAATATCTGATCTATTAAATGTATCGTTACATTATCAGAATCATCTACAGTAGTTTTATTTTTATATTTGCCATTACTTGGTATCGCAGATGTATCTGTCAGAGCGTTTTCAATCCAATTCGCATAACGTTTCGCTATCTTATTTTTCATTTTTGAATCATTTGACATCACCAAACAACCGTAATAGCCTATTTCCTTACCTTCACATAATCTAGATACTCTCCCCTCTTTTTGCTGCATCTTTAATGGATTCGGATTTTTACATATATACATGTCAAGACCAAAATCGACATATTTATCGTCAAACCCTTCACAGCCACGATCAACCACCAATAACAAAGCGTTATTATGTATACTTTTAAATTTCTCTATTTCTAAGCCATTCATGTCGTTCTTAGAATGTGATTTGATAATAGTGATGTTATGTAAGTTGCCAAATTGTTCCTTATTTTGTCTAATGTATTCATCAAATTCTTCTAATTTCTTTATTGATGGAAACCATAATATTCCTTTTTTATATGCCGATCTATTAATCCAATTATTAAACCACTCCATAAATGATCTATATCCTTTCTCACCTATTGCATATACTATTTCCTTCTCTTCATTATCAATTTCATTTTCTTCAGCTCCATCTGTAACTATCGGGATAAATATATGTTTAGTTGGTAATCTATCTCCTTGTATAATACTATCTATATATGATCTATTATACAATATATTTATATTATTCTCATCTGCCGATTTAAATATTGATAACGTATTATTATAATTGTCTAATATCGTGCGCACAGGTGTTGCAGAAAAGCCTATCATTTTATCAACTATATTATCTTTCATGTGCGTAAGAAATTTACTAAACTCTTTCGCTCCCGACCAATGACATTCATCTAAAATTAAAAGTCCTAATCTGCCAAATGAATATCCTTCTTCCATGTAAGTATTAAATCGTTTTGACGCTATGAATTTGTCATTATTAATGATGTATATATGATTATAATCACTATCATTAATAAAATCATTATTACTATAATCATTATTTTTTTGCATGTCGATAACTTTAATTTTTAGATTGAAATAATTTATGATATCATTAAGTTCATTTACAAATTTCTGATCGAATATTTCCAATCTTTTATTCATTATCATTACGTCTTTTTGCTTTTGCAAGATGTAACAGAATATAGTTATAACTTTAATTAAATATGATTTGCCACAACCAGTAGGTGCCATAATAATACCTGCCTTCTCCGTCGGATCATCTAAAAATAATTTAACATTCTGACACGCTTCAATTTGCCATTGTTTTAACGTGATGACATCTGTTATTAGATTTAATAATGTTTGAATTGATTTATCATATGCTCGTTTGAATTTATTCGATTGTAAGTCCGATATATTTATTTTATTCTGTTGCATATATTCAATAGTGAATTCGATTGCATCTTCTATTTGAGTAGTATGATGTCGTTTATAATCATCATCTATATATACGGTATATTTGATATTTCTACTGTCAAGGTATGCAAGAAGTTGTTCTTTTGTAATGGTGTAAAATTCTATACCACCACCGGGAATATGAGAACGAAATTCATCGAAGTATACTTTTAAATCCTCATCAAGTTGATATGCACAATAATCTTCTATGAAAATGTAACATACTATGCTTGTCGGATAAGGATAATAGGTCTGATAATTTCTCATTCTACTTGGCAAGTTTTTAGAAGAGCCAATTTTATAATAATGTTGATTATTTGCATAGAAAGCTAAATGATGTGATAACATATAAATACAATTTGTAAATTTAGATGTCATAGATGAAATAAAGAAGTGTAATAGGATGTAACATATTGAAATTTCAATTTATTTAGACAGTTATCGCTTGGCAAAAGTATTTTTTTCATGCTCGATATAAGGTAACAGTTATTGATTTGTCTAACAATAAAGAAACATGTGATGAATCGATACATTTGTCCATACCATGATGAAACCATATTTTCAAATTTATATAATCTATCATCTTAAAAAGTTGAAAAATTATAAGTATGTTTGTATATGCTGATGATTGTTAAAAATATGGTATATATATATGCTCTACAATTACAAAATAACAAATATTATGTTGGCAAAACAGATAATCCACGTTTCAGATTAGATGCGCATTTTAATTCGAATGGATCGGCATGGACAAAGAAATACAATCCAATTAGGTTAATCGATTTAATTAGTGAGTGTGATGAATTTGACGAAGATAAAATAACGTTGCGCTATATGCATTTACATGGAATTGATAATGTTAGAGGTGGAAGCTTTTGTCGAGAAATATTGAATGAATCAGAGGTGAAATGTATTGACAAAATGTTAAAAAATGCAATGAATAAATGTTTTAATTGTAATCAGACCGGTCATTATGCTAAAGATTGCAAAGAAAGTAAAGCTCTTAGCGCTAGTTCGTATACCACATTAAGTACAACTGCTGTTAAGGAACAGGCTGATGTACCAGTTGAATACAATAATGTGTATCCTTTTCGGAAATTATCTACATTTGATGGAGGCCATGAATATGAATGGAGATACAAAAACATATTTACAGATTATGATAGTCGTCATTATGCTATAAATCTATTTACATCTTATGCATTCACTGAAAATCAATATCTGTCTGTAGCCGAATATTTGCTATTAATTGGACAACTGATCAATGATCCATTAGTTATTGGAAAAGGTGCAGCTGTTTTAGACACGAATGTTACTAAATTTGGAAAATTTATTAGTAATGATCCGGATGCACATAATCTTCAAATGATTGATGAAGGTAAATCATTTTTCACTAACAAATTCAAATTACGAATAATCAAAGCAGATGCATATTATTGTCAAAGTTATAATGATACCACTGCCAAACATATTAAAGAATATGTGAAATTTTTCACAACCGCAACTGAAAAGGTATTGGTTGCAAGAGTGGTATTTTCACAGAAGAGTGTCATATTAAAATTTATTGTAAACAAATAGTATTATTTGCAATAAAGATCTAAAATTAATTTATTAAAAATATCATCTTTAAAATATATCGAAAAATTATAAAATACATCGTCAATAAAAAAATAAACAATAAGCTAATTGGATTAGTCGTCAAAAAAAGAAATTGCATCGATGAAAGATCTAGGAATCAATATTTTGGATCGATAGATCCTATAAGAAATGAATTCATGTCGAGGGAAATAATGAATATATACAACAAGATTAAAATTAATAGATGGATATGGTGAAGAAGATAGTAAATTATATTGTAAATACATTTAATGCAATATAATTTATTTTTATCATAACATTTTATGGCAGTAGAACATAAATGTAATTATATTGTCCATTGATGCCGGATCCTCCACTTATTTTATTTATATTATGGCGGTCATTTTCGCATATAGCTATAAGTTTATCTTCAATATATTCTGCATTGTCTTTACCATTTACCTTACATAACACATACATATTACGCATATTTTTCTCTTTTATATGTGCTTCTAATCTTGTTTTGGTGTCCGAAGTAACTCCGATATAATATGTTTTATTTCCTTTCAATTCATTAATTTGGGCCAGACAATGATTGATCGTCTCATCAATTGTATTTTTATCACATTGTTTATCTTTTACTTGTAGTACGGTCCTTGTTGCATATGTAATATTATAATAATATTATGTCTTTATGTAAAATAATATTAAGATTGTTCGAATAAGATTTTTGCGTATAACTTTTTCAAATCTTAGGTTCATTTAAATGATATGGATTGATATTCACATTTTTTTAATATTTCGCATAAAGAATCATTCAATAGACACATCATAATGAATCCATTAGACTGGCATAACAAAAAATATGCTGATATAACTGAACATGCTACAATATATCGACAGGTATACTGGGGTCAGTTCGTATATGATCGAAATAGTCCAGATTACAATCATGCCGAATTTACAACTATAATACGTAACAGAAACTCATTTATTAATGATTACAATATCAATAACAAATATAATCGCCGAAATATAAGTTATTTTGAATCATATTTAAGAAATGGCTATTCACGTCGAGGATATAAAATAGATCATACAGAAAGTTATGAAACCATTGACAATAGAATATTAATTGTCAATAGCCCTTATGCAGTAAGTGTAGAAGAAGAAGCAATGTTAGTAAATGATGGTTGGATTAAAATATATAATATATATGCTTATAACGCAACAACGTTTATTAAAACATTTGACAGAAATCAATTTGGAACTAAATATTTTACAGATGCAAATGGTCGCATAGCTATGATATGATAAAAATCATATATTTATTTTTTAGTCAGATGTTCGTGCGATAAAGAACATTAAAAATTATTTTTTTAGCCACATCTGCTATCGTGTCAAATACTTTTATAAATGTAGCTGCATCATGTGCATATAATGGATATATTCTAATCCATCTATAGTTGATCAATAATTGATCTTGCTCAATCATTAATCCATATGGACTATTAACTATTATTATTTTTTTATCATTTGTAATGTATATTTCCAAATGATCTATTCTATGACCTTTCTGTGGATATGCATTTGATAAATATGACCAATAACAATGATTATATTAAAAATAGTAAAATAATGGTCGGATTATCGCTGTAAGGGTGTATTAGGTTATTTAAGACATTATTCCAAAATGCGAAAGGTCACTTTATGGAATATTGTAAACAAAAATATATGTGTGTTCAATAACTGGAACGTTTTATTTTAAATTTAGTAACTTTTCTATATTAGTAATTCTTCATTTTCAATACTATCTAAACTTTCGAACTTAGTATATTTGTACATTGGGTCATAATTAGCAACATTTTTATGTATTGTTCTAATTGCTTCTAAATTATCCAAATATTTATGTTTAACCTTATCCTGTTCCTTTTCAAATATGTATCGTACAATTGCATGCATTATTTTTAAACTTCCACCAACAATAGAACTAATACCTGGTATCAATGAAATAAATAAATAAAATGCATACATGTAATCACCACATCCTAGATTCATAATGATGGCGGCTTAAAGTTAATTGAAAATGAAGAATTCGAATTACTATATTAAAATAATAATTCGGAAATTAATATAATTTATTGCTTATCTTCGTACGTCACAAAATGCGCAAATAATTCTTCAAAAAACTCGGCATATTTTTGATCATTTTGTTTCAAGCACTCATTGTGTTCTTCGGTCTTATTTTTTAGAAAATCTTTTCCAAATAGTTCATCGTTATCTTCCCAATTATTTTTTCCAATATAATAATCACTATGATATAATATTTGTGCTTCCATGCTTAATATATGATTATATATTTTTTATTTAAATTATATTAATTGAGAAAAATTTGAACAATTTATTTTTGAAAATATTTGATAAATCATGTAGTGTCAGTGTTAATATCGATTCATGTGCTTCGTTCTTTGCTTGTTTTCGTATATCTTTGTCGATGTGTAAATGATCTAGCATTATATATTTTGGATTATTTATAACATATTTTTGATATGTATCAGTGTCTATCGATTTAATAAATTTGATTACATCGTCTGAAACATTTATATCTTTCATGTCAAGAATTTTATTTATTGTATTTATTAAATACTTCATTCGTAAATAATCTTGTGAACATTTACCAAAATCTTTCCTTTTTTCCAATGATATTAAATTTGTTTGTAATAATCGTTTCGGATGCGGTAAATAATAATGTAATTTATTATGTTTCAACACTAGCATTTTATTTTCTAATTCAGATAATGTTACATCGCTTGATATTTGATTATATTTCCAAAATATTAGATCAATTATGTGACAACAGTGATTTTGTTTCCGTAAATTTAGTCTGAAAAATAGTTTTTCGCGATCTTCACGATAGATTAAATAATATTTATTTTCTTTATAAATGATTGTTTCATCAGTTCTGTATTTTGGACTATCTATTTCATCAAAATGCATTAATATTTCATTACTTAGATTTTTCTTCATCCAAAATATAAAACTACGTTTCATATTTTGTATAAATTCATGTATATTAATATCATGACGTAACGATAGACTGATATCCCAATCGCATGTTTTTGGAAAAAAATAATTATATTGATGTATTGATAATGAAGGATGTATTTTTTCAAATAATAACGAATATGCATGATACGCATTACCACCATTACAAAAAATTAAGGGTTCACCAGCATCGCAAACAGATATGTCTATTGTAGACGAATCTAAATTTATAGAATTAAACGTTTTGCATATATTAAAATACTTCGCTAAGTGGGGTTGTCTCAATGTACTATAAAGACAATGTATTAACAAATCAAATTGTGATTGACATTTATCTATTGCATCCCGGAATAATTTCATATTCTCCCCCATGCCTATATTATCATATGTATAATTCTGCAGGTCTATTAATAAAGAATTATTATGATGTATTTAAATAGCAATTTCTAATTTTAATAAATTATTAAATATTCTGTGTATTGGGCCATTTATCGCTATATTTAAGATAAACATATAATACATACATTAATTATGATCAATCGTGATAATTGGATAGGTAAGAATTATTCCAGACTTACTGCCTACAATGATATATATGAACAAGTTTATTGGGGACGATTTATATATAACCAAGCAAGTTACAATTTTCAAAATGAAGCATTTTACGATGTCATCCGTAATAGAAATAACTTTATCAATGATTATAATATCAAAGGCAAATGTCATAGCGACAGAGTGGGTACGTATGTGCATTTTTTGAGAAGAAAAGGGTGGCATAATGGATATAGACTCGACCATATTGAAAGTTATGATATGATTGATGGTAGAATACTAATAGTGAACAGTCCATATGGCGAAAGTCAGGAACAAGATGTGATGGCAATTAATGATGGCTGGACTAAGATATATAGATTATATTCCCCAGGCGGTACAACATATATCAAAACATTTGAGAAAAGCCAGTTCGGGAATAAATATTTTACGGACGCGACAGGTAGACATGATATGACATATCAAAATTCAATTCCAATTGATATTTAAATGTTAGTAATATAGTAATGAAAAGCTTATGAACGTCACCATGTTGATGATCTTGTCCCGCTCCACCTGTTTGTATTACTTGCGGATTCTTTTCTTTTGTTTTTGCGTTTAATACCGCACGCATATTTCCTCGAATTCAACTCCTATTTTGTTTATAAGATATGCTTCTAAATCGTTGGTTAGAAAAGGATCAGATGTTTTACATATTTCTATAATCTCAATATCTTCAAATCTACTATTATCATCCATGTGTTCTCGCAGTCTTACATTCAAATCCCTTTCTGTCTGTCCACCATATATATTATTTATGATCAATATATTACGAAAATGTATCTGGTTGCAGTTCTAATTTATTTAGCTTTCTATTGAAATATTTCATTTGGATAGTGTTCTTGTAACCAACACTACTAAGTTTTTTAGCCAATTTATAACAGTAATAATCTACTTTATCAAGTAATGCATATTTATTTTCGCTATGAGTTATAATATATTTTAATACATTCGTCTTTGCCATAGTACTGTAATTGTAAATATCCGTTAGACTATTATAAATGCGATTTAGTAATTTAAGCGTACTTTTTTTAGGTAATTTTCGTCTTTTATTGTTTAGTAAATTTTCCCTGGTGTTGTTGCTAGTATATATGGCGAATTTCTCACTAAGCTTATTTATACATGTTTTTAATATATTTAGTATGATGAGGGAATTACCCACATCGATATCTATTTTACATTGTATTACCATTTCTACTATAGCTATGCTAGGAAGTTTGCATTTATATTTTGGATTATTGGGTAGACTTTTATAAATGAATTTTAAAAAACATATTATTTTTTTTAATCGATTATGTTTATCACCACTTAGACAATTTATAATATATTCATTTTCTTGTGATTTTGCATCGTCATGCAATTCACCGTTATAGAATACCTGTTGGCAGCCGGTTTTAGATTGATTATAAAATACGATGTCGAAATGCGCTCCGTTTGTATTATTGATAAACTTTATAGCGCATTTGCCAATCTTACTTACCCGTACATCTACATTATACGATTGTAAATCCAAATAAAATGCTAATTGTAATCTAATATTTCTTATAATATTAGATGGGTTACGTTTTATATGTAATATGACGGATATATCCATGTCCACATCTTCAGATGTGTCTGGTAAATCTGCATTGGTATGTGTTTTGTGCGATCCTTGATCTGAAATTTTTGCATTATACGAAGGGTAACAAGAATTAAAAAAAATCCCTATTTTTGACTTGATGGAATTTTTAATATCGATCATTTTTTCTAATTTACCTTTTTCAATTCTTGTATTTACATAGACATTTTCTATAATAGTGTCTAATATATTCATAAATATATAAATTAATATCTCTTTATACGATGGAAAAATTGAAAAAAGTTAAAACAGCGAATATAAATTAATTATATGTATGAATTGTTTCGTAGGGATGTCCGACAAAACATTTAAAATATTATCAATCGATGGCGGCGGCATAAAGGGCCTATACTCGTTGTATATGTTGCAAGCCTTCGATGAAGAATTTTGTAAACCAAAAGGCAAAAAAATAGTTGATTATTTTGATATGGTATGTGGTACGTCTACTGGCGGAATAATTGCCTTGTCCTTGGCACATGGTATTTCTGTAGATGAGATTATTAAGGTATATGAAAATAACGCAAATGATATATTTCCATATCACAATGTTCCAATTTACTACAAACCTCTCGTGTTCATTAGGAACGCATATTGTTCTGTAATTGGATGTAAATATAATAATAACAGTCTAATCAATATTACTGAAAAATGGTTCGGTGACACAACATTAGGAGACTTAAAAAAAATTGTATGCATACCAAGTTTTTGCATAAATACTGGCACAAATACCGTGTTCAAAACTCCACATCCCGAATTTTTAAAAGAAATCAGCAATCCAATCGATAGAAATATAAAATTAACAGATGTTATATTGTCAACAACTGCAGCACCTACATATTTTCCAATACATCGCATAGATTCACAATCAAGTAGAGACGGATATTATATAGATGGCGGTATATGGGCGAATAATCCTTCGATGGTAGGTGTCATGGAATCATTAAGATTTTTTGTTGGCGAAAATAAACAATATAATAATTACAGTTTATTATCGATTGGTAATATACAACAAAATAAGACTATTGTTCCGGGTAATTTTTTGGGCAGATATTGGCCTTTTTGGAAAATATCTAATTTAATATCTACATTTTTTGATGGTAATACACAAGCAGTTCATCATTGGTGCGATCAATTAACAAAATATACAGATAGTAAATATGTTAGGCTAACTTCTAATGATTATCATTTAAATGGGATAATAGACATAAAAATGGACGATTCCAATAAAAATAGTTTATACAACCTTCGATCAAATGCAAAAAACCATGCTTCGCGGTTAATAATGAGGGATTCGGAAGAATTCAAGAAAAAGAATGTTGAGCAATTTTTTGATTCACCTGCCACATACATTTTTTAACATTGTTAAGTATATAATACATAGTACAAATACTACTATTTCTGTTAATTGATCTATCCTTTTATCCAGACGTAAATCTATATATATTAATAAATAATATCAGATAAGTTATTAATTATTATTTAAATTTACTCGATACATAGTTGTATGTGTAATCGTACCGGCATTATTTAATTTCATTGCGGCTGATGTAAATTCTACATCCATATCTTTTAATACTGATTTTAATATTGATAAATACCGTCTACTAACGGTATTGCGCGTGTCACTTTTGTAAGCCGGCCAAGAACTAACTTTAAATATTTTTTCTATTTCTTGATCGTATGACAATATTTGTTGTTGTATCGTGGGATTATTATCGATATCGTGTGAATAAAATATATTATTGGTCGGAGTTACACCAACTACTTGTAATAACATATATAATAGAGCTTTACGCTCTTCTTTAAATTTAAGCTTTTTATTCTTTATTGATTTATTTTTAATGATATCATCATCAGCAATTTCAGTGTTGTCCATTATATCGTAATAGTGAATTTTGTTTAAACCACTTTCACCAGCCATATTTCTACCATAATGATATATATTATTTTTATAGAATTAGCTTAATTTTAATTAAATAATTATATAATTATGGCGAAAGAATTATATAATTATTTTCTATAGAATTATATATATGATAACTATCGAAAAATTTATACATCTTAATAAATTAAAGTTTATCGGTGTAAATGCACAACTTAAGGTAGATGGTACGAAAAAATTCGATTTTAAAGATACGGAATATTATGCTGGCTGGAAAATTAATACGTACGAAGATTGCGTATCTAAATATGATATTCGAAAAGAAACGGGTAATTTTAATCAATTCATGATAGATTTCAGCAAATGCGACAATTACATGGTAATTGATACCGATGATCAAAATTCATTTGAAACATTAGTCAAATATTTACAGGATAATAATATATATAATGGTGACTGTATAACCGATAGTTATCGTGGCAGAACTTTACAAATCCCATATAAACGTCATTTCTGGTTTAAAATAGACGAACAAAATATGCGATCTTTAAACGTATTGCGTCATAAAAATCCTGACATAGACATATTTCCAGCCAACGGAGCATGCCAAATCGCTGAATTTAGCGACTCCGGCTTGGATGTGCTTAATATGCCAGTGCTAAAATATAGTAATTATGAAGAGATCTTAATTCAATTGGGTATAACAAAAAATATAATCGAGATGGAACATAATGATAACACCAACACAAATAATAACGGTGAATGGACATCAGATATGTGCGAAGAATATTTTTTAAAAATATTAAGCGCTCATCGAGCAGCTAATAACGATGATTGGCTAAAGGCTGGATTTGTGTTGAAACAGATTGATGAATATAATTTCAATATATTTGATAAATTCAGCAAACGATCAGCTGAGCATTATACTAATACCAATGAAATACGTCAAAGATGGAAAGGATTCCCAAGTGAATATAAATCCGGCGGAGTATCGATTGGCACAATTTTACATTGGGGTAAAGAAGATAATCTAGAAGCCCATAATGCATTTAAAGAAAAATATTTACACAATGCAAAAATTTTAAGTGAGTTTGATAAAATATATATACCCATTAAAGAAGAAATTGAACAAACATGGTGCAAATTATTGAATCCAGTGCTATATGTGAGATTATATAATAATGATGTTCAATTAAGGTCGATAAGAGACACTGCTGAATTTTTCAAAAATAAAAACTTTGAGATTATTACTAGATCTGATGACAAGAAAAAACCTATTGTTAAAAAATATAATTTCTTCGATATATGGAGAGCCGATCCAAATATTAAAACAAAAGAATCCATAATATTCCAACCAAATTTATCTAAAGCTGATCCGAAAGATTATAACCTATTTACTGGATTTAAATATGCTAGCACCAGAAAAGGCAAACTTGCGGCAGAGTTTAAAAAAGTAATTGATTTTATATTTGTTACTGAGCAAAATATAATTTATTTTTTTTCATGGGTCAGTCATATAATTAATTTTCCCTGGATAAAAACAGGTAAAGTTATTGTATTATATTCTGAAATACATGGCGCTGGTAAAAATTCAGTATGTGAATTGTTGATTAAATTATTTGCCAAATATGCATCTAAAGTTAAGAGTATCGATGATTTTTTAGATAGATTTAACGCGAATTTATGTAATAGATTATTCACGTATGGTGACGAAATAACGGCGAAAGCATCAGATCTTGCCAACGAGTTGAAAAATGTAATTACACAGTCAGAAATAATACTAGAGAAAAAGGGTGTTGATAAGATCGTTATGCTAGATTATAATAATTACATGTTTACGACAAATAATGAAGTAACATTTAAAATCGAATTAGGAGATCGCCGTTATTTTTTAGTAGAAGTAATTGGCAAATTAGACCCACAAGATTATAATGATTTTTATATGGCAATGGAAGATGAGGTTAAAATGGAAGAATTATTTAATTATATTAAAAATTATGATGAAGAAAAATTAATAAAAAACATTAATACGAAATTACCACCTATGACTCCTTACAAGACGCGTCTAATAGGTGAAAAACTGCCTGCGCATATACAATATATATACAGAGAAGCAGCAAACTTGAGCAATAATATAATTAAAGCCCGCACATTATTTGTGCAAACAAAAGAATATGCGAAAAAACACAATCTAAGTCAGTCATACACCGAAACCAAATTTGGTAACGATATTTCGTTTATTAGGAAGGAACGTAAAAGAGATGGACTATATTATATATTTCCGGATCGTAAAACACTTTTGCAATTATTAAAAACACATGATGAAATGTACTACTATGTAATGGGTTGCGAAAATATAGAAATAAATGATGATGCAGAAGAGGCATCTACCTTTTTATATAATATATAAATTTATAATCTTACATATATCTATTTAATATATGCACTAAATAGATATTTTAGATGGTGTAGGGTATATTGTCACTCTGTTAAAATGTATATAGATGGTATAATTATATTATAGATAGATATAGTTGTATATATGAGGTATAATCATATACTAATAAATATTAACATAGATGGTGTATAGTGTGTAGGGTGGTATTTCCAACTATACACAGATGGTATAATGTTACATAATATGCTTATAGTTGTATATATGAAGTATATTTATATAGATACAATTATTAATATAGATGGTGTAGGGTATGTAGGGTTTTTGGCCAAAATCGCAATACAAAAAATGATTTTTACAAATAAAAAATGAATGAATTCGCATGCCAACCCTACACCATCTGATGTAAATAGCCAAATTGCTATAAATAATTTATATATTAGATGTTTTTACGGTAAGTGAATACAAAATAATAAATAATGTAGAGTTAAAAATAAATAAATTGGCTATACATGAGTGACGTATAATCTACTTAATTTAATCTGGCATCTTAAAAAATTGATATTTTAAATTCTACTTAAATAAATAAAATAAAAATATATATTATGAGTGAGCAAAAACTAAGTAACCTATATGAAAAATATCCGAATATGGATGAAGATTTGGCAGTTGACATAGACAATATGGTAAATGATATCGTCGGAGAGCAAGCACGGCAACATATTACAGTTATCAAACAATTAAAAAAAGAATTCAAAGATTTGGACGATAAATTTAACAAAGTGTGTGATGATTTAGAACTACAAGAAAAAGTAAGACAATCGGAACGTATCTACAGACAATAGTTACCGACTTTGCGACAAAGTATGAATGTTCGTTTTCGTATGTTGTGGGATGATTTATCACAAGATGTCAAAGATAAGTATCATAATGGTTTAGCAAAAGGATTTATAACAAGAGATATTTTAAACGACGGAGGTGTTAAATTTGCACTATTAGTGCTGAACGATATACATAATAGTGTTAGTAAAAAAACTTGTAAATATTATATGGATTTGAATAATACATTTCATCCCAAGGTCTTACCGGTTAAAACTAATTTGCACAATTGTATCGTGAAACTTAAAGATATCGCCCCAAACTTGCCCAACGACATTGATATTGAGGTGTTGGAAGAATTAGATAGATTGAATTAATATTAATACATTTAAGTTTAAACAATATATTACTAATCCATAGTAATATATTATGCAAGACATGCAAGACTATTACGATTCAACAATAACGCTTTTTTTCAAAACTATGACCGCTATGTACGATGAATTATATAACGAATGTCTTGCGACATTAAAAAAACCTTTTCTTTATTACGATTTTAACGATATTACATTATATCGTGCACCTACAGATGAAAAGGCAGAAATATCGAATGGTGATAGATACATTCTACATATAATGAAGCAAATGTATATGTATAAAAAGCCAATGATGGTTCATATTGATCTCGAAAGTGCGACGAAAACTACAGAATATCGTGGCAATGATATTCAAACATGTATTATGTGTAAAGGAAGTACGAGAAATGCACATCATCGTTATCTCGCATTACAATGTTACGACGCAGGAAACACGATGAATATGATATTAGATGAATTGATGTATGGTGATGATCCTAATTATGACTCAAGAACATCGAAAACATTGGATAAATATGAAGAAAAAGAAGACGAAGGAGTGAGACTAGCAGTATGTTATAAATGTTTAGCCGAAGATGATTATTTTGATAATAGACCGTTAATACATTTAATACCAAGTAATAGAACGTTTGAAGTCGACCATACATTCATTATGAACAATTAATAAGAAGACTAAAAAGAAAAATAGCCAACTGTATAAAGTTTATCATAACCTCCAGACATAGCACTAGCACTAGCACTAGCACTAGCACTAGCACTAGCACTAGCACTAGCACTAGCATTAGTACTAGCATTAGCATTAGGATTAGTATTATGAATACCATTAATAAATACCAATCTTTTTGGTACCATACGCGCGATATTGGCTAACTGTAAAGGTGATAGATTTATGCTATTTATATTATTACTATACTGTTCATTACTTATAAATAGATATTCTAAAGATGTTAATTCAGATATATCGATTGGTTTATTAAAATTGTCGCCAAATTCCAGACGTGTTAATTTGGGTAATTTTTGCAATGCATCAACTGGCTGGTTAAATTTATTACCGAATTTAAGCGATGTTAAATTATTCAAATTTGCTAATGCATCTATTTTTTGATCGAAATCATTACCGAATTTAAGCGATGTTAAATTATTCAAACTTGCTAATGCATCTATTTCTTGATCAAAATAATCACCGAATTCAATATGCGTTAAATTGGTTAAATATCGTAATACATCTATTTTTTGATTAAAAATACCAGTCAATCTAAGTATTGCTAATTTGGACAAATTTTTTAATACATCTATTTTTTGATTGAACCGGTTAGCAAACGTAAGATCTATTAAATTGGTTAAATCCGCCATTGTATGCATTAGCTCGACGTCTGCATATATCACTAAATATTTCAACTTATTTAATCCTGTAAAATCTATATCATTAATAAAATAACACTCCAATCCCTCCAAATTCCTACACTGTTCTACAAAATGTTTAATTTGTTTATATGTTAAACCTATATGTCCAAGATCATATGTGTCTATTTCTCTAACGTTATCTAAAAAACCATCATTAACTATCTGTGCACGACTTTTAATATTATATAAACTATGTAATCTTCGCCAATGTATATCCTCATTCAAATTATCAGATATTGGCATATATAATGCATGAGCAAGATCTTTATATAGATCTGGATCATAAGATGCAATTCCACGATTCGCATTGAACATATCGTTTAATTTACTAATAGTACTATCTTGAATGACGCTAGAACTGGCTGCAGCAGAAGTTTGTATAGAAGATACATCTACTAATGTATTATTTGTATTTGAACTTTTATCCATAATATATATATTAATAATATAATATTTTAGTAAAAGAATTACTGACGTTAAATATATATATGAAAAAATGAAAAATATACTCTTATAACTGAACATACTAAGTATGTCCAGAAAACAATGACGACTAAACAAGAAACAAATATCGTTCAACATAATAACACTGGTATTAACCTAATTGATACCAGTATTAATAATATGTTATGTTTACAGATAAGAGATGTTCGAAAATAAGAAATTTACATATTCAACAGCTGCAGCATTAGTATGTATGTTATCATTTACTAAAAATAATACAATCAGCGGATAAATAATATGTATAATTATTTGAAAACATTTCGTCAACAAGAGAAAGAGAGCGAAAAATGTTATGAAATTGAAATTAAGGATGAAAATACAAGTAGCTCGGTAGAAATTAATTTATCATCTATTTCTAATATCATATTATTCTCTCTCACATATTTATAAATTTTAATTCTGATTTTCATTTTATCATGAAAATCATATTTGTGTACAAAATTCCAAAATTCAACTATGTTCTTCTCATTTAATCGTTCTAATACAATATCTTCCAATTCTAAATTATCCATATCTTTCTTAATAATGTTATTTAACTCATCCAATTGTCCATCTGTCGGATCTGTATAGAAATTTGTCAATACAATTGATTTCCCGATAATAGTTCGCAAAAGATCATAATTTGACATAATTATTATAAATAATTTTTTTGTTATAATTAAAAGTACTAAATACTGTCCTAATGAATATCATGATGGAATTCTTAAAGAAATACATACTAGAGCCAATTAGGAACTAACGATCCGTTGACAATTATTAATATCTATTCTGGTTAAACATATTAGACATTTGTCATTCGCTAGTGTTTCGAGACATGATATACAGTGGCAATGTAAATGTTTATTTTGACAATTCAAATTAATTCTGATATTATCGTCTGTTTTGCATATCAAACACACTTCATCCGAGATTATTTTCCGTTTAATCATATTTATTTCTTTGTTCCACTGTAACTTATTAATTTTCCACTCTACTATTTTACCATTCTCGATCTCTAAATAATAATCATCACATAAAGTTGCCAACCATTCTGCAAGCCCAACATTATAGCGGCAGGCCGATATAAATGCTTCGTCATTTTCAGCACGGATATCAATATTTCCATCTAAGGACCATAGCCATTTAGCAATTTCTAAATATCCACGATCACAAGACCAACGAAATGCAGTTTCCTCACATGCATGTATATTAACACGACCATCTAAGGACAATAACCATTTAGCTATCTCTAAATGTCCGTAACCACAACTGTAACAGAATGCAAAATCATCATTTGTGTGTATATCAATAGTGTGGTCCAATGAAAGTAACCATTTAGCGACTTCTAATTGTCCGTTACTACAACTGAAACGAAACGCACCTTCTTCACGTGCATGTATATCAATAGTTTGGTCTAATGAAAGTAACCATTTAGCGACTTCTAATTGTCCGTTACTACAACTGGTCAAAAAAACATTTTCATTGACTGTATATATATCAGTAGTGTTATATAAAGACCATAACCATTTAGCTATTTCTAAATGGCCATTAGCACAACTTTCACAAAATGCTACATCATTTTCTGCATGTATATCAATGTTTTGGTCCAATGAAAGTAACCATTTAGCTACCTCTATATGTCCATTAGCACAACTGAAAGTGAACGGCTGTTCGTCATGCGCATGTACATCTATACTATCATCTAATGACCATAACCACTTAGCAGCTTCCAAACGGCCGTTACTACAAATGTAACGAAATGCATATTCGTATTTTTCATGTATATCAATGTTTTGATCCAATGAAATTAACCATTTCGCGACTTCTATATTACCATTACCACAACTTTCACAAAACGCTTCTTCATTATATACATGCACATTAATACGACCATCTAAGGACCATAACCATTTAGCAACTTCTAAATGACCATTGCTACAACTTTCACGAAATGCTTCTTCATTTTCTGCATGTATATATGTGTCTTGGTCCAATGAAAGCAACCATTTAGCGACTTCTAAATGTCCAAAAGCACATGACCAACGAAATGCACAGTAGTTGTCTGTATGTATATAAATATGACCATCTAACGAAAGTAACCATTTGGCGATTTCTAAATGGCCGTTCTTACAACTCTCACGAAATGCTTCTTCATTATTTCTATGTATATCATATGACGGATTTTCTAATAAATGTTGTTTTGCTTCATTTAGCTGGCCATTTTTAATGAATTCTATGAATTGCATATTTGATATATTATATTATATAAATTAATACATAGAACATGAATTTCAAATTTTACATAAATTAAACATCCAATTTAGCTGTTATAGTAAATAGAAAAAAATGAAATATTTCCTCATTATTAGGCCATTAAGAAGAATATTTAAAAACAATGGGCAAGATATACAGGCTCAAACGTGAGCATCTTAATACTTATAACTACAACACTGATGATAATAAACTTAGAGCTAATCAAATGTATGCGAATTTAATCGAACATTATAATCTTAGTGGAGGGGCGCATTTTTTTCTGGAATCCGTCAAATTATTAACGTCTACAACATTGTCAGTAATTGGTATTGATGTTGGACAAATGCACATTGCTGAACGTAACGAAGGTGATTATTTAACCATGTGTCAACATTTGCTAAATGTTTGGCATGGATCTACGATAGATTATTTTTCACAAACAAATACTATTTTTAATAGCATTTGGTTGGATTATACGGGATCTGCTTATGGTAATAAATCACAAAATCACAATCCGTGCAAAGATCTACAGACCATTTTATATCGTAATTTAATACAGAACAATGGAATAATTGGATTTACCTTTTCTACACGAAACGGCAAAAGAGATGGTCGTCTCAGACGTAATCGTCCTTATCGCTGCCATTTACCGTTATATATGTTGCAGCAATCTCATCGTTATAAATTATTTGATCGATTAGAGGATCAGATAGCATACAAAGAGAAGCAAGAAATTATAAGTGTATGCGAAACGGCATTTATAGGTTTTTCGCAACAATACGATTACAGAGTTGTAGATTTTTTCAAATATGAGAGGATTAATCGGAAACAAATTATGTACACATTTTTCATTCAAGTTCATCGACTGTAATATGGGAACAATTTTTATTTATGTATAAATCATGTTGTATAATATGAACAACTTTATATTATCACTCTGCAATAGAGGTATCGATTTAAAAAGTAAAATATCCTATACAACTGAGTTTATTATTACCGCCTGACATAGCACTAGCACTGGCGGCGGCATTATGACTATCAGATACTATATACTCCGGAATGCTATGCACCAAATTAGCCAATTGCTGTGGCGGCATATATATTTTATGACTATAATACCTATTACTTATAACTAGATGTCTCAAAGATGTTAGTCTAGATATGTCAATTGGCTGATTAAAACGCCCACCGAAGTCAAGCTGTGTCAATTTAGTTAAATTTTTCAATGCATCGACCGGCTGGTTAAAATTATTGCCGAATTCAATAACTTCTAAACTGGTTAAATATTTTAATGCATCAATATCTTGATCGAAATCATCACCAAACTTAAGATATATTAAATTGGTTACATATTTTAACGCATCTATGTTTTGATTGAAATTACCACCAAATACGCCATTTACATCACCGAATTCAAGATGTGTTAATTTAGTTAAATATTTTAATCGGTCAATTGGTTTATTAAAATTTCTACCAAATGTAAGATGTGTTAAATTAGTTAAATTTTCTAATGGGTCAATTGATTTATTAAAATTTCTACCAAATGTAAGATGTGTTAAATTAGTTAAATTTTCTAATGGGTCAATTGATTTATTAAAATCGTTACCTAATGTAAGATGTGTTAAATTGGTTAAATTTTTTAATGCATCCACATCTTGATTAAAGCTAGCATCAAATGTAAGGTCGGTTAGTTTGGTCAGATCTTTTAATGCATCTATTTTTCGATTAAAAGGAAAATACAACGCAAGTTTTGTTAAATTGGTCAAATTTTTTAATACATCTATATCTTGGTCAAAATTGCCAAATATAAGAGTTGTTAAATTGATCAAGTTTGCCATGGTGTCTATATGTTTAATATAGCCATGTACGTGTAAATATTTCAACTTGGTCAAACCTGTAAAATCTATATCATAAGCATCATAACAGTACAAATATTCCAAATTTTTGCACTGTTCTATAAATTTTTTAACTTGCTCTGGCTCTAGCCCCACTTGTGCAATATGTATGGTATGTATTTCTCTAACAGTATCTAACAAATAATCTTCAAATATCTGTTTCCTAGATTTAATATTATATATGGTAAGTAATTTTTTCCAATGTTCATTGTTGTTTAAATCATCCGGGATTGGCATATATAATACATATGCAAGATTTATATATAATTCTGGATCATATGATGCATTTCTACGATTTGGAGTAAACATCTCGTTCAACGTACTAATAGTGGAACTCCGAGTCGTTGCTGGTTGTACAGCAGTCATATCTACTAATGTATTGGTATTATTCGTACTTTTGTCCATGATATATATATATACCGATATGAAAAAATTGAACAATAATATTTATATTACCCATAAATAGTTATATTTATCAAACACACAAATGAGCAGACGAAACGCAGGCATTTACAAGGCACAACGTAGTGAGCAATTCCATAATCAACACCTAACAGATGGTCAACGATTCGCCAGGGGCCTCGAACACATCAATATTGATCTCGACCGTATGATAGTTATTGAATTGGACAAACATTTTACTGATCCGGCCGCACTTATAAAGACGACCGGTAATTATATCACTCTAAGTAAGGAATTGTGTGAATTTTTGTCCACTGATGAAGTTCAACCATACTGTTACGTATCTAATTCAGAAGAAACAAAACGTTTATCGTTGCATGACCCAACAGTAGCGGCAAACATAATTAACTTATTAAACAAATACGGAATTTCAGAGGAAAAGCGTAATATATTGTTAGGATGTAATGAAATTATCTATTCGTCATTGGCTGTCAAATATCATGGCGAATGGACATGGATTAACAGAGCGGAATCATATATCGTTCCTGAATTGGATATCTTAATATTGATTCTCATAAATGCTAGCATATACAATCCATATTGCTTGGACATGTCTTAAATTGCAAAAAAATTGAATTTTGTTATTATTGGTTTATTTTATGTTATAAGTAATTAAACAACAAATATGTCATCGTATATCTATCTACTTATAGAACGAGAATTTACTAAGACCGGAGAAAATATCTACAAAATAGGTAAAACCAGGCAAAACAATGATAAGCGAATAAAACAATATCCAAAGGATTCCGTATTGTTAATACAAAAAAGATGTATCGATTGCGATGTAACCGAAAAAGAATTAATATCTATATTCAAACAAAAATACAAACAGCGTCGTGATATCGGTACAGAATATTTTGAAGGCGAAGCCAACGACATGATACTTGAAATAGAAAAATATATTAATAATTATGATTCGATTTTACCATCCCAAATAACTGCAAGTGTCGCATCGTCTTCTGGTGGCAGTAGTTGGGCAGGCTGGAGTAGCTCTGCGAAGTGGACATCCACAACGACTGGGCCTTTCGGTTCTAGTAGTTGGGCAAATTGGCCCAGCAACATGAACCAAAATACAAATACGGCCAATTGGTCTAACAACACGAACCAAAATTCGAATATGACAAATTGGTCTAGCAACACGAACCAAAATACAAATACGGCCAATTGGTCTAACAACATGAACCAAAATTCGAATATGACCAATTGGTCTAACAACATGAATCAAAATTCGAATACGGCCAATTGGCCTAACAACATGAACCAAAATACAAATACGACCAATTGGTCTAACAACACGAACCAAAATTCGAATACGGCAAATTGGCCTAACAACATGAACCAAAATACAAATACGACCAATTGGTCTAATCCCCTGAGCCAAAATTCGAATATGACAAATTGGTCTAACTACACGGATCAGACAACCAATTGGTCTAATTCCGATAACCAGACATCTAATTGGTCTAATCCCCTGAGCCAAACATCAAATACGGCAAATTGGTCTAGGCCTATTAATCAAGCATCTAATTGGTCTAACTCCGATAACCAGACATCTAATTGGTCTAATCCCCTGAGCCAAACATCTAATTGGTCTAATCCCCTGAGCCAAACATCAAATACGGCAAATTGGTCCAGGTCTGTTAATCAAACATCTAATTGGTACACATAAATGTAACGAATGTGATGATTAATAAATGATTTTCTTTATACTAAAATATTTATCCGGAAGTGGCTAACTTTTTTAATACCACTCGTATCTACAAGCCTACGAGCGTGGCCCATTGCTATTCCGCTCATAAAATCATCAAAACTATGATCAATATCATAATCTCCATCCATAAACCATTCTTTTTTTAGGCTCTGTGATAATAGTTAGTTTGTAAGCTTTCGTTATATCAAATAACTCTCTGAAATTTGTCAGGTCCCGATAATATTTACTGTATTAAACGTATATATGCTAGTGACATTTAACGCGTTGCTAAAAGATACGAAGTTCTTTAAGTAATTTTGCATGGCATTCCGAAAATTACGCAAAATTTCATTAAAAATTATATTTTCAAGCGAATCATTTTCACATTCATCTGTATATAATTTAAAAGTTTTTCCTGTAATCAGTTTTTGTCGCGTAGATATTTAATTTCAACTCCGATTTTTTCTCTCAATGAGGATACTTCTTCGTCTGTTAGCCTATAATCGTTTTCGTTTAATTTGCGCAGCATCTATTATATTATAACGTTTCAAATGATTGTATTATCAATTTTTATATAAATTAAAATATTATACTTTCTAACTCGTCATGAATGGTGCTAATATATCATTCGTATTATTTCTAATCTTGTTGTGAATTAAATGATGAATTATATCAACAGGCGTATATACACCTTCAGGAATACGCTTAAGCAAATCCTTGTCAATCGATTTCCCAATTATCTTAGCATACATACATTCAATTTGATAATGGTCAGCCTTTTTTAATTCCATTTTAACATCGACTCTGCCTTGACGCACCAATGCTGGATCGAGATTATTTATATGATTCGTCGTCATAATAAACATCGTATTTTCGACACATAATGTCCCATCCAATAAATTTAGTAAGTATGATAACGTTAGGTTATCATTTTGTGTTCTCAATGCGTTTGATATACTATCAAATTCTTCGCTAGAACTGGAATTACTTGTTGCTGCAATACGAGGTTTAACGATATCGGTCATACAATCGATATCCTCGAACACTATAATATTGTCACCAGTACATTCCTTGATAACGTAGTCAAACAATTGTTTCAATTCCGCGTTGGTATTGATATTTTTCAAATCGACGTAATATATATTACGTTTGGCATACGATGCGATTGTTTTTATGGTAGTAGATTTACCTGTACCTGGTTCTCCGTATAATAAAATGCCTAATTTATGAGGTATTTCAAACTCTTTATAAATTTGCATCGAATTACAAAAATTATACAGCATATTCATTAGCAATTCCTTATCATCATGACGTAAATATAACGTATCAAATGATTTAGAACATTCATTAATTTTGCTGCTTTTTAATTCAATTATGGTTTCATCAGTTGTAATCGTGGCAGGTGGTAGATCAGCAAGCAAAAGCTTAGCTTTATTTTCATCTGTTACATGTTTAATTAATACTACACGTTGTGTATATTCTGGATTAGGTGCCGAGTTAGTCTTAATTTGTCTGTCAAAAATTAACTGATAGATTGATATTTTATGTGTGTTTTTTTTAAGTTTCACAATATCATTATAAAACTTTTGAAATTCAACTGGTAGATCAACATCGTCGCTACATCCTAATAATTTAATCGATACGCTTTTTGTTTCTATTTTATTGCCCAGATCGATATTTTCAACTGCCTTATATATCGACATAAATGCCTCTAGTTTCATTACTAAAGCACTTCTATAATTGTTAAGATTCATATGCGGATGTTTGCTTAGATAATTCGCAGGTAAACTAATTGTATTGATGACGCAAAATGTTTTATATGAATTATTTGTCATAATTTTTATATCTACAATGTAAAAGTTGGTATTTTGATCAGCTACTTGGAAGCCGCAGTCATACCCCATTGCAAAAATTAATAATATTTCTGCGCTAACAATGGCAGGATTAATAGACAGTTTACCATTCAATTTCATATGAAAACCAAGCGCGAGCCACATCATATCTGGAATATCGTAGATCTCGCGCTTGGTCAAAGTTGTTAATCCTTTAGCAAGAATATTGTATATCGTATATTTATCATTTTCCGCATCATATTGATATTCGATAATTCGTTGATCGTGAATATATAATCGACGCAAGGCATTTTGCATCTTTTCTTTTAGCTCATCATCTTTAATTAGATCCGTTAAGCATTTCGGGCTAGTAATTGTGCCGAATAATATCCTGTCTGCTCCAACAGCCGTGTCATATGAAATTATGCTGTCGTCTTTAGTGTCTAAGCGGATGTTATTAATGATGCCAGTAAACTTATCTGTAGTGAATCTAATCGTATTATATAATCGAGAAATAATACCGTTTTTAAGGTGGCAATTGGCCATATCCTTATCGATCATCGTATTCGGCAAAGACATAACACTAGAAATAAACGCGAGATATTCTTCTGATTTGACGTCTAAAACTATATTCGCTGTGTTTTTTTCAAATGTTTCTACAACTTCAGTTACTTTGCGTACTTCCTGTTGTCGAAAACATGTACTCATGTAGCTACATATACCGCTTACGCCTTTGACTGTACTATTCTTAGCAACAGTTAATACTTCTTTCGCACAATCTCGAATATCCTGCATATATAGCATACATACCAATGCAGCGGCTGTTGAATACGTGAACTTTTTATTTTCAAACATATCTTTTATATGTAAATATAATAAGTTGTTTATACCTGCATCAATAAGGTTAAAACCGTTATTATTTTGAACAATGTTTGTTTCTTGTTTAGTTGCCATTTGATTTTGATATATAGATATTATAATGTATCCAATTGTATTTTCAATTTTTACATCCATTAAATCTAGAGGCAGCGCCAGCGATAAAATGTATAAAGTAATTTCAAGGATAAAATTGAATTATGTACGATCTGATCTGTAATAATTAAATTTAAAGTATAATAACTATGTCTATTGCAGATAAGAAAAATGACGCTGCCAGGTTCTTAACCGTTTGTGTTGACTTTTTCGATTCGAATTTCGTCGATACACCACGGTGTCTTAGTTTGGCATGTTTCGATGGAAGAGAAGATGTTGTAAATGATTTAAAATATTTTAATTTCCAAATAATCGATAGAGGTCATCCAGGGAAAAAGGTAGATATTGATTTGGATTATGAAGTTAAATTGCCTAAAGAGGCAGATGCATTAAATATTAATTTTTCGAAAGTAATTTTATATTTTGATTGTACATGTTTCAACAATTGTCGCTATCTCATTAGTAAACCATATATTTCTAAACGTTGCGTAGTACTCGACGGCGAACAGAAACAGGCACCTATTACCGTTGTTCCAAAGGATAGTTGCACCAGTTCTTTACCGATCTTCGGTCCTTCGGAAAGAACGGACAACTATCCTTTGGAACAAGGGTTAAATTTATTCCGAAGGACCGAAGATCGGTAATAAATAGATTTCTTTACCGATCTTCGGTCATTCGGAAAGAAATTGTTTACCGTAGATGATATTTTTTCGGCCACGAAATGTGTACTAGACCAACATAGATACACAGGACATTGTGCCACAATTCAAAAATTTGTGGCCAGACAGACAAATAACAACGATGATATATTAGAATTAGATGTTGTAAATGATTCATTATAATGTTGTAATTGTATAAAGTAATTTATTTATAATTTAGATAATTGATGTATAGTAGGTATAACACATTCTTTGACAGCATCATATTTGAAACTATAACTGTCACATAATTCACATAACCATTCTATAATGTTCATTCTGCCATTACGCCAACTTTCTCTACACATTGCGAGAAATAATTTATCGTCTTCTTTTCGTATGTTATATGGTCGTCCTAATTTATGTGATAGTTCATATAACCATTCTGCCACGGGCAAACGACAGTGATGACAACTAAGATATAATGCTAATTCATTTCTATTATATATATCATATGGCTTTCCGATTTTCAAAGACAAATTATACAGCCATTTTAATTTATTGTACGCGCTTTGTCTCGAACAACAATCGAAAAATAAAATATCATCATCATAATGTATATCTACAGGAGAATCAAGATTCTGCGACAACTCATAAAACCACGCCATCCGATCACAACATTTACTATGATCAGATAACATAACTCTGCAGAATATGTCGTTCTTATGTTGTTCGAAATTAAATGGAGAAAACAGTGAAACTAATGATGAAGGACAAATGGAGAATGTATCTATATCAACTGTACATATGCCAATTGATGATATGCAACAATCAAAGAAAGCGTCCAAAAATAGTAAACGCGTCACTGTGATCGAAGTATAAATATAAATTGAATAATTAAAAAAATTGAATTAATTAACATTTGACATCTATCTATATATTTAAATACTAATTTACAATGACGTATATATTGTCATATGATAACCCACTCAGAGCTCGTGTAGTATACGATGATGTCGATGAAATACCAATAGACCCCTCTGTCACGCCTGAATTAACAACGGCAGATGATATTAGACTTGCATTTAACGTACCATATTCGTCTGACTATAAATGGTTAATTAATTGTGTTTCAGTCGAAAAAGAGGATGATGCAATAGTATTAAAGTACCACGGATATAGTTATATTTATAAACATGACGAGGAGCGTGAAAACGATTTCACGATACGGATAGATGACAAATATATTACGATCAATTTCGATAAATTTCATAAATATTATCATTGGTCGACACATGAATATGACACTAGTATCAGCAGCAATAATGTCACTGTCAAAATAGCCGCGAAATGGCTCGCCGCTGATCAACTACCGCCAATGCCCAATATGTTCAAGGATATTGTAGACGATTCACCATGTTGTGCCATACATGTCGGAAAGAATTTATATTTAGCGATGTGTCAAATATATAATAATAAAGAGTTGTTGGCGAGACTGAAAATATCAACCCCGAATCATATAAAAATTGATTAATTTATCACATGGTAACAATTATACAATAAATTAATAATATGGAACACGGAACAATTGATGAATATCTACCAGAGTGTGATACGAACTATGGTGCTATACTGGCTTATGGCGGACGTGGAGTAATAGAAGATGGCTCCTCATCTCAAATTGCTTTTACTGATGGATCGGCTGTTACAGCCGACCCTGGAGCAGAAGTGATTAATAAAACGCCAATCGTTGCAGATAAAGGTAATATCGTCAAAAATGTTAAAATTGATTCTGAAAATTTTAATTTGGATGAGTTTCTAAAAGAGAACAACGCAGCGGCCGACAGTCATATATTTTACAAAGAGTATAAATCTGTTTTCCCTCCTATTAAAATAGATAATAATACACGTTTTACTGGAACGTTACAGATAACATTGTTTGACAATAATGTTATTTATATCAAAAGAATAAAATAATATATGCATGTTACCTGAACCTCGATTAATAATTGTCTTTTTTTATTTTATTGAAATCTCTTGAAGTCAATTCATAAGCCGCTACATCAAAGTTGATAAAACTTTATAAAAGCCTTACTATATACCATATTAATATAGTCAAATTATCGGGAAAAGCCATTTTAATGACCTTTCTTAGTATGTATTGATAAATTCTACTTTATTATGGTCCAACTTTTTATTGACATGTAGCATGCCATTTTTAATAGTCTTTTTTATTGACCATTAAAATAGATATTTCTTGCTCCATTTACATCTCTATCTATTTGTGTCAAACAATAATCACATTCATATATTTTGTTTCCTCCTAAATTTTCTTTATATTCTCCACAATATGAACATGTTTTTGACGTATATTTTTCATTTACTAATTTATATATGTTCCCTCTTTCCTTACATTTAAATTCTAATCTTTGACGGAATACAAAATATTTCGTTCTTAAACATGCTACTTTTTGGCTATTTGTTAATACTTTACTTTCTTTACGTACTATACTTTTGGGACTCATATCACCTATATATATAGTATCATAGTTACTAGTGAGATATTTTATACTTTTCCATTGAAGATCATCTATTAAATTACTTATTTTTCGATTTATTATTATTTCATTTTTCTTTTTAATATTTTCTTTTATATTCTCATTTGCCTTTATTGTGTTTAGCCTTTTAATTTTATGCTCTATAATTCGATTAACATTATCACCCATATTAATAACGCCATTTTCGGTAATTCCAGTCATAAATGTCCTTAATCCTGGATCTAATGATATTATCTTATTTGTTTTAGTTCTAATAGTACTATTAATATCATAAGGAATAAATAAACTATATTTATTTGTCTGTTTATTGTAATTTATTTTAACTGCCTTTTTAATATTATTTAACGTATAATTTGTATTGTTATATTCATAATTAATATGTCCAAATATTTTCGGACATATATTATTGTTTATTATATAATTTGGTTCAATTTCTATTGTTTGAGAGTTTCTATTATGATTCCAATAACGTAATTTATAATATTTAATATTACCAGATCTAAGATTAGATCTAGCAGAAGCAATATTAGTAGCAACTAAATGGATAGCCGTATCTAATATATGTGTATATATGTTATATTTATTTTTAATTTCGTTTTTAACGTTTAATAATTTAGACCTAAGAGTGTAAAAAGAAAGATCTTTCCAATTAATATTATTATTTTTAATATTATGACGCATAAGCGGATATAAATTGCGAACATAATAAATAGTTTCATTATACATTTTGGTATAAGCTTCGAACCAATTATGAATAATTATTTTTTGTTGCAAAGTAAAATTAATATTTATCTTATTACATTTAGTAATAGAGACACTTTTGATTGGTAACTTAGATACTATAGATGGGCATCTAAAAAAAGCATTTTTCTCTAAAATAGTAAACCAAGAATTAGAATTAATATAATTAGTTGAATTGAAAAAAAATAATGGTAAAGAAAATCTATGTCGCATAATTAAAGGCAACATAATAAGATTAACAATATTCCTCCTCAGTTCAAATATTATAGTATAAGATAAATATAGAGCCAATCAATAAAAAGTTCAATTTTTAATAAAAATATGTAAGCAATATTGATTTATATTACTCGCTAAGCGAGTAATATAAACTTATCGCGCGGACACAGCAAGGCTGGTCCTTGCGGTAAAGAATTATAAAGAAATGATGTTACTAGTTGCAGCCCAGTGTAGTAATGTTTGTCTAATTGCTGGACTAACTGAATAATCATTATATGCCTTTTTCTGACGTAAAATTAATTTTACTAACCACTTACGAAATCTACTATTTGGACCCGCGGTGTTTAGCCATCTAGCAATCTGTCTTTCATCGTCGGGACCTCTATTACCCATAAAAAAACCACAATACCACATGACCCAACCATATGGATCATATTTTGTGATCCAACCGTTATCTTCCCAAAATTCCAACGTCGTACCAACTTTTACTTTATATTTATTTATATTTTTATCATAATCTTTCCATTGTCTAGTTAAATGATCTTCTGGTACATTACGCCACCATGATGTTGGATAATTATGATGTAGATTTTTATAATGTTTTTTGGTAATATTTGAATAAATGGGCCTCCAATAAGTTCCTCCAAAACTGCCCATTTCGAACATTTCTTTTGGCGAAACATTTGGTCTAAAATCGGGACGGTCATTAAAAATATATTCGCCATAACTATTTTGTTTTGGCATATTTATATTATACCACTAGATATTAACTAATGATATATTTAACTGACATTTCTGGTAGCAGTCCAGGTAAAATTGAAAAACTAATTCTGAGTAGTTTAATAAATATACCAATACACATTATACATGTACAGACGTTCATATTCTCATTTAATAAAGTTACAATATCTTTCAGACATTCATTTGGAATTTTATAATAAGACACAAATTGACGAATTTATCAGACAATTTAAAGTAATAGCTCCCATCTGCATTTTAGCCGGCGATATTGGCTATCCATATTCGTCAAGTTATCAATTCTTTTTGGAGCAGATGAGTTTTAAATTCAATAAGGTATTTCTCGTCCATGGCAATCATGAATATTATCAATTGAAGGAAAATAAAAATAAAACGATGTTAGATATAATCATCAAAACCGAGCAAATCGTAGCTGGTATGCCAAATGTCCATTTTTTGAATAATTCGTGTTATGATTTAGCATCATATCGCTTCGCTGGAACTACTATGTGGTCTGAGCTAAGTGATCCAAAGTATATAATAAATGACAAACACGTAATACATGAGTATTCGATGGATAAAATTAACGACCTACATGCTAGAGCAAAACAATTCATACATGACACCACAGAAAAAAGCATATTGGACAAGCAGGAAATAATTATGGTAACACATCATCTGCCAACTTTAAAGGCAATTCATCCTAAGTATAAACGATATGAAAATTATAATCAATGTTTCGCATCGGAGTGCAGTCATTTAATTAAGCCACCAATAAGAGGTTGGATATTTGGTCATACACATACGAAAATGCAGTTCGTCGAAAACGATGTATTGTGTCTGGCTAATCCGATTGGTTATCGATATGAAAATAATCCGATCAATAATGAAACGATAGATATATAGAAAAATATTTTAAACTAGGTGCAGTTGGCTTTATTAGATATACACAATCTGTCGCGCGATCTCCATTTCTTTTATGAAATTCGGATCCCAACAACATACTTGTAAATATCCATCGTACATCGCTTTAAATGTTAGCAAGTTATATAAATGTTCCGTTGTTGGTTGTAATTGATATTTTTTGTATGCAGTTGATAGTTCAAATCTAGTTTGTCTTAACAACGGAATGATTTGTGTACTATCGCGCTTCTTTTTTCCCGGGTCATATTCATCAAATATCTTCTGTCTCTCGCGCAAGAAGTATGCATGTTCTGTTGACTCGTTAATAATCTTTATATTCCAGTCGCTATTATTATCTAACATCATTTCCATAACTTCGACTGCTGAACGTATACACTTATGATCACCAGGTTCTTCCATACGGCTTATAATTCGTTCCAACTTTCTATTTTTTTTATACAATTCATCCAGTGCCCGCTCTAATTCAAACATTTTTCTGTTATCCATTGTGACGTTATAAACCAGATAACGTTAAATTTATATGCAATCCGAAAATCAATATTTTCAATTTCTTCATACTAAAAATTGAAAATAATACCTTATACATCATAATAAGATGGTATATTAACATGTCTACAACCAAAACTATCGACAACTTAGCATCTATCCTACATATGCACATTAATTACACCAATCCGTTGATAAATCATATTAGATCTCATAAAAATAAGAAAAATGCACAGGCTCTTTTACATCTCGCTCATCATTATGAACATGTAGAGAAGGACTATGAATCAGCCAAAAAATATTATCTAATGGCAGTCAACAAAGGTAACCGTAATGCAATGAACAATCTAGCGAGGTATTATAAAGATATAGATGGGGACTTTGAATTAGCCAAGAAGTATTATCTAATGGCAGTTAACAAAGGTAGTCGTAGTGCGATGAATATAATGGGATCATATTATAAAGAAGTAAAGAAGGACTATGAATTGGCCAAAAAATATTATCAAATGGCTGCCGACAAGGGACATGCTGACGCAATGTATAATTTGGGACTTCATTATAAAACCGAAGAAAAGAATTATGAATTAGCCAAAAAATATTACCAAATGGCTGCCGATAGAGGTCACAGTAGTGCCATGTATAATTTAGGATTTCATTATAAAAACGAGGAAAAAAATTATGAAATGGCTAAAAAATATTATCAAATGGCTGTCGATGAAGGACATATTGACGCAATGTATAATTTGGGACTTCATTATAAAAACGAGGAAAAAAATTATGAAATGGCTAAAAAATATTATCAAATGGCTGTCGATGAAGGACATATTGACGCAATGTATAATTTGGGACTTCATTATAAAAACGCAGAGAATAATAAATTGGCTAAAAAATATTATCAAATGGCTGCCGATGAAGGACATACTGATGCAATGTATAATTTGGGAGCACTCCACGAACATGAACAGAATTATGGGTTGGCAAAAGAATATTATCAAATCGCCGCCGATAAGGGCCACATTGATGCGATGTTCTCCCTAGGATGCCATTATTCTAACGAGACTAATTATGAATTAGCCAAGAAGTATTATCTAATGGCAGCTAACAAAGGTAATGTACTAGCGATGAATAATTTAGGAGCACACTATGAAAATGTTAAGAAGAATTATACTCTGGCGGAAAAATATTATACAATGGCCGCCGAAAAAGGCCACACTACTGCAATGTATAATATAGGAGCTCACCACAACAATAACAATAATTATGCTCTGGCGGAAAAATATTATACAATGGCCGCCGATAAGGGCCACATTGATGCGACATACAATCTGGGAGCACTCCACGAACATGAAAAGAATTATCTAATGGCAGCTAACAAAGGTAATTTATTTTCATAGTGTACTCCTAAATTATGCTTTGGCAGAAAAATATTATACCGCAGCTATCGCCAATGGCAGCGTCGAAGCAGTTGACAATTATAATAAACTTCGTTCGAGGCAAAATATAGTCGATGTAAAACCAAGTATCCTAGAAGTTATAAAATCATATTTGCCACATATATGGTAAGTTACTAATATGATGTTATTTTATTATATTAAAGTCGATAAATTAATTTAATTCCAATCACGCAGATGTAAGTCAAATGCATCTTTTTTAGCAGCATCTTCTTTCATACCAGATTGCAATCTATCTTCAACAGTTTTATGATATTCATTAGATTCAAATTTACTGGCACCGGCTTGTATATGCATCATGCCACCTAAAACGGCGCCCGAGACGCGTACAGCAGGTTGCGAGATAGTATTAGCAATTGTCGAAGTAACACTGGCAACGCTGTTAGCAATAGGTTCAGGAACGTATCCTTGAACTACATTATCAATAGACTCTTTAATGTTATTACCAGTTGAGGGCGCGAGCGACGCGGCAAAAATATGTTTAGCCGCACTATTAACATTATCAGCGGCTTCATTTGATCTTTGCCATTCCGCTCGATTTCTCTCAATCGCTACATGATCAACTGCTCTACCAGGATTGTATCTATCTTCATCTGATCCATGTGAATAGGAAATGCCCATGAGTAAGTAATATATAATTATGATCATATATCACAGGCATTACAAATATCAATTTTTATGCGCCATAAGTTGCAAAATTGCATATTCATAAATTGTCCCAGTCGAGATAATGATCCTCTAATAATACGCTGATCATCATTGTTTGCTTGTTTTACAGTTATATATTTCCCTCCTGTTAGAACACCGGAAAATAATTGATCTATATCATTTGCTATCGAGAAAAAAATAGAGTTGAACCAGTCAATGGAGAGAAGAATTATTTCGGAAGAAATCATATATGGTCTCAAGCGGTAAACGAATAAAAAATAAATGTATTCAGCAAAATGGTCTTTGCCGTTATATATCAAATATTGAAATGCATATCCCTTATTAATTATATCAGTAAATTTAATAACATATTATCTATATGAAAAATTGTCACATTTGTAATGAAGAAGTAGAACGAGCATGGTGTTACAATTATTGTATAAAATAAATAAACGGACGTCTATGTTGTAGATGTATTGATACCAAAAATAAAGTAAAGCAGACTTATAAATTAAGAACAAACGACCTCGATAAGTTATCCAATATAATTGCCGATAAATGTAGCCGGAGTGGACCCGTTCCCCACAGAACCCATCACAGAGAAAGTGACATACCCAAACCATACAAACCAAACAGAGCGCAATTTATTTATATATATCATCAGTTGTCACATCATAAATGTAAATCATATGCATTATAATTATATTTTATCATACTTCACCATTATATTTGCGTTTCGATGTTTATAGGAATCGATGTAACTATCCTTCGGAAAAATGCTAAATGTATTGTATTAGTGGCTTGTAGCAATATAATAAAAAATGAAAATTATAGTTATTGGAGAGTACCATTTTATTAAATAATATACATGGGATACGATTCTATTCTTCGCATCGCTATTGATTTAGATTGGAAGGACGTGAATAGCGAAATAATTAAAGATATAAATATAAACATGCCTATTGCTATAAAAGATATTCTTTCTCGAGTAAATAAAAAAAATAATTGGTGGTGGCATTCGTTGAATATAATTGGACAAAATTGTCAATGGAGTCAAGATGATTTCGATATTAACCATATATGTGATTTTACGATGTTATTTCCACAATACACCTTCTTGGTATATTGGCACGTGTTTAGCTATGAAACATTGGAAATTTATTCGATCAAAGGTAATGAAGTTAAAAAATTATCGGCCGAAAATCATTCTATAAATATCGATATTGGTTTTGGATGCAGCGTACATAAGCATGTACAACCAAAAGACATTATAATTAACATGGAAATAACTCATTTAATTGGAGGTCCTGATGTCGAGGAATGGATTGCTGATTTGTGTGATAATTTTGATGAAAGTTTAAATATTAAAGATTGGCCATAATATAAAATGCTATCACGAGCATATGTATCAAAATTCATTTTTATAATAAATGATCTGGCGCGGAATTTAATAAAAAATAAAATAAAAACTTATAGATACATAATTTTTTACTACCATCTGTTATTGTTATTTTATTTTTAATTTTAAAGATTGTGATAAAATTGTTTTAAGCATAAATTCACGATAAAATATATAAGTAATTATTAGGAATGGATAACGAGAAAAATATATCTAATCTTAATACGTCTATGAATCCTACGAATGAAAGAAATATGCATCTACAAACAACTAATACAAATGAGGTAGATGAATCTAAGCACAATGAGCATAATCGCAGTCAAAAAATAACACCATCTGGTAAAAAATTATTTGATTTTCTGTTTAAAAATAAAATCGATAAATTAGACGGGAGAAAGTTCACACATACATCGCTAGGTTATCCCAAGGGTTCATTCGAATTGGTCGATGATAATTATCGTAAATTCATGGACATGTACTGCAAAGCATTAGCTGATAAACACGATCTGTATTTATCGGAGGCTCATTCGCCACAGGGGCCAATATTAATTGACATCGATATTAAATATCATTTGAATGAACAAAATGATACACATCGATATAGTTTATCAGATATCGAATTATTAATGCAACTGTACAATAAATATATATGTAAATATCTTAAAGTGGCGGATGAACATCTTAAAATTTATCTATTAGAAAAAACAGGGCCGTCGTATATTGGACACAAGGACGATAATAAGTATTATTATAAAGATGGAGTACATATAATGTATCCGGAAATATGCACACCAGCGAATATACAGCATATTATTAGAGACAATGTGATAAAGGAACTAAAACAATATAATCATTGGCAGCATTTATTAATGGATAATGATTTGAATGATGTGCTTGACAAAGCGGTAGTAGAAAAGAATAATTGGCTGATGTATGGATCAGGTAAGCCACAGAATGAGCAGAACAATTATAAACTATCCAGGATATATAATTATGCATTAGATGGCACAATGACAACAGATACATTGGACGATTTAAGTCCAATTGAAATATACGAATTACCGAAAACATTATCAATCAAAAAGTATAGCGCATGTGACATAACGGAATTAAATAGTCCGTTTGACTGGAGTCAAATAGCAGAAATGTATCAAGAAATAGCATATCGTGGCAGGAAGAAGCCAACCGCAATCAATGCTGTAATAGAAAACGAGATCAGAATTGCTAAACGTTTAGTTATGTTATTGTCACAAGATAGAAATAACAATTATCAGCAATGGATAGATCTAGGTTTCTGTCTGCATAATATACATGATAGTTTATTGGACACATGGGTAGATTTTTCTAGTAAGCACACATCATTTAAACCAGGAGAATGTGAAAAGATGTGGAATGGATTCAAAGATTATGGCTTTACAATTAAGTCACTACATTATTGGGCGAAATCTGACAATTCACTACAATATTCCGACTTTATGTTGGAAGAGCAGAATGATGTATTACGAAGATCGCTCAGTGGGACATCATATGATGTTGCCAAAGCATTTTACGAATTAAATAAATATAATTATGTGTGCTCGGATATCAAACATAAAAAATGGTATGAATTTAAAAATCACAGATGGATAGAAATAGATGACGGATATACAATTAACCATAAATTAAATGAAGATATGGTTAATACGTATTTGAAGTTGGCACAAATATTTGCAAATAAGGCATTAACTGTAACGGGGGAGGAAAAGGATTCATTATTGACTAAACAACAACAATCGCTAAAATTGTGTAAAAATTTACGGGAGGTACCATTTAAAAATAATATCATTAAAGAATTATTAAATCTGTATTATGATGTTGATTTTACCGAGAAAAAGGATGAAAACAGAAAATTACTTGGTTTTAAAAATGGTGTATATGATTTCGAGAGTATGATATTTCGTGATGGTCGACCAGAAGATTATATTACTATGAGTACGCATATTAATTATATCCCATATGATCCAAATCATCCGCTCACAATAGAAGTATTAAACTTCATACGTTCAATACAAGAGGATCCTGATATGGCACAACATTTGATTGATTTTTGGACTTCTTGCTGCCAAGGCGATATACCAGATGAAAAATTTTATATATGGACAGGTACAGGAGGTAATGGTAAATCGTTATGTATCAATTTAGCACAAAAATCATTTGGTGATTATGCCGGTGTATTACCAATTGCCATGTTGACGAATAAACGACCGCCAACGACATCCGCATCGCCGGAATTAGCGAAAATGAAAGGTAAACGATTTGCGATGTTCCAGGAGGCAGAACTCGGAGATACAATTTATGTCGGCCATATGAAGGAATTAACATCAAATAATGATAAGATTCAGGCTCGTTTCTTGAACGAAAATCCAACAGAATTTTATTTGCAAGCTAAACTGTTATTAACATGTAATGATTTACCAGAAGTATCCTCCATAGACGGAGGTACAAAAAGACGATTACGTATTGTTGGATTTGATTTGAAATTCGTAGATAATCCAACATTATCACATGAAAGGCTAATAGATAAGAGAATCAAGGATAGATTACCATTATGGGCGGAATATTTCATGAGTATTTTAATTCATAATTATCCTAAATATGCCAGAGATGGTATTACGGAACCAGAAAAGATCATGCTTATGACGAAAGAATATCAACTTAACTCGGATATGTATTATGAATACACATCGACACAGCTCATTAAGACAAAATCGATATCAGATTTGGTCACATTGCAAAGTTTATATGATGATTTTAAGGTATGGTTCAAGAGTTCAAGTTCGGGTAAATGTGCGATTAAATCGAAGGAGTTTAAGAAACAGATATTAGAAAAATTACCAGAGATGAGTAAAGCTGGTAATCTCACCGGTTATAAATTAAAGAATGGTATTACTGATTGTCAATTTTTAATAGAAGAGGAAGAAGAGAAAAAAAATAAACGAGAAGATAAATCAGCCAAAAAAGTATTGGACATATAGAAATAAATTTATATCTGCTTATTTTATAATTAATGCTCAATAATTATGTAATTATATTCTTTATAATCATTTTGATATATGTTATATTCGCCACTAATGAAACGGTAGCAGAATACATGTTCGATGAAAAAGAAAATTCAATCATTAGATTTACAAAGATAGGTCTCACTATTAAAGATTCTACTATTTTATATGACACACTATTTGTCCATGATGATGATTTGACGTTACCTTTGCACGTTATAGTTAATCGTTTAAAATTGACTGTTGCGGCAGATGCTATATATAGCGTAATTTATAACATCATATATGATTACGGTGTTAGGAATGGTTTGCCCTGGACAGATAAATTTGCTAATTTGCATTTAATGACTAAAGAGCGGTTACAAACTATAGTAAGATATAATAAAGATGTACCAGTTGATTTCAGAGAGTTTATATTAGGAATTCTAAGCGTAGACCAATACTATACATTATATGACATATTAAATTATGGTTCATACAATTCATCTATTGAACAAATAATACATAGACACCCCTTGTTATATGCGTATAAGAGATATATTCACGTTAACGATAAAAATAGATATACTATGACTTATCAGAATATATTAGATGAGTTAAAAGATGTAAATGATACAATTCCCATAGAGGAATTAGCTAAAGCAATATATCAAAACATTTGCATTACTTATAACAAAACGGATAAATTGGTAGAAGTTTTAGATAAGTTATCTATTGTAGATAAAGATGTGACTATGATTGCTATAGCAAAGGGATTGAATAAACTGTTATTATATATAAGTCCTAATTATGATTTAAATAGTTTATATGATATAGATCTCAAAACAATCAATAATTTATTATTTAGTGTAAAATATTATAAATGTTTGGCTTATTTAAAGGATAATTTAAATGTAGACGTCAATAAAGTACATATATTATTAAATATATTATATAGAAGATCTAATGTATTAAATGAAATCGCAGTTAAAGATGATACATCTCTTGAGATTATATTAAGATCGGCATTAGGACTAGATAAATATACGGTCATTAACGATATAATAAAACATATTAGAACAATTATCAAAATAAGCCATCCGAATACTTCATATGATTTACTTCTCGTACGCGTCACGCAACAATCAAAATTAGGTATTGTAGCCGAGATGCTACTATTTGGCCAATAAAATAATTTAAATTATCAATTATTATCTAAGTTGATATTACGTCGACTTAGATATAACAAAGCCTATAGTTACATCTAATGACGTCCATTAAATAAAAAATTGATTTTTATTCATTTAAGTATATGGTATGAATAATATATACATACTGTAATGGCCGCAATTCTTGACAACTCTGTTAGCTCTATTTCCACAAAGAATGAAAAATATCGAATCTCTGATATTAGTGAATTACAAATCGAACAGGATACTGAGCCATATGTATTAATTGACATGTCGGGATCGACGTACAGCAGTTATGATGCCCAAGTCGGCGCATCTAATGTTTTAGATATGGAACGTATGTTGGCATATCATACGTTGAAAAATGCGAATATTGATAAAGCCAATATCATCTTTTGGGACAGTACGTATCAATGGATCAAAGTTGACGGGATAGAAATGAAAATGCCGGTAGATATCAAATATTTGCTGAGCGATACGACCCAGCCGTCGGGTGGTACTTATCTGAGCAAAGTGCTTAATGCACTAACATATGATGAATCGAAATCAGTTCACGATGTATATATATTCACTGATGGGGAGACGTGTGATAATAGTTCTTGCCTAGAAAAAGAGTTACAACGACTTTTCCAAAACAATGTCAAATTACATATATATACTATAGAGACTAATAGATATGATTACCTAAATGCCAATTGCAACGTTGGTAATACATTGTTCAGACAAGTTCGAGATATGAAAATGACATCGAATATATTTGAGTTCGTTTGTCATAATGAGCATCACGGATTGACTAATGGATTTAGGAATTATTATAATCCTCGTGTGCCAGCAGATCACGTATTATTCAGAAATAACGTCATCCATAAGAATGATATCGTCGGCCTACTTAAATTATTACAAAATTTAGACATAGGATCGATGTCAGAATTAGAATTGAAAAAGGTAACGTATGATTTAATTAATACTGTCTGTCAGCTCACCAAAGGAAAAAGCATCACGATTTCTAATGAAATTATTAGCTTAATCGCCAAGGTATTCGTAAATACACCCGTTCAAGATACCATATTCGATACATTAGTTAACGATGTAACCGATGTCAAAAACGGTGGTGTTAAAACGTATCATGAATATCGTAATGCAAAGACGAACCGAAATGAGAAAGCACAATTATCTCTTTTTGAGAATGTCAAAAAGAGCATTTCGCCAAATAACGATGTATTTATTTCGTTTCCAGTCGCGACCACACAAGGCAAAGACATTATCTTCACCATCAATGGTAAAGATGTAACAGAAACATTATATGTTAGAAACAAGACATTTGCGGAAGGCTGTTTCAAAATACAAAATCGCAATGTGCCAGTTCTTCCGATGAATTGTCAAATGGGCAAAGCCGAAGTGGTCAGCTGTATCCGACGTTGGATTTGTTCGGTATATTTCTTGTACAAACCACATTGTAATTCAGAAGACATGGTATTATATCAATTTTTAGTCGATATGTTATGTATATATTTGTCGGATCTAGATGAAAATATCAAGAGTGCATATGTCGGCTTGGCAAAAATTGTATTACAAGAGATAAGAGATAATAGCGATGAAACTGAATATGATTATTTACTTAAAAATAAACCATCTTTGGTATATGGTGGAGAACAGGCATTTAATAATTTAATGAAATATTGTATGAAAGTAAATGGTATTGCGGGCACTAGTGTCGGTCTTGTCTGGTATGCAATTCTGATTGCACTAGATGATCAACGTCTATTGACCTTTCATAAGGATTCGTTACAACATGTATTTGAGCATGAGTCAGTACGAGTAGGTCTAGAATTAAGTAATGCAGACAATCTTATTTCCTATCTAAAGGAGCATGTCGTCACTAAAAAGTACATGAAAAAAGAATTATGTAATCTAGCAGCAAGTTATGAATATACATGTTATATTACACGTGATTCTACACTTGAATCTGGCGGATATTCGATATTGCCACATGAACTTGCACCAGGAATTGTTTGCCGACCAAAGTACGTCATAAAGAAAGAAATATATGATGCAATGGATGACGAATATAAAGTGTGTCCGATTTGCAATGTAGATTTATCGGCAAATAATCTATATCGGTTTGTGCCACCGCCACGAACGGAATCTACTGAAGATAAAGAAGATGAGTTTACCCTGGCAGAGCGTGCATTTATATGTAATACTCATGAGATAGTTACCATTCCAGATGATATGGTAAATTATATTGAGGATGATCGTCTTGAGTTGATAGACACATTAGATTTTAGCACTTTATCATATGAATTTAATAAGCCAACAATAGACGATAGTTTAAACAGCAAACGTATCGCGATAACGAAGACAGAAGATTTCAATACCATGGCCGGTTACCGGTATCCTTTTTTGTCGAAGATTAATTTTGACAATATGATAATTGGTGGGGGTTTTTGTCGTTCTATTTTGTTAAAGCAACGAGCGAAAGATATCGATTTCTTCTTCCACGGCTTGGCCGGTAATGAAGAATATATCAATCGGTTCCGAACAGCATTACAAGAGCTAACTAGTGCAGTATATAACCATTATAATGAGTTAGACAAGGGATTAGCCGAAGAGGGTGGACCTAAGCATAACATCAAATTTATGGCTATGTTCAAACCTTTATTCAATGTCTTCGAAGTGGTGTGTATTAAAGATCCTAACAATTTCATCACAGAAGGGTTTACACTCAAACATTTCGATAAATATCGTTTCAGCAGTTTGCACACGCTTAATGAACATGTAGTAATAGATGTCAAGAAGAATACGGTTACTACGGATGATAAACATTTTATTGAAAATGAACTGGACTCTCTGAAAAAGGACATGTTATCGAATTATTTTGAGGACAACGATAAATCAGGCGTATCAATGATGCATCGCTTCCAATTCGTTCTGGCGAAATACACCGATAAACTCGATGTTCTAAACCATTTTGATATGTATCCGTCGCGTGTCTGCTACGATGGTAAAGTAGTAGAGATGACAACCAAAGGACATTTTGCATATAAATATATGGCAAATATCTTATGTGAGAAAGGATATAGTACGATGTATGATAGTAGAATATCGAAATACTTTTCATATGGATTTTCGATAGTAATGGCTCCCTTAGACATTAATAAAATACCGGTGCCACAAAATAGAATCATTTTAAATGATCTTAAATTCAACATTCACACCATTGAAAATAATAAAATCATCGTAGAACATGATTCTAATTTGGAAGATAAACTTAAATCGAATGCCAAGTTAGAGCGTCATTGCAAAGAACAGGGCATTTCTCTTTATAAATCGGCGATGTTTTGTTCGCTGGTTTCCGTGTGTAGATATGCTGAGGTTAACAAAATTGACTATATTTTCACAAACAGTCCGATGATAAACGACGGTTTGGAATTTAAATTTGCAGAGAGGACTTTACCGACCAATTTCGTCGATCACATTGTATCACGTATACATAACTATGATTGGTATGGTAAATTACGATTGACAGATGCTACTAATAATAGCAATATGACATTTGCAGACAAAATCGACACTGCACTAAATGCAATTAATGACTTAGCAGAAGGTGGTAAGATTGTTATTTACGGATCTGAAAAAGTGAACGGTTATTGTAATGCATTCAAGATAGACCAAGGAATTGCCTTTGTTGGTCCTTCATCGAAGTTACTAGCAAAACAATACATGTTAAAGAATAACGAATATGTATCATTAACACAGGAATTACATAAAATTACTGGAGTTAGACAATTCATTTGCCGTAAATCAGTTGATCACATCGAACAAAATGCATATTCATATGAAATATTGCTAGAGGGAAAACTTATGAAACCTTATCTCGATATAGAATGGAATGAAGAGAGTGGAGAAGCATTTAATGAAAGCGAATTCCTCCAGAGACTGAAAGACGATATTGTTACAATATTCGCCAATCACTATAATAAAGTTATATCTGGAAATGATATATATATGCTGTCATCGTCTGTTGACAAGTTACGATCATACCACGTAATTATAAATGCTAAAGTTGACGATAAAACATTAGTTTTCGAAAATAATTCAAGGATAGCAGCAAATTCGGCATATAGTTTATGTTATTATTTAATGCAGCATAACTCAGAATATGTTGAAAAACTAGATTGGCGAGTATATTCATCCGATAGAGAATTTAGAATGCTAAACTCTTACAAGAGCCCTTCTGATAAGCGTCAACTAATTGCACTAGATAATGTAAATGATTGGAGGGATTATCTTGTAACTTATGTAGACACAAATAACGTTGAAATATTGTCGTCTAAGATTGGATATAATAAATATATTAAAAAGAACAAGGTTAGCAAAGTCAGACGAGACATTCCTGATAGTGTTAAAAAAGTGCAAGCATCCGATAAGCTAACTAACGATCAGTAGACCGAGGTTGGCAGTGATGAAGAAAACGAGTAACTAAAATTTGATTTTTAATTTATTTAATGATATTATTAAATACATGAAATAAATGGTTGATGATATAATTACTCTTGACGATGAAATTCAAACCGCTATAGTTGACTTGGAGCGGAGCATTAGCCAAGTAAAACATAAGAAGGAAAAAAAGTTACTAAGAAGTAAATATAATGAATTAATGATAAAATTATATGCATATCGTAGTGCGATCCAGCGTATTGAAGATGCAAATCAAAGAAATATATATAAATATAAGTACAGTTCATATACAGATAAATGCAGTAAATTTGATAATAGTATTACAACATTAATAATTAAAAAAAATCTTAATATTGAAGAAAAAATTATGAGAGGAGATAATGCGGATGTATCTGCAGCACAAGTTTTACAAGTGGCAAATAAAGCACAAGATGATATAAACGATAGTCTAAGAAAGTCTTTACATATTGGCATTACAATTAAAGATGAACAACATGAAGTAATGAATACGATCGCAAAACAGACAGAAAAAATATATCAAATTGAACACGGTTTAGAAACCGCAGGAGGAGAAATAACCAGAGCTAAAAAGGATATAATGTGGTTTTTTCGTCGATTAATGCATGATAAATGTTGCATAATAATAACATTTATGTTAGTAATCGGTACGTGCGCATTAATCGGTTGGAAAATATACAATAGCAAACAAACAAACGATGGCGCGTTGCCAATTAACGTGACAATTAACTAATATTTGAGCCTATACTAATGCAGTATATGCATCTCCTTTTTCATTTACATTTCTTATTCCGTAGGCAGAAATATAAACAAAAAAGTTGAGCCTATACTAATGCAGTATATGCATCTCCTTTTTCATTTACATTTCTTATTCCGTAGGCAGAAATATAAACAAAAAAGTTGAATTTTATTATTTAAGTACTTAAATAATAACTAATGTTTATTTATAAATGTACACTTGTCGCTATTGCACATACGCACTAACAATTACGAAAAATACGACTGCATTACAAGAGAATATCATAGCAATAACAGATCCAAATGAATACGTTAAAATGTTTGTCAATCGGAAGAAGAAAACTGATAAAAGTGGTAATAATGCAATGAATGTTGATTCAGCGGTGGAATTAAATTTCGAATTAAATGCGTTGATACTGCAACTGCAAAAATCAAATATTAAAGAAGATATGGCTGCTACTATTATTGAAAAATACAATATTATCAAAAAGAATACCAGACCAAATACATTTTGTTTGAAATGTACAAAGTGTAACGAAATATTTATATTGCCACCGGGTATTATATCGACAATTAAAATTAAGCGAACTGCCACAATTGGCGCGGTGGAAAATCCAGAAGAAATAGTAACTGATCTTACATTGGAAAGAACTAAAAATTTCATCTGTACAAATAAACAATGTGAAGAAAATACCGCCCCGATTGATAAAGAAGCAGTATATTACCGTCCAAATCCTGAAGAGTTTGTAACTAAATTAATATGTGTAAATTGTTATAGCATCATATAAAAATTGAAAAATATAATTACTACTTAAATATATATTATTCTTATATACATATGCCACCAAAAGAAAAAAAGGTAGTCGTAGCTAATGATGAAGAATCAGAAGAGGAGACAGATTCCGATATTGAATCTGAAGAATCATCTGATGTACCGGAAGACGAAATTCCAGAAGAAGCAGAATATGATGAAGATGGTAACGTTTTGGGTGAGGATGATGATGAAGGTGAAGATGACGAACAACCGGATGAACCAGAAGCCAGTGATCATGAAGAGGATAATGAACTTGCGGTAGATGAAGCAGTAGCAGATATAGAAGATGATGAAGTGGTAGAAGAAAAAGACACTGGTAATATAGATTTAATGAATTGCGTAATTGATGACAACGATGATGACATAATGGTCGAACCATCAAGAGTACCGGACGAAGAGCGTCGTACGATCCCACGTTTGACAAAGTTTGAAACGATTAGAGTATTGGGGACAAGGACAACACAATTATCGCAGGGTGCTCCACCATTAGTGAAGAACGTAGAAAATAAGTCACCATTTGAGATAGCGACGATTGAATTACAAATGAAAATGATACCATATAAAATCCGCCGGCCATTACCAAATAGGACATATGAAATATGGAAATTAAAAGAATTAGATCTATAAAATTGAATAGTATTCTTAATTAAAACAAATTAAATTAATGCAACAAATATCTTACATTAATTTAATGTTACGTACTAAGAATATAGTAATTCATAGTGAAAGTGATGACAATTTATTACTTATCCGAAAGCTGCAAGTCACTTTTTATTCATTTAATAACCCTTATGAAATGTATGATGGAACCATTGAGCTGAATAAATCGGATCCAATTGACATAGATATCGATATTAACTCGGAGTATTATCATCCCGCCCAGGTAATTGGTCTCGATAACTATCTGGATATCCCCGTCAAAGTGCCAGATAGACTAAGAGATGGTAAGAACGTTAACGTCATTTCATTTACTCTGTTGGACGATACTGATACACCAATTAATATTAAAAATACAAAGGACAATCAAAGCGGAGCCACATTTTATGACAATCTCATTTTCATCAGAAATTTACATATGTCTAATTATTATTATAAAATACATTTGGATGGAGAAATATCACCATTTCCTTCATTAGATAAGCACGCAGCGGAAATAAAAATCGTCATTAATAGATTGAAAAATATATTGTATATGATATCGAATATATTCTGTGAAATGTTAGTAATGGAAAATCCGGTGATTAAATCTTTGCAAATAAATAATCGTCAGGGGGAGTTAGCACAGGTAACGTCTGGAATGTTTAACGGATTGGCCGAAGGTAGACCATCGTATAATATAGATCACCCGGATGATAATCATGTACTTAAACTAAATAAAATCGACAGACAGGCTGAAATAGGTTGGGATATAATGCCTTTATTAGCATTACCATATTCCGCCGATTTGGGCAATAACGGGTATCATATCATAGCAGATACTGTGGACAATACAGGAAAGGAAATTATATGTGATCATGTATACACTGATTTAGTATTTGGTCAAACCGCTACAACAATTATGCCGCTCGCATTTACGTCACATTATAATTATCTAAGAATTATACTTGATTGTTTGGAAAAATTTAGAATATATACTCATGAGCCATTACTAAATGATGATAGTACATTGGCAGACAAAGAAATAACTTTAATTAAAAAATATTTAGATGTTAATACGATATATAACCATATGGTAAGAGTATTACAAGATGGAGTAATGTGGATAACGAAACAACCACGGAGAAAAGAGTATTATGAAATAAGTTATTTTCGTAATAATTCACGGCCTGTTAAATTTTATGTATCCATAGCCACTAAAAAAAATAATGATGTATTGACGCAGCGAAAACTGAGCGAATTGGCGGTAAAATTCAGCACGAACAATAAAGTGTATGATAAATATATGGTCGCTTTTGATGAAAATATATTTTTATTAAACATCTTGCCACAGTTATATAATAATAATAATGAAACACATGCTAGACAAGGGGAATATTTGGCACCTGATTCGGACATTGTTAAACATTTATCTGGTAGCGATAACAATGTTATGAATAGATATTTTTTATCAATGTATTACTTTAGAAATTTACCGTTATATCCAATGATCCCATTCAGAAAAGAAGAAAAAGATGTATATAATTATCTTAGCTATTATAATGGAAGAAGGCTATTGAGCAAATTATTATTTGCTTTACAAGGTTTAGAATTTATCAGCAGAGGAACAACACAGAGACCATCTGGAAATAGTTTTTTCAAAGATAAATTAGAGCTGTCATTATTTTTATATGATATGATTGCTAGTAACGAAATGTTGCATAAATTAGAACGTATTTGCCTATTTTATGCGATTCGTGGCGAAATTAATATTCTTAATATCCAATATGACAAGACCGATTTATTACATAAGTATGTGGATATAGGCTATATCTCATCTAAAATTGTAGAAAACTACGATAAAATTGGAGCTGAACAAATTGTAAAATATTATGGTAATTATTTTACGTCTGTAGATCTGGCTGAGCTAGTCAAATACATTCAGCAAGCGCACGATCCAGACACACTAAAACTAACAATACAACATCTACTGAAGCACTTCCCTGGAATAGATGATGATATAGTAAATAAAACAAAAGAATATACTCAGGACGCATTTAACGCGTTACCGATCATAACACTAACTATTAATTAAAAATTATAATAAATCAAATACAGTGGAATAAAATATTTGTTTATTATATGAATAGTTATCGATTAAAAAAAGCAATAGTAGATACATCCAATAACATTAATATGGAAGGAGGTGCAGTAACTAATGTATTAGTAAAGTTCGTCTATTTTAAGGCGATAAATGTGATTAGAGACAAAGGTAAAATACCTGGATATATATATGAAGAATGGAAAAACATCTACATCGTTGATGATGAATTAAATGCGTATAAAATGGAGGATGGAATAGTGGACGACATGTACGTGCTGGCTCTTAACCTACCCGCCAATAAAATATTTAAATTTAGATTTTTACGTGACAAATATTTAGAATTTTTAGATGAAGATCCGGATTTAATGGGTATATATGGACCAGATGCATCGGATACTAATGTCAACGAATCAGGGACTAGATGGCGTTACATTATTCCAACCAGAGCGAATCAATTATATGTATATTCATATGCTTTACCTTATTTAGATATTGATGTCAAGCACACTAATCGCGACCTGTTCCTGACAAATGTATCTCGTCGCAAAGGTTTACAAATTAAGAAGACTATCAAGGACAATGTCACTATCCAAGAAGAAAAAAAAATGAGGATGCTTAACTATTATAAAGGTGAATATATAAAAGATCTCGATATAGAAAAAGTTACATTAGTTGCCGGTAAATATGGATTGTTGAATATTATAAGACATAATTTGGGGCACGACACCGCGGAAAGTACAACTGAGAACGACAAGTATAAAATTAAATTTTTTAACCATATGAAAACAATTGTTCCGAAAAAAAATGATGACATTGATGATATATATAAACAATATTATTATTATAGTTGTAGAGGAGACAATCTGTATCTGTATTTAAAACATTATGTTATACAGAAAGTGAATATACTTACAACGCAGTTCGAGGGTATAGTCAGTGATGCAAAGATAGTTGGTATGATAGAGCCTGAAAAACTAGATACCAATCTTGCCCATATCAGTTCAATTAGTAAATATAACTATCGTTATTTAAATACACATCCTCATCTGGAGCGATTCTCTGCTGGCCCGGGAGTGGGGATCGAGCCGGATGAAAAAAATGCCTATCAGAATCAACAATTATGTTATAGAGTGTATGAAACGTCGGATAATTTTTCAGGGTTTGAAATTAGCACTATATTAGGACCATATTATATCAAGATTAAAAATTGGACTGGTCGTTTCGCAATTAGTGAGTTGACAAAAACAATCGACAATTTATTAACAAGAATGGCCACATTATCCAGGATAACTTTAGGAAATTTCGGCAGCCTTCCACTGACAATAGCAGAATATATTGAATTTTTCAAAAAATATAAGAGAGTTTCATTAGAATATCAACAAAAAATAGAAGTGATCAAATTATTATTGGAATTAAAAGATAGAGATATATCCACTAGTGATCCGACAATTGTCACAATAAAGTTAAATATGGCAGATAAAGGCAGCGTTGTATTAAAAAACGATAATAATTTCGCGGCACAACAAAATACCGAAATCGTAAAAGAATTATATACAATATTAAAAGCGTTTGATAAAAATAAAAATGATCCATACTCATGGCGCACAGATCCCGCTACTAAAGGATATTTAATGGATGTCATGCATGATCATATTTTAACTCTGCAATGGATTGAGAAATGTATTATCGGCCTGTACATAAAACTGGAAAATAGAGGTGGTATATATGAACATGTGTTGGGGATTTCAATTGGGCCAGCCATAAGTCTCAACGAATTAATTAGAACAAACGCGGGTCTCATAGATAAAAATCAATTTTACAAGTTTATATTGACTATTTATGATCGCGCAAATGGAGGGTTCGGTAACTTCTTGAAATTACGCAACCCAGCCGACACAGATATAGATATAATTGAAGACGGATCTGTAGGTACTGAACGACATATTGTTACCGGGGACGGACCAAACGAAATCACATCCCGTCTTGTTGATACCGTTTTGTTGCCATTATACGACAAGGCATCTTCTATGCAAGAGGCTTATAATCAGCCACCGTTACCTGATAAACACATGACCGATTACTTGGAAATCACTTTTAATAAATTATTAAACGATAGTCATCAAATTAAAGATCATACCATGAATCGAGTTAGTTTATTCATGTCAATGTTTAGAAAAGATTTGGATCGTTTGTATAATGCTTTCTGGTTGGATCTTAACAGTATTTCATTGGATAAGTTTTTGGCATCACCGACTATAGGTAGAGAAAATATCGCGAAATTATATGTAAAAATGATTACTGTATTTTATTTTATGAAAAGTTCAAATGGTCGCGAATTAGATAATATGTTTGGCAACGGGGCATCATTGGCCACGGTGCCTCTGGCCGATAGACCAACTTTCGATTATTATGATTTCATTAACGAAAATGTTACATTTGTTAGATTACAGCAGATCGCCAAATATTATAATATGCTGCCCTCTTTTAATATTAAGATGGATATGAAGTATAGGGACGCACTTGCCGAGATGAACTACCATATTCCGTTATACAATATCATTGTGGAAACAAACTCGGAAGTCACAGGTAGCGGAGCCGAGCTATTCGACCCCGCCCAAGTAAGCAACATACCCCTGGGAACATATGCAGATGGTACGGATGGCGACACTCTACCACAAGTGCTGCGGGATGTAATGGGTCTGATCGAAAATGATGAAAGATTCCGCGATAAAATAGATGAGATGTATAATAGTATATTAGGTCGCGGAACAAATATCATACCAACTACCAACCTTACTTATTAATATTGTAACTATATAAGATATCCGCTATTCCTTTGTCTATCACCATCATGTTAACGTTTACACAATACACTTTAACATTATAATCTACCGGTATTAATATATTATCAAGTTGTAGAGCAATATTATTGAATAATGAAAAATTACATATACCAGATGGTTGCTGTTCTTCTGGTTTCAAACAGAATGTATAAGTGTAAATATAATTACTAGGTATACGTCTATGATATTTATAAGGTTGAGCCAATCTAAAATAACTAGCTGCCATATTTCTTGTCCTTTCCATCCCATTTAGCAAAATTCTGCCAGATGTGAATGTTTCATTTATATTATTTTTATTCATAATCATTCTGTTCTTTTGAACACCATAATTAAACCAATCATTGCTCATGCTATTATCTACATTAATAGCAATGTCATTTCTTTGCAACACCCATATTAATTCCTTCGCCGGTAACTGAAACGCATTTAAATCGATCTTAGGATGTTTAACAGATTTGGAAAACGATTGAGTAACATAGCGTAATTGATCTATGACATATGTTTGACGCTCATTTATAAATTTGTCTCTTTCATTAACATCCAAAAATATATAGTCATTATATACACTTGCGGAGAAACCATTTATTGGTTTAGCTTTCGCATTTGGCACATTTGATACATAACATTCGTGAAAATCACGCCATTTAATTCTAATAATTATATCTTCATACATTAAACTTACTACCGGCAATGCTGCCCCAATGTTCCTGCAAAAATAAAAATTTAATGGTATTATTAATGACATGGCATTCGGAAAAGATGTGTATGAAAAATTATTAGCCTCCTTTTTACCAATCATTTCATTGAGGCCGGCGCGTTTCTCTGCCGATAATGCTAATTCCGACCATAATTCTAACCACTCCCCCGTCTGTCTATCAATTACCTTGTCACCTATCTGTAATTCAATATATTCGATCATCACATGACCAATCGCATTTGCCCATGAAAATATCGTCTTATTCGATTGTTTATTACACATATCACAAAAACATTCTACTATCCCTTTGACGCAAACATTACTTTTCACTGTTTCTACAGGCATGCAAATAGACGGCAATTCTACTTTTAGAAATGTATCTGCTAGTAAATCCCCGTGTTTTGCCAAACGACATTCACTGACAGCGCCAAATTTGCACGACCCATTAAAAGGTTCTTCAAATGTTTCTATTGCATAACATGTATGTCGACGAAATACATGTTTAAAATAACTTATTTCTGGTATGTCTGTTAATAACGAATCCATCACCCCCTTCGCCACTAATTGTATTAATCCACCGGTCATTTAATAATGGAAAAATTATTATTATATATTTTTAACTTATAAGCATCAATTATCATATATTATCTGTTTGCAACTCTTAATACAATTTCCTGATAATAATCCGTCTTTATAGTCAAATTATATATTACCGATGACAACTCATGTGAATATTCAACGGATGAATTACATTCACGATTTGATGCCAATACAACATGTAGATGTAAATGATATGTAGACGGTATATAATGAAAAAACATCTTCAATATATCTCCACTATGGCCATATTTTTCCATAATTACTTTAGTGGCTACGTCTTTCATATGTTGTAATAATTGTACATGATCCCCTCGTAATGATCTTATCGATCTTAATGATTTATCCGTGGCAAATACCAATATATGCATTTTATCTTTGTCGATGCCATTCCATGTGTAATTAGGTATCACTATCAAATGATCATCTTTGTATATTATATTATCTTGTTCGGCAGTGCCATCTAATATATTATATACCCATCTATCTTTATCGGCATCCCGTTGAGCGAGTAAATTTAAATAATCGTCATAGGTTTCATTACAATATTGTTTAGTAACTTTTTCTTTTCTGGTCTCATCGGAATCACAAACTATCAATTCACCGGAACAATTTAAATTAGCTTTATATTTCCGGTATATATCATTAGAAAAAACACATTCGCCGACATCGATTTTATCTGACCAATTCCCATACGGTATGAATGTGATTATTTGATTTTCAGTTTTGTTAGACACTAACATGACAATAAATATGTTAATTCTACCATTATATACTATTCATCATTTAAATAATCAATTTTATATAAGAGATAATAACGATTGTCAATACTATAAAAATGGTAAATACACATTTATTTTTAGGTTGCCTCCAAAATTAATCGCATTTAATTTTTTGAATAACGGGGATTCTTTGAAGAATATAGACTCAAATAATACATTAGTTACATATAATCGCCGCTACATATAATACATCGATCGTAAATAATTATTCATCGTCAGATGATGATACACTTATAGCTGATTCATCGAGTAATTATGATAATGATAATAATGAGTAAATTTGGAATAATTTATTTATGCTCTAATTGTATTGTAGTGAACAATATGATTAAAGTAAAAATTAAGTATAGACCGACCAACAAATATGAAAATAAAACATTCAAAACTTATGATGAGTTGCTTGATTCATTGTATTTGTCACTCGGCCAATTGGACAAGCCATCTGATGAATTGAGTAATTTAGCAAATTTAAAACGTATACCAATGTTTGATATATATAATCAGAACATTGTATTGGTCAATTCAGACGAGGTATATGATAAATTATTAATATTTCACTATCGTCCTATAACAAATGATACAATTAAATTAATGACAAAAAAAAAATCAGTCGAATTTTGCAAAAATTTCAATTTGACAATCCTTGAACAATCTTTTTATAAATTAATATATCAAATAGGTAATGCACCAACTAGTGAATTAACAACATGCGTACGTCCTTCTTTTTTACCAGTTCTACGTACTACTACGCCTTATTATACCAAAATGGAATTGATATATTTGGCGTTAAATATGAATTTGAAATATGAAAACGAATCGAAAGTAGCAGATGTATGTGACGCTGTCAGAAAAAATGATATATCGAGTGATGACCTGTTAAAACACCAAATATACATCAAAGAGAATTTAGCCGACAATTATATTAAATATTATTCTTTTTTGGGGTCGTCTGTATTTAATTATTATTTGAGATATCCGGAACAGAACCATCGAAACCCGCTGTTAGAATACCATATTAAAAATTTTAGAAGTATATTAATCAAATCACCGGAATGGGATAAATCATATTATTTATACAGGTGGATCAAAAGCGATGAATATCTTCAAAAATTAAATCTTAAAATTGGCGATATATGGAAGGACACAGGTTTTTTATCCACTACTAGACAAGCATTTGTCAGTCGCAATAAAAATTATTTTGGTTATATACTGATTAAAATAAAAGTCCCCGCCGGCAGACAAGGATGCGGCTTAGCAGTTGAATTCTATTCCCATTTCCCCGAGGAACAAGAAATTATATTTCCGCCAAGTAAATATAAATTAATATCTACCACTAACACTGCATATCATCATCCAGATGAATATGTTTCTGAAAAAGTAACTGTTAAATATGAATTCGAATGGATCGCACATCTATCAGATGATGAATATTTAGACAAGACGTACATGTTATCAGAGTTAGAAATACCATATTTCGCAGTTGATGCAAATGACTCCCAGTTATTAATCGAGAAGAATTTGGAGACATTTTTGCGACAGTATAAGGTGAATTTTATAACAACTATCGGCGAAGAACAAGTAGTATTTACCGTAAACAAACTAATTACAGAAGAACCATACAATCATATGTTTTATTCCAATTATATAGACAAGAATATGAGGCAATATGTCAAAGGGAAAGAAATATTTCTAACATGGCAAAGCAGCAACGGTAATATAAATTTACTGATCGAGATAAGTGCAGTTATCAGTGTAAATTATTATTTTAAATATAGTGGGATGCAAACAGAATTAATCGGGAATTTCACATATGATGATATTATATTATTTATATGCAAATTAGCTAACTATTTTAATATTGAATCGGTCGTAATCAATTCAGACTATAAAAAATATTCAGATATTATACCCTCTTACATTCCAATCAGTAAAAATATGACATATCATGATATTCAACTATATATATCAGACATTAATTATTTTAATCAATCTTTGCATTATTACATTAATACACTATATTGTGGTAAAGACTATACATCATCATTTTCACATTATTTGACAAAAAACGAATACATATATTCTCAATTACAAATAGTCAAACATATATTAAACACACCAGTAAAGGAATTTATTGAAGGAATGGATAGGAAAATGAAATTAACTATTAACGAATCATATGTAGAACTATTGTTTAAACTAGCAAATAAACTAGCAAATAGCAAAGCGGCAAAAGAAATATTACAAACTTCCATCAAATTTGCTGCTAAACAAGCCAGAGGTACAATAGCAAATACAAATGATACTACTATTCTTGATCTATATATATATATTATACTTAATTACAACTATTTAATACCTTATCTACATTCATACATAAATGAGGAATATAATTTTAATCTAGCCAATATAACATACGTCCTGGATTGGCAAAAAATATTAAATGTTAGTAAAGATATTTTTTATACTGTTCCAATGCGCCCAATGGATATTAAGATAGACTCTGATCTGAAATTAATTAAGGTACGTAAAGTAATTAAAAAATATACACTGGTCGATTAATTTATTATTTATAGAAATTATTGAAAAATGTCACATTTTTTGCAATAGTTTCTTGCATGTGTGACATCTTTTCAGCGAACGCTTGCTCACTTTCCACAATCACTGATGCATATTTTTGTTCGCTTTCTGTTGCTGTTATAATGTTAGGAGTATTTTGAAGAGGAGTTCCATTTATGACCAACTTATTTATCGCGTTATTTGTATTCGTATTATTTTCTACCTTAGCAGTTGTATTATTTTCTACCTTAGCAGTTGTATTATTTTCTACCTTAGCAGTTGTATTATTTTCTACCTTAGCAGTTGTATTATTTTCTACTTTAGTAGTCGTATTATTTTCTACTTTAGCAGTTGTATTATTTTCTACCTTAGCAGTTGTATTATTTTCTACCTTAGCAGTTGTATTATTTTCTACTTTAACAGTCGTATTATTTTCTACTTTAGTAGTCGTATTTTCATTCATTTTTTTGTAAATAATAAATACAGTTATCATAATGATGATAATAAATACTAATAGCGGCCAATAATCGATGATATTGAAACTCGACGATTCTAATTTCGACATATCTATAAATGAATCCGAATCAATTACGCGATTATCATATTGACCAGCAAATTGAAGAAATGAATTGTAAGCACTATACATATAACTTATATACAAATAAAATATTTTGTCTGTTATTAATGAATTCATATTCCGAGAGTGAATATATGGATGTTAAATTTAAAATTAAACCGAAGCCAGAAGATACATATAACATTGACGTAGAGGTAAAACGTCAATATTTTAAAATAATATTCCTACTGGCTATAGCATTCATAATTATAATTTTACTAGTTAAGGAATATATTGCCTACCTAAGAGTTATCAAGACAATGTCTATCACGGAATTTCTACAAAATAATTAATATAATTATGTATATTCTAAATATGGACTAGGAATATAACCATATACAGCTAAATGATCATAATCTTGTGCGGTCATAGTTAAATATATTTTGGTTTTCCTTCTAATCTCATTAATTGTATAATCATCTATTTTACAATCATACATTAGGCCACGTGCATAAAAATATAGCGTATTATCGCCATTAAAATATAAATCGTATTTAACTTGGCGTTGATCATATTTCGTCACATATCCGAACCCTACGACTGGATCCATTATATATTAAATATATATTAAACATTTATATGTGTTTTCGCCTAATAATTGAATTTTTAATCGATTATTCATATTAGTCATTTACCTAATAACTTACAGATGAATTCAATCTATTGCTGCGATAAATATGGCGTGATAGGCAATGAACAGACTAATGATCTCGTTTTTCGTATTAAGGCGGATATGCAACGGTTCAAACAACTAACGGCCAATAATGGTGATAAAAAGTCTGTATTGATAGTTGGTCATAATACATTCAAAAGCTTAAATAATAACCTATTCAAGGATCGACAATTATGGGTTTTATCAAGGACGAAATATGAACACATAAACGAAGATAATGTGTATTATTTCTCCTCTTATGATGATATTATTAATACTTATACGATGAATAAAGATAAATATATTTTTTGGGTCATTGGAGGGAGCCAAATATACAAACTGTTTGAATCAGTAACTGATAAGATATACGAGACGATTGTATTAGCAGATCGGACTGGTGAACATGCTATTAAATATATTAGACCGCACTATTTCAAAGTAGTAAATACTTCAGAAATTTACACAGATTATGATATGATAACTAATGAAGAAGTTATGTATTACTACAATGAATTAATAGTTGATCACAGTGAAATGAATCACATTAATACAAATATTATAATGAATAATAATGAAGGTCAATATCTTAATGTGTTACGAAAGACATTAGGACAATGTGTGAGACCAAGTAGAAATGCGAATACATATTCATATTTTGGCGAACAAATCAAATTTGATCTAAGAAAGTCATTTCCGTTACTGACTACTAAAAAAATGGCGATTAAATCCATTGTGCATGAACTATTATTCTTCATTCGCGGTTCCACTGATACTAAAGAACTAGAGTCAGTCGGCGTTAATATTTGGAAAGGAAATACTAGCAGAGAGTTTTTAGATGAAAATGGGTTCAAAGATAGAGCAGTCGGAGAGATGGGACCAATGTATGGCAATATTTGGAGACATTTTAACGGCCAATTAGACCAATTCGAGAAATTATTCCATGAAATTAAAACGAAGCCGAATTCGAGAAGATTATTATTAACCACATATAATCCATTACAGGCAGATGAAGGTGTATTATATCCGTGCCATTCCCTAATTATACAGTTCTATATCGAGGAAATCGATCAAAACTCTAAATATTTGTCCCTACAAATGTATCAACGGTCTGCAGATGTCTTTTTAGGTTTGCCGTTTAATATCGCATCAATGGCATTATTTTTACATATTGTATGCAATTTTTTAACAGACGATGCGAATGTATACGTCCCTAAAGAAGTGATAATTAGTTTAGGAGACGTGCATTTATATGAATGCCATCGTAATCAAGCAATGGAACAACTCAGGAGAATACCGTTAAAAGGTTGTCAACTACGAATATTAAATAAATATGATAAGATAGAAGATTATAAATATGAGGATTTTATATTTGAACAATATAAATCATATCCGATGATAAAGGCGGATATGGTTGCATAATTACTTCTTATTAAAGGAAATAACTATTATTGAGTTACCATTATAAATTACAAATTCGTCGAACTGGTTAATATACGCTGTTGCATTATTCGATTCATAATCTCCAGTACGATCGCCAAAACCAGTAACAGGAGCGCCATTTTTTGTTATGGTATATATCGTATTACCATCTGATAACTGGCCGGTTGCTATTGTATAGTTTCTATGTTTCCATTTCTTAATTAATTTTACTTCTTCCCCGTTATGTGGTATAAATGACGCACGCTTTAGTCTCTCTTCAGTCACCGGCTGCAAATTTCTATATATTATATCTATCGGTATTTCATAATTTATATCAAAAGGTATGAGATTAAATGTTATATTAGATTTGCTTTCAAGTCGTTTGAAGTTGTATTTTGATATATCATGCTCTTCTGTGTTGAATACATAAAAATATCCTGATGGACATTTAAAAAAATATAAGGATGAAGTACAACCTATATATGTTAATTTTTTGAAATTAACATCTTCTGCTAGATCAGACTCGTTAAAATCTTTAATCAATATTTTTTGAATTTTTTTATCGATAGGAGCGACAGCCATGATATAATTAGTTAATAATATATAACGAAACATTATTTTATATGAATTAAAATGTATTGTTTGCTGTTGAAAAATTAAATTATAAAAATATACGTAAATTAGTACATAAGTAACTCTTCATTTTCTAAACTATTTAAACTTTCATATTTTGTATATTTATATGTTGGATCATAATTAGCAATCATTTTATGGATAATTCTTATTTGTTCCACTTCATCCAAATATTTATGTTTTATTTTGTCTTGCTCCTTTTCATACATATATCTAATTATCATATGCATTATTTTCAAACTGCCTCCAATTATTGATCCCAATCCGGGTATTAGCGAAATAAACGAATAAAATGCTAACATGTAATCACCTCTGGATAAATTTAAAAATAACGATATGAGTTGATAAGGACCGACTATACTTTGTAAATCATCACTAATAAATTGTGTAGGAAATATACTAATTGCTGCTATAGTTACATCTATAATATTTAAAACTTTAGTATATATTGTATCATATGTATTAAAAAGGAATCCGCCGGTTTGCACAGTGAAACTGCGATTACATTTTTTAAATGTATAATTCATAAGATTTAAATATTTTTTGATATATGTATGATTATTTATCAAAAGTAGCAATATTTTTTTGGACATATTGAATGTAATATTTGGAAAATGTGTTAAAAGATAGTTATGGAAAAATCTGATAAAATTGTCATAATCTGCATTACATTTTTTTAAAATTTGAATATTGGCATAATATGTTGTGAGTATATCGCTGGTAATAGCGTTGAACTTCTCCATACTCAAGCGTAGAAAAAAATAGAGTGAAATAATAGAAATTCATTATAGTTGAAAATGCGCATTTTCAAACTATACATATAGCAAATAGTTGAAATTAAAATTATATAAACAGTATAAAAATAAATATAGGTAATTTATTATAAGTATGGCTTCTTTTTACAAAATTGACCAATTACCTGTCATCATAGAAAATATTTCCCAGATGGTGAAAACATCGGAAATCGAAGTTACCGTGAATCGTCTCCAAGGTATCACCGTAAATGAATATATGGCTTTAGTCAAACATCTAATAACATTATCTGAAAATGGCAAACACACGTTATTAAATGAAACTACTTTGGACGTTAATTATAATTACGACAATGTTACTAATAGCACGTATAGAATAACTATCAATGGGGTGGATAAAATAAATAAAGTGATGAGTAGCTTAGCTATTAGGAAAAATCATAGCATATTTTCTATTTTGGTTAACAATATTTTGAAAAGTGGCAAGACAGACAACGACTTAACTTTAATGGATAAAGTTAAAAATAAATCTAAAGTAATTGATATCAAAGAATATGACATCAGAATTCGTATTGCCGATGAGCTACCCGTTAGCAGCGAAAAAATGGAGGAATTAATTAGATTACAAGAAATTGAACGACATAAAATAATGTTTCGTTATAAGGAACGTCTATCATTGATTATTCCAATCGATAAAAATTACGACATACGAGTTGATCTAACTGATATCAAAGACGGAAAAACGATTAACAATTTAGCGGGAAATTCGTCAAAATATGAATTAGAATTAGAAATAATTAAAAAAAATAACACGACACTTAAAACAAAAGAGGCAGAAGTAGTTGCTAATGCTTTATTTGAATATATACATCAAATGCATACACTATTACACAAAAGCAAAAGAATAATCACCACCACTGTTAGAAACGAAGTGCTAAAAACTATGAAAAGACTAATGTATGGCAATGAAAACAATAATGCGAAAGATCTACCTGCTATGCAGTCAGAATCACTAGAAAATCAGCATGTCGCCGGTGAATTAACTACTAATTATACGGTGACTGATAAAGCAGACGGAGAACGTGAATTCATGTTAATTATGAATGGTAAAATATATTTAATATCGAATAATCTAATGGTACATGAAATTGAGTCTGGTCACTATACACGGATAGATGAATATAATGGATCTATTATCGACGGTGAATATGTATGGATAGAAAAATATAAAAAATATTTATACTTGGCATTTGATATGGTAATGTATAAAAATGCCGATCTAAGACGCGATTCAATGTTAATTAATCGTTTGACAAAATTAAATGAAGTATTAACTAATGTATTTGGTGTAAAAAGTGTTAGTATTTTACAGGAGACCAAATCATTCAGTCTTGATGAAATTAAGACGAAATATACAAAATCAATAATATCTATGTTTGATGAAATGAATAGTAAATTAATGACCGAACCGATCGTAATCATGGGTAAATTATTCTTCTTCACATCTGGTTTATATCAATCAGAGTTATATTTATACTCAACATTAATATGGAATACATATGTGTCTGACTCAAAAGCTAAATGTCCATATACCTTAGATGGTATGATCTATACTCCGACCAATCAAATATATACGAGAGACGCGACAGATATTAGGTTTAAAATTTATAAATGGAAACCATCCAGTCACAATTCGATTGATTTTTACATACAATTTGAAAAAAATCCCGATACCCAACAATTATTAAATGCATACGACAATTCAATTGGCATAGTAATGGATGATAATCTAGAAGGTAATGAATTAGAAGAACAATTGAATACAGATGTAAATGCGGGAGACTATCGGATGGGGGATAAATTATATAGAATATGCAATTTGTATGTCGGATCGAAGAAGACGGGTATTGAGCAGCCGGTTTTATTCGGAAAAGACAACAATTTATATTTAGCATATTTGTATTTACAGGATGGGGAAGTTAGGGATATCGAGGGAAATATTATTCAAGATAACACAGTAGTTGAATTTGCATATAACAATAATCCATCTATAGAACATTCATACAGATGGGTACCGTTACGTACCCGTTTTGACAAGACGGAATCTGTTAATAAGTATAAACGTAAGTATGGTAACAATGAGATGGTAGCAAATAAAGTATGGCGATCGATTACAAATCCATTTGAGATAACGGATATTATGTTACTAGCAGATGAAAAAACGTTTACCGAACATATGCAAGTAGTTACGCAAAAAGTGACCAAGGAGACGATTATTGCGGAAAGAAGAGAAAACAGTTACTACCAATTGAAAACGGATTTAGCGATGCCCATGAGAAATTTTCACAATTTTTTGAAGTCCAATTATATTTATACTTATTGTGGTGAAAAAACACTTAAAACTGGCTCGAAGAGATTGTTTGTACTGGATGTAGGTTGTGGCAGAGGCGGTGATGTACAAAAATTTTTCCATAGCAGAGTGTCAGGTTTAGTAGGCATTGATCCGGATGCAGAAGGTATTAATTCGCCAGCCGACGGCGCCATTTCTCGATATCAAACGTACAAAAGAAAAATGCCAAATATGCCAAAATATATATATATAATTGCGGATGCCGGCGCTGAATTAAACGCGGATAGTCAAGAAAATGCAATAGGTATCCACTCAGACTCTAATAGACAAGCGCTAGCGGATGTTTTTGGCAAGGATGCTACTTCTGGCAAATATGAGCAGTTTGATGTGTTCAATTGTCAATTCATGTTACATTACTTGTTTAAAACTGAACAGACATGGAAGAACTTCTGTTCAAATGTTAATAAATATCTCAGAGAAGATGGTTATATTTTAATAACTGTAACTGATGGAAAGCGCTTAGATTCGGATTTTAATGCGAATAGTGGTGTTGTTTCGCATTATTATACCGATAATGGTAAGAAAAAACTATTATTTGAATATAGGAAATTATATACAGATACAGATATTAAAAAACCAGGATTAGCAGTTGATTTTCATACTGCTATGTTTATGGCACCAGATGTATATCAGAAAGAATATATCGTAGATCCGTCTTATTTGGAAAATGAATTATGGAAGAATTGTCATTGCAAGTTAATAGAGACAGATTCGTTTGAGAATCAATTTAATTTGTATAGGAATTTCTTCGATAATGTTGCACCATATGAGGCGGTCAGTAAGACTAAAGAATATTTCATGAAAGCAAAAGAATTTTATAACTTTGATAATGAAATGAATAGAAGTTCGTTTGAATTGACAAAATTGAATAGATATTTCATCTTTCAAAAAATGCGTTAATTATAGTTTACTACTTAACTCCATTATTTCATTTAATACCCCTAGGCATTCGCTTATGAAACTATTATCTACGCGAACCATTGATTTTACTGCCTTCAAAAATTTACGTTTCTGATCATCTGTCATTACCTCAATTATCTGCTCTGCTTCGATCCTTAAACTACGATGCTGATTAAAAAATCTATCGAATTCTGCTTTTTCCGCCGGCGATAATGCTATTTGAGCTACATTATCATCGGTCTTTCTCGCAATGTTGTGTTCTCTTAGCGCATCTACATACTCACCTTTTGATTTATTTCTATTTTGTTCTACATTTAAAATATATTTTGCTTCGACACGTTGATTAGATGGTATATCGATAGCAGTGGTAGGTATTATACCGCTGTCAATAATAATTACTATCTTACGGGGGTTATCCTTGGTCTTCGATTCATGTTTCGCCTTCCATTGAATAACGGCTTCTTTAATGATTTCGTATGCATTTATAATACCACATGAATGATCTGGAGTAGAATATAGGTATATGGCAATATTATCCTTGCTAAACTTATCAGCCACTATATTTTCGTTGTTTAGCAGCGCATAGTTACCTCCGACGTTTTTATCGATGGTATAATCCAATATTTTGGTGTAAGCTTTTATAATCTCTTCGCGATGATATTCTTCTGAGTATTTTTCATGCTTACCAGTTATAATTTTAACGTTCTCAGTATCACATTCAATGGGAAAAATATGATATATTCCAGATATTACTACGGTACCGCTCAAATTTGGTATTTGCTTCTCGGCATGTCTATATGTCACATATGTGGCATAATATCTGGTTCTTGCAATGTCTAGTTCGAATTCACCGTATATATGCGCGTCAGAGGTGTTAAATTCATAGTCTGTCAGAGGCACATTTAGACCTAACTTAATTAACGCATTATTCGGGTATGCATTATCGACCGCCAAATAATTATTAAATCGGCTCGTCATAAAGAATCGCGTAATTTCAGGATGTTTTTTCAATACTTTCCGATAAAATTCTGTATTATTAACATGTGTCGATTTATCAGATGGGTTATAATGTGATTCCATTATATCAACAATATCATGATTACTCTTAACATTAGGTATACTTAAATTAGCCAGATCGACATTTACATTGCCTGTATTGCCTGTGTCATTATTAGCAGGTTTATCATTATTGACATTTACATCACCCGGCTTGTCTGTATCATTGTTAACTGGCTTATCACAGTCAGCGATAATTAATATTTTAATATTGTGTCCACTTTTTAGGAAGTCCTTGGAAAATTCGTCGACGGCGCCGAGCAATCCTTCACATGTCCTGGTTCCTTGGTATATAGCACCTGGTACTGATGCTAAATGAATGGCTATATTATCGTACTTATTTGCGACGGCCCGTCCTAACATATCTTGGAGAATTCTGAGGTAATATGTTTTCACCAAAGGTATTGTATCCGGTTCATGCTTCTTATCCAATAGTGTCCAATTGATACCTTTGATATGATATACACCTTGTATATTTTTTTTATGGTATAATCCTTTATTATTCACAAAAAGTACAGAACCAGCATACATATTATTCAACGCGTCGGACGTTTTTATTTTTTGTTTCTCATCTGCTATAATATGAAAATATTTATCATTGCCGGACAAATTCGACACGATAGCAGGATCACCATCTATATAGCGCAGTTCATTGTATTGTGAATTATATACTGTACCAATATTCTTCCGATCAAAAAAATGCTTTGCATCACGATTTTCACTTACGGCTTCGCCAATATTTGAAATTGCTTGGTTCGTCCCAGAGCCACCGGGACGAACCTCCTGATTCACTCCATTTGTTAGATAAAAATTAGTAAAATCCGAAAATTGTTCGTAAAATTTACTATTAAATATATCTGTCTTTGGATCGCCGCCTTTATATTTTAGATATTTGACTTCAATTGATTTTTGCTTTTCTTCCTGATCAACGGGAGCGGTTGTTCTTTCGTATAATAGAAACCGGCCACCTCCCATAATATCTTCTTTATATTCATCGATAAGTTTATCGGCGACTTCTATCTTATGATCATCGTTCAGCTTATACCATTTTTTATTTATATTAGCATACGTATAAAAATGTGCTCCGGGATATACAATAACTGCTTTTAATACATATGTATTATTATCTACCTGTATTGTATCGTCTATTACAAGATTAATACGGCTGTGTACGCTCCTCTGTGTATCAAATAATATAAATTGGCTTGTCTCGCTAAGACGCATCCTTTTGCTTTCTTCCTTTAGTATAGCGCTAACAGATTTGCCGTCGGTAGTCGCTATTGAATGTAAATATTGAAAATCATCATGTCCGTTGTTTATTGTATCAACTGTGTTACCGGTTATTTTATATCTTAATTGTTTAGATAATACACTCGCTAACAAAAAATTTTCACTTGAACCCACATTATGTTCACTTATTAACGCATGTGTATAATCGGCTGGATCACCCGTCTTTCCAAACTTGTAATCATAGTTTTTCATTATTTTTTCCAAATGTAGTTTGCAAATGTCTACCTTCCTATTTCGTTCTATTAATGCATCAACTTGTACTGGCGCTATTAGGCGCAACAGCTGTACCATTGCAATATAAAAACATATATTATTACCATTATGTATTTTTTCCGGCACCGGCACGTTTATTGTTGTCGGTATACCTGGGAAATCCCTCTTATATATACCACATAATGGTACATGGTCAGATGAAGGATCCTTATGTTCAAAAACTTTATATAATAATTCCGGTCGCGAATGTGTATCATACTGTAATGGGCGATAATATGTATCTGCAATAAAATCAGCTTTCTCCGTCGGAGTAGAACAGTTTGTATTCTCACCTTTGCATAATGTAAGTGGTTGTAGTTTATCCTCATTTGTCAAAACTTCGCGATTATTTACCCTTAGACCGTTTATTGTGTTGTCAATATCTTGGCCATTAAAGTCCCCGGCGACTATAATACGTTTAACATTTCTAAATGCTTCATTTCCAGTTTTATTTATAACGGCCATAATATGTGTAGATATACCCGACGGGCGGTGCCCATGTGGATTATGTAAATTAATAAATATAAATTCTTCGGTTGCATCAGTTGCGCCATATAAATTAGGCAATTTAGCTTTAAATAAAAATATCGCAAATGGTCGTCTATCAGTTTTGTTCTTACGATCGGTATACTCAAATATACCATCAACCTTGTGTAATAACTGCAAATCATTCTTATAAAAAGTTGTTATTCTTCCCATGCCAACCGCGCTCGTGTGTAACGTATATGTATATTGTGCATTGGCCTCTTTTAATATCCTATTAGCCACGCTATAACCCATTTCCTGACATGCTATGATATCAAATATACCAGAATTGAGTCGTAAATTATCACGAATGTTACTATAATGAGGTTCTTTATCTAACGATTTATATAGGGTGTTATACGACAAGATCTTATATGTGCAGTCTCTGAGCGTAGTGTTGCCTTCTATTTTACGTTGTAATATGTTATTAAGTGCAGCAAATGTAAATACATCCGCCCCACCGTGCATTTTATACGATAATTCCCCTATATCAACATAAAATTGACTTAACATGCCTTTATTACTATGTAGATAAAAATTGATAATTATATTATTTATTTACATTATAATAAACCTTTTTATTTAACATATGCAACATACCCAATCTTGCGACATATTAGCTCTCGCTGCTATGGACAATATCAGTGATTACTCCTTAGTATCTGCAGATAAAACCTATAAGAAAGTATGGCAGATTGATCCGATATGGAAAATGACCTGTGGACGTATTGATTCGAATGAAAATTTTATTGAGGGAGAACAGAACAATGTGACAATTAAATACAATTCGAAGGCCAATATTCTTAAATATACCGGTCCTTTGAAAAATGGTAAGAAACATGGTGAAGGAGTTGAATATTATGCAAATGGCGACATTTATCAAGGTTCTTTCGAAGATGATTTTAAACATGGCCAAGGGAAATTATATTTCAAAAATATGTCCTTGAAATATGCAGGCGAATGGCGTAATGATCAATTATTGGGCTCATTCGTCGGTTATCTAGTAAATGATAAAAACGAACAATGTTATTATGGCCAAATCAGTAATCAACAAGCTAACGGTCTTGGTGCGCGAATTGCCAACGGTAAATTTGTCGGTTGCGCTATCTATAAAGACGGAGAGCACGAGGAGGCCCTGGCATTTACTGAAAACTATATTCCTCGGATAGTCAGAAAAAATGCAGACATAAATACGATTAAAAAATTAATTGAGCAATTTGTCAACGATGTAAATCTGGATAATTTAGCGTATTTAAAAAAATATTTTATTCCAACGAAGTCGCCATCAATCGACGTACAAACATATGATGAAAAAGGTAATCTCGTAATAGACGGAACTATAAAAATAGCCAGTAATGACATCAAAATACATGGAGAAGCTATATATAATCATAGTTTAATGCGTATAGAGGGGACTTTTGAGGATAGTTATTTCATAAAAGGGACTATTGCGAACCCGCTTACCAGGGAAGTACTATGTGAAGGTACATTCGATAAATTACACATAAATTTTCTGACAAAAAAGACTGATTGTCGCAAACATCTAATCACCGGTACGGTCACATGTATGTTTAAGTTACCCGGCGATCGTACTAAAACTATGTGTAAATTCGAAGGAACTTTTAAAAATCATACTTTTGAAAGAGGCATTTTATATAAAATGGTGGATAATAGACAAATTAAATATTATGATGGTGAGTTCGATACAAATACGCAAGTTTTTATCGAAAATATGGGTACAATTGATAAGGCACCGATCGCTGGTGAGGGCATAGAATATTTTGATAATGGTAATACATGTTATTCCGGCTCGTGGAAAAATGGATTATATCATGGTTATGGACAATATTATAATCGAGACAATTTTGCTATGGAATATATTGGCAACTTCGGTAATGGCATCAGACACGGCCAAGGGGTCATATTAAATATAGACGGCACTATAGTATACGAGGGTCAATTTACCAATGGGGATTTTTAGTAGAAAAGCCTTAAATATATTTGAAGTTTTTTTTTATTGCTAATAGATATAAAATAATATCAATTTCATACTTATAATGACTAAGACTTCTGCTGATACTGACTTTGATCTAAAATTGTATATGGTTCCCATATTAAATAATAAATCCGTATTAAATTCCGACTTCTCTATTACGACGGCCAAATTTACACCGCAACCACGTTTTAATGTCGGATTTCACTATTATATACATCAATCATATGGACTTTTTAATAAAAAAATTGAAGAGCTCGCCTCAAAAACATTTTATTGGGCAATGAACAGTTTTGAAGTGCTTCTATCATCTCAAGAAATTAAATACGAACTGATAGACAAAGTAGCGTTATATCTTGATAGTGACAGAAAGGAATTAGAAAAAGTTAACGTTATATTCTATCAAATATGGGAAATAATGGTTATATTTAACATGATTAATAAACATGTTAATATAAATATTAATTCACCATTGCAAGATGATATTCGTGTAGCAGTTGATTATTATAGATTAAAGTTAGCAAACAAAGCGAAAATAACATATAATACAAAAGACAGCAATATCGCTATTATTACTGTTAATGAGAGTAATAATTTGCTAGAAAAGGAAAGCCATATGTATGTTGCCCTTATGGAAAAAATAACAGCAGCATTGCATAATATGAATAATGGAGGCAATTTGATCGTTAAACTGGATGACACATTTGAATTACCAACACTTAAGATGATACAATTATGTAAATGTTTATTTGATAATGTATACATATACAAACCCTATTATTCGCGACCAACATCATCAGAGAAATACATTATTTGTACAAATTTTGAGGAAAAATCATATAGTAAGATAGCGAAAAGCTTAAAGAAAGCAGTCGATGAGATGACCAACCTCGGTGATAAATTCGTGGTCGACTTCATGTCTGATATTGAACTCGACAATAAATTAACGAGCACATTTGCATATATTAACAGCAAACTGTCGGGAATAGAGCACAAGGCGAAAAATAAAATTTTGGGTTATATTAAATCTGATAATTATTTTGGCAATGAGTACCAAGAAGCAATTAAACAGCAGCAAAATGCGGTGGAATATTTTTTAACACATTTCTTCCCGATTAATAACAATGATTATGTAGATATACTAAAGCACTTCATCAACACAATCAAAGAAAATAATGATAAATTAATTAAAATGCATACAGAAATAAATTAATTAATAAGTTAAAAAGAGATTATTAAAATATAATAATTATATATGAGCGAAGAAACTGTAAATATTACAATTGGGCCGGAGAACAATGTTGAATTAGAATCAGTCAAGGTTATTCTATCAACGATAGATCAATATAAACGTAAATTTCTTTTATCGAATAAAATGACAGTTGAACAATTTGATGAAAGTATGAGTCACTTATTTCCGACATTCAAAGAAAATTATCCAACATTATATAAGATAACGTTGCAACAGATTGATATATCATTAGCATACATCATGCTCGATAAGATGATTGCTATTAATAACGGCAAAGAGAATATGGATGACGTACGTAATGATTTGGGAGAACATTTAGCAAAAAAGTATGTGTATCCGGCAGTAGGTAAGCCTCAGAAGAAAGATGTATAAATAATGTAAATATTATACAATATAATTTATTATAAATAATACGTTTCCAACATATTATTTATATATATTTATAATTATATTAATGTCTGGTCTAAGCGCATTCACACCCAAAGAAATATCAGAAATACCATTAAATATTTTGCCATTGCTACCAGTAAATGAATTTGATCATTTTAATGCCGATCAAATACAGGCATTTACCTCCGAACAAATTATGAAATTGAGTCAGAATCAATTAAATATACTGTTAAAACAAATCGGCCTGTTAACTCCGGAGCAAATTAAGGTATTAAATTTTAGTAAATTACGATCAATTCAATTGGCAAATATTAGCAAGATGCAAGCACAATATATAAAATTTAGTCAATTTAATGATTTACCGATTTCACAATTAAAATATATTTCTAAGGAAGCTTTTCCTGGTCTATCAAATGACATTATAAGTAACCTTACAGAGGCCCAATTTATTGCTTTACAACATAATATTAAATTATTTACACCGGAACAAATTGTATCATTAAATGCAAATGCATTGCGAATTATAGATATTTATAAATTCAGAAACTTAATGCGTAATGATATGGTTTGTTTAACAGATGAACAATTAGCATTCTTACCTAACACACTTATTGATTTATTGATGCCAGATGATCTTGTTAAATTTACTCCGAAACAATTGGAAATAATGGTAAACAGTCTCCCTAAAAGTAATAAAGAATCTGATAATACAAATCAAAGTACTGTGACAGAAGCTGTGACCGCTGTGACCGCTGTGACCGCTGTGACCGCTGTGACCGCAGCCGTGGCTACAGAAACCGTTCAACAATTTACTAGATTAGCTAATGATGGAGAATTCGTTGAAACAAGCATAGAGCCGATTAAAGAAGGTGCGAGTGATGCAGTTAAAGAGGAAGCAATAGAAGAAACTAGTGACGAAGTATTTGTTGAGCCGACAAAGGACGATATATGCACAGAAACAATTAAAGAAATTACTGCTGTACCGATTGAAAACGATGAAGTAATAACAGTCGAAATGACTAAAACAGAAGAATCAGTTAATGATGACGTTTTCATTGAGCCGACTAATGGAACACATACAGAAACAATTAAAGAAATTACTGCTGTACCGACCGAAAACGATGAAGTAATAACAGTCGAAATGACTAAAACAGAAGAACCAGTTAATGATGACGTTTTCATTGAGCCGACTAATGGAACACATACAGAAACAATTAAAGAAGTAATTGAAGATGCGGCTCCGGAAGAAGTAAAAGTAGAAGCGGCGGAAGAAGTAAAAGTGGAAACAACAGTGGAAGAAACAACAACGGAAGAAACAACAACGGAAGAAACAGCAGTTGAGGAAGTAAAAGTGGAAACAACCGTGGAAACAACAGTGGAAACAGAAGAAACAACCGTGGAAACAACAGTGGAAACAACAGTGGAAACAACGGAAGAAACAACGGAAGAAACAACAGTGGAAACAGCAGAAGAAACAACGGAAGAAACAACAGTGGAAACAGCAGAAGAAACAACGGAAGAAACAACAACGGAAGAAACAACAGTGGAAACAGCAGAAGAAACAACGGAAGAAACAACCGTGGAAACAGCAGAAGAAACAACGGAAGAAACAACTGTGGAAGCAACCGCAGCGGAAGAAACAACAGTGGAAACAACTGTGGAAGCAACAGCACCGGAAGAAACAACAGTGGAAACAACGGAAGAAACAACAGTGGAAACAACAGTGGAAACAACTGTGGAAGCAACCGCAGCGGAAGAAACAACAGTGGAAACAACGGAAGAAACAACAGTGGAAACAACAGTGGAAACAGCAGCGGAAGAAACAACAGTGGAAACAGCAGCAGCGGAAGAAACAACAGTGGAAACAACGGAAGAAACAACAGTGGAAACAACGGAAGAAACAACAGTGGAAACAACAGTGGAAACAGCAGCGGAAGAAACAACAGTGGAAACAGAAGAAACAACCGTGGAAACAACTGTGGAAACAACGGAAGAAACAACAGTGGAAACAACAGTGGAAACAGCAGCGGAAGAAACAACAGTGGAAACAGCAGAAGAAACAACCGTGGAAACAACTGTGGAAACAACGGAAGAAACAACAGTGGAAATAACAGTGGAAACAACTGTGGAAGCAACAGCAGCGGAAGAAACAACAGTGGAAACAGCAGAAGAAACAACTGTGGAAGCAACAGCAGCGGAAGAAACAACAGTGGAAACAGCAGAAGAAACAACAGTGGAAACAGCAGAAGAAACAACGGTGGAAACAACAGTGGAAACAGCAGAAGAAACAACGGTGGAAACAACAGTGGAAACAACTGTGGAAGCAACAGCAGCGGAAGAAACAACAGTGGAAACAGCAGCGGAAGAAACAACAGTGGAAACAGCAGCGGAAGAAACAACTACGGAGGAAGAAGTAAAAGTGGAAACAACAGTAGCAGTTGGAGAAGAGGTGGTAGCTGCAAAAGATTTTTCTGATTTAATAAATGAAATAGTGGTACCATCGCACGTCATTGAACGACCAGATGCGACAAAGCAAATTAAACCAATTACAATTATAAAACCTATTAAACCAATTGCCGCAATTAAAAATCCAACTGAACATAGTACATTAAATAAAAATGTCTTGTTACGTAAAATCGGTTAATAATAAAATAAATTGCATTATTAAGAATGATCAATAATACATTTTGTAGAACTTTACAAACAGGGGCGGGGGTTCAATCTAATCAATATCAAAGATCACAACTTGACAACTATTCAATTATTAGTAACATTAAAGAAGTCGAATATTACGGATACACATGCCCGACTGCGCGCTTAATATTGATTCCGATCGAAAACGCGACCATATTTTCATGCAGTATATATACCAATGCCGGCTCTTTACTAGAAAAAGATGATGAATTAGGAGTCGCTCATTTTTTAGAACATATGACCTTCAAAGGAACTCGCAAATATCCTAACAAATCGTTGACTGCAATATTAGATATGTTAGGATCTATGTACAATGCGGCTACATCGTATGAAAGTACTGATTATGAACTACATGGATTGCCATTTCATTATAAACAATTGTTAGATATAATGATAGACATGTATCATAATTCTATTCTTACAAACGAAGATATGGCTACTGAAAGAAACGTTATTATGGAAGAATACAATATGTCTTTGGATAGTGTTGGGAGGCGCCTATTTAGCGGCTTATTAGATTTGATAACAAAAGAAAAATACAAATTATATGGTAGACCAATAATAGGTACCGAAGAAACTATACTCAACTTGGAATTAGAAGATCTAATCCGCTACAAAAAAAAATATTACTACAAAGATCCAATTATGATAACAGTATCTGGCAAATTCCTAATAGAAGATGTATTACCACACATCGAGCAATTAATGAAATGTACATTCACAATTGATGATAGGCCGCTTAAAAAAAATGATAGTAATGATAAAATTACACCATTTAGATCAAATACAAATGTTAAAATAAGTGATAGATATAAATTTATCAAAGCAAAAAGAGAACAAACAATTATTACAGTAACTTTTCCATCATATAAAGCGCACAATTCCAATTTAAAATATGTAGCGGTGTTATGCGATATATTAACAAGCGGTATGTCTGGTAGATTGTATCAAATTATCAGAGTTATAAATGGTTTGGCATATAATGTATCGGTTGATTATGACGCGCTACATGAATTCGGTACGTTTACAATTTTAATGTCAGTGCAAAATAAGAACATTATTAAGGCGCTACAACTGTTATGTGATTCCTTAATACAACTTGTAACAGAAGGTATATTCGAACATGAACTAACAAAAGCAAAAAATCAATATATGACTAAATTAATGATGATGTATCAACAGCCAAGTAGTTATTTTTCATTATATACAAAACCGTTATATTATGGCTATGAAGTTAAAAATGCAGAAACTACTATCAAAGAAATCGATAAAATAACTGTCAATGATATTAATAAACTGATTAAAAATATCATTAATTTTAAACAAATGTATATAGTCATGTATGGACCTTCTAAAATAAAAAATAAAGAAATAAAAGAACTAATACTGAACGCGTACAATAAGTTAAATAAATAGACCTCTTTGTCGGCTTAATAATTGAACTTTATTTATTTTATACGTATAATAATGTATATGTATATAATCTGATGAAAAAATCCAAGTTCAGCAAAGGTAAGTTTAAACCCTATGTTGTCGACAGTAGTGCTGCCCAATATCTAGTTATTGTCGAGTCGCCCGGAAAGATTAAAAAAATAAGATCTTATCTCGGATCAGAATATATTGTAATGGCAAGCGTCGGTCACGTAATGGATCTGCCCAAAGAGACGCTAGGGATCGATATTGATACATTTACGCCAAAGTATGAAATATATCCAGATAAGAAAAAAATTATAGCAGGCCTTAAAACTGTCCTCAAAAACAACCCAAATATAAACGTATATATCGCATCGGATGGTGACAGAGAAGGCGAATTTATTGGTTATAGTCTGGTCCAATTATTAAATCTGAACAGTTATCATAGAATAATTTTTCACGAAATTACTAAAGAGGCAATTACTAAAGCTATTAGCGAAAAGACCGATCACTTAAATAATAATTTAATATGTGCACAAATGTGTAGACGTATGATAGATCGATGTATTGGATATCCTGTTAGTAAAGAATTATCTAGTAAAATTAAAGGAGCATATGCGGCTGGTCGTGTACAATCAACTATCGTTAAAATGATATATGATAAATGCAAAGAAAGAGATGATTTTATTGCGAATATTCAAAATAACAAGTCTACCATAACGTCTAATATGACATGTACCGCCATTTTCTTAATTGAAGGTCATGCAATTAACTGTAATATGTACTGTCATAACTGGCAAGTCAAATGTAATGAACGTATCATGATGCATACTTTAAATGTATTCAAAGAAATAAAACCAAATCCGCATATTGAAAATATAAATGAGAGAAATACATTAACATGGCCAAATAACCCATTTATAACATCAACTTTGCAACAAGACGCATATTATAAATATAAATATAGCCCGGATAAAACTATGATAATTGCACAACATTTATATGAACGCGGACATATTACATATATGCGAACTGATTCGCCTAACCTATCTAATGACATCCTATACCAAACGAAAAATTATATCGTAAATACTTATGGCGAACATTATCATAATTATAAACAATATAAAGCAAAAGGAAATGCACAAGAAGCTCATGAAGCCATCAGACCCACACATATTAATGTAACCAATATCGAAGGAGCATCTGATGAAGAAAATAATATTTATGATTTAATATGGAAAAGGACAGTTGCGAGTCAAATGATACCATGTATTACAAAAAATACGGACATTACGATTAAATACGCAGCCGAAATTGTCTTCTCCGAAGTGAGCACACATCTGCCACATTTCGTTGGAACTATATCAGTTGTGACTGAACCAGGATTCAAGATATTGTATGATATAGAACGCAATGATGAAGATGTTTCGAACGAAGAATTGAATGAAAACGTGACTTTAAATATAAAATTAGATTCAAAGGTGTCATTCAAAGAGATGACAGCAAAGGGACAAATACCCGCTATACCCACATTATATAATCAACCATCTATTATAAAAACGTTAGAAAAATATGGCATAGGCAGACCATCAACATTTGCAACATTACTTAAAAAAATAATAGAATATAAATATGTCACGATCAGTTTCATCAAAGGATTCGAAATAACAGTGTCCGAATTCAAGCTGAGTAAAAACTATATAACAAATAAAGTTAGGAAAAGTATTATTGGCGGTGAAAAGCAAAAGTATATTATCACTGATTTAGGTAAAGAAGCAACATTGTATTTAATGCAACATTACCCATCACTTATGAATTATAAATTTACAAGTGATATGGAATTAAAATTAGATCAAATTGCAGAAGGTAAATTACATTATATAAATGTAATTCGCGAATTCAATCAAGTTACTAACATCAAACTAAACAGTAAAAAAGTTATCTAAATTACTGGGACCATAAGGTTGCATATATGTTGTATTTTGGCCGGTTTTATTTATTAAAGTAGATAAGTTTATAGAAGGATCAAATAATGCGAAATTTTGGCTATCTACATTCTCATTGTCAGACATCGATTTAGGTGTTAATTTGGGGCCCGAAGTGGTGGTAGGGGCTGGTTCGCGGTTAGATGAATTATTCATGACAGAATATTCATTAATGATTGAATTTTGTGTTTCCAATAGTTGTTCATATTCGCTAATTTTCATTTGATATTTTTCCGCCATAATTTTATATTTTTTAACCAATGATTTATATTTTTCTAGAGGTATACAATAGTTATTGACAACTAATCTATAATACAACGCAAATAGAACAAATATAATACTGATCAATAATAATAGTTGTTTGATGTTCAGATTTACATTACTGTTTAATGATAGATACATGACTTTAATTTAACACTAGATAATTATTTTACTACTTCGTTAAAAATTAATTATCTTTTTGACTATTAGTATTAAATGAGCTTAGTGGATGCTAATTTTCGTATATATATTGATAATCTTATTAGTAGCAATGTTCTACCGAATCTTAATGAGAAGGAATATAATATAATTATCAAGATGTTGGTTATACTTATTGATTATATAGCTTGTAGATTCAATTTTGATCTGGCAAATGCAGAACAATATATTTATCAATTAAAACAGAACAACAATCGTGACTTATATGCGATTTTTAATTTATTATTGCCATATATTGATGATAAAGGTGGGTCATTTGAATTGCACAAAAAAATACATGATTTAAAAGATATAACGATCGCAAAGGATGAAAAATTAACGGAAGGTTGGAAAAAACCAACAGACAGAGGACATAATAATATCAGTAAGAATCCGTATATTATTTCAAATTTACAATTCAATAGAAATATTATAAATATAAATTATTTAACGAAGTTTATCAGCTCTGGAAAAACAATCGAAGATCCGCCAGCTGAGTATTTTAAGTTCCCAGACAAAGACGAATATTTTCATGAATACGAATTATCAAAATTGGATTTGATGTGTAATTTCTATATACTTCTAAATACCGTCGATCAGATATCAAATAAATTATATGTTAATTGGTTAAATATACGGCCAATTACCTGGTCTTATAAAAATAGTTCATTATATAAAAACACTTTTAACTATGACGAAGACGGTAAATTAACAACAGTTATAGCCGGCGAAAAACATGAGTTTGGCTGGTTTAATCCGATTTTAATAGATATTGATTCAATCTATCATACACAATACAAAAATACATATAATCAGACGTATAGTCTATTATCATATCGAGGGCTATCTGTCGGAGATTTTTACAACATGATCCATCACGAATTGTACTTCTCTATTAAAAACTTTAAATGGTTAATATATGAATATGCAGATACAGGATCCAACGAAACTAATATTTATTGGAATATAATAGTTGACAAATTCAAAAATATTGACGAATATATCATGAATGATTATGATTTCGAATACATTGCGACTCGGTATAGTGATATTATTACACAATGGACATTTATGTTAAGTAGATTAGCGGACCCAAGCGAAGACGAACTAGATATTATCTACAATATTTTATATTTTTTCCAAAGGAAATATTCGAAAATCAAATCGTTGGAAAGTTATGTTAGACTAAATATAAACGATGGCGGCGATGATGATATCGCACTTGAACAAATTGATAGAGATATAGAAATATTATATAAAGACAAAGAAGAATCGCCGATAGGTAGAGACGAAATTATAAAGTCATGGCAATCATTAAACGTAAAAGATTTTTATAATTTCATAAAAGAGACGATTATAATGTTTAAAAAAACATGGTACGGCTATAATATAATTACGAAAAAGAATAAATATCCACAGTTGACTGACGGATCGATCATTCTTAAAAATATTACACATCAGGTAACTTATAAAAATATATATAATTGGGCAAAATCGTTATTAATATATGTATATAGTGGTGAAGGTGATCTAACAATTGTCGCGGAAAATTTAGCATATTACAAAGATTATTATTGGCACATGTTGGGTGATCATGATTTATTTGATAACTATAAACAACTAATCAAAATTAAATCAGAAAAATTGAATAAATCATTACTCATGCATCATTACAATTTCTGTAATGCAATTAATATGACTAATATGCCAGATAACACTAAACATTGGTTTAATATTAGACGTGTATTGAAAAATAAAATTTATAAACATTTACCATTGTCAGAGAACTCAATCAAGCGATTAAATACTGGTATAAATGAGGCAATTCGACGTAATTTGACCGATATAGTATTTGAATGTCTGCTAAACCGAGGTCTATTGAATGAATTTGTCATTGATAGGGAATGTACAGATAAATCATATTTAGGTTCCATGTTCGAGACTATTACAGCACGTCGTATAGCGGCTGCTAAAAGGAATATATTTACAAAAGATAATATAGAAAAGTACAAAGAATGTATATATTATTTGACTGAAGAGCCATATGGCAAATTAATCCCGCGTTACGAAAAAGGTCAATCCAAAGGAAAATCATATTTCGATTATTTACCAGAGGCGGCATGGTGTACGTTCTATGCAATGGATTGGGTTTCACAAATTAATTTTTATCATCGATATATAAACAACAGAGTAATATATGTAACTGGAGCCACTGGTGCGGGTAAATCAACACAGGTACCAAAATTATTATTATATGGATTAAAAATGATTAATTTTAAAAATGATGGTAAAGTGGTATCGACACAGCCGCGTACCAAACCAACACAATCCAATGCAAAAAATATATCAAATGAGATGGGAGTGCCAATCGTTGCCTATTCGCCGGCAGTGGATGATGAAATGAAAACTAATTTAGGTTACATACAATACAAAACAGCAAAAGTATCGCATCTACAACCAGATAAATATAATTATTATTTTAGAGAAATGACAGATGGTTCTTTGGTAAATGAATTATATAAAAATGCACTACTTAAAAAAGTTATTAGAGTTAACGATGATGATACATATGATAGAAATTTAGAATTCAAGCCAGAAAATATATATGATATTGTCGTAATAGACGAATCGCACGAACATAATAAAAATATGGATTATATACTAACAATGATGAAATATACCACGTACTGGAATAATTCGCTCCGATTGGTAATCATATCAGCCACAATGGACGACGACGAACCAATATACAGGAGATTTTATAACGGTATTAATGATAATTTTTTATATCCAAACAGCATCTATAATATGACTAATCATTTTCATTTCGATACCCTCGAAGGCAGTGACAAACATTCTACAAACTGCAAACTGGACCGCATCGTAGTCGATCGCCGTATTCACATTTCGCCACCGGGAGAAACAACTCAACATAAAATCGACGAATATTACTTAAGTCGCAATACCAAAGATTATCAAGATGCCGAAACAGAAGCAATCGATACTGTTTTACGGATCGTAAACAGCGGTGGCAAAGGTGATTTATTATTATTTTCGATTGGTGAGGCACAAATTAGAAAACTGGTCAGTATATTAAATGAACGCACACCCGCAAATGTAATAGCACTGCCATTATTTAGTGAATTAAACGAATTTTGGTCAGAACTAGCTGAAAAAACGGAAAAAATAAAAGATCTTACAATAGATAAAAGCGAACTTTTCAATGAAATTGCTGCCAAAGGGTCCGCTACTAAGAAGGTTCCTCTCGGTACATACAATCAAGTGATTGTGGTGGCGACAAACGTGGCGGAAGCGTCAATTACTATCAAAAATTTAAAATATGTCATTGATACTGGCTACTACAATTCAGTCACGTATGATAATGTCAGTCGGTCAACATTGGTAACAGTTGCACCTATTACTGAAGCCAGTAGATTACAACGTAGAGGGCGTGTCGGACGCGTTTCAAGCGGCAAAGTATATCACATGTATATGAAGGATGCCAGAAAAAATGTAATGCCATCCTATAATATATGTAACAGCAACATTCGCAATGATATATATCAAATGGCCAGGGAACGACATGATGAACAATATTTAATAAACGTAAAATATACACAATTTATTTTTCCAACTATACTGCGCAATAAAACCTTTCAATCCTATGACATGAAAGAAAAACTGGGGCGACATACTAGGGACATGATACCATTATCTTTGACATATGGCACAATAAAGGTAGATAATAATGCAACTGCCGAATCAATTGATAAAATAATGCGAAAACAAAACACATATCATCGACTGCAGGTATATAAAAGCAACACATTCGCAGATGAAAATATATTGTTCACATATTCTGGTGAATTGTATTTCGCCGATTATACTTTTAGACACGGGAGTTATCTATATAATATACATAACCGTAATATTACTGGCTATAGTTTTACTTCTATTATAGATATGACCGGTACATTCCATCTAATTCATCCTGCTGAGAATTTAATTACCACTAGACATCTATTAACCGGTTTGATAGATTACGACCAAATGAATATAACAGATCGCGAAAAATTTGTTAATAAAACGTTTGCATACATCAATAACCTCATATCCGTTAAATTTATTGTACCATCTATTGTTCGCACACATAGTTATATCGCGAATGATGATTTTTCATCAATATTGGACCATAACGAATCTACTACTGGAATACAACATCTTAGACTGCCGGGGAAATTAGTATCATATGACGCGAAGATAAATGACCATGAATTGCACACCATAGACGGATCACGCAGAATATACCACGATGTTACTAACGATTATTTTGATAAAACAGTTTTCTCGAAGAAAGCATTCTATGTGTATGAGAAACTTAATTTAACTACTATTGATTTGAAAGATGAAAATATCAAATTAGGATGTCTAATTGCTATTATTTATAGTGTATTGTACGATGTTAATATAGATGTACTTAAGATAGTAGCCGGTATTTTTGCTTTTGGTCCAGAATTAAAGAATTTCATTCCACAGCATACCGTCAATGGAAAATCCAGATATAACCTATCAAAAAATCCATTAGATCAATTTAGAGATAATGATGGCGATTTGTTCGTCTATCTTAATTTATTCAATAAATTAGAATCTGATCTAAATCTATCGTTGATCAGAGATAAAAGCCAAAGTACAATTAGTAATAATGATTTACACTCTTTCGAACATGATAGAACAAAGTATTTCGCCATTAAAGAACGAATATATGAAAAAATTAAAACAAACGATAAGAATCCATATGATTATTCATCTAGTTATGATTTATCGCTGCAAGATTATATACTGCTACAAAATTTGGACCAGAAAGGAATTTTATCAGATAACGCTACCGTTGATAGCAGAGCCTATAAAGATTATATGCAAGATAAAACAGCACGGTTACGTTCGATTATTAAAACTGAAGAAGAAACAATAAATATCATCAAATGGTCGATGAACAGGAATGTACCACATGATAAGGTGAAAAACATGATCAGATATTACACCGATATGCAAAATAGAATCGCGTTGGACAAAAATTTATTTACTTGGTTTAATAAATTAAATATAGATCCAGATGGATCACGTAATGAAAGGATAATTAAATGTTTCATACATGGATTTCTGGAAAATTTGGCACACTATAATAATGAAACTGATAAATTGGTGGACACATACAACGACGTGAATATGAAAGTAGCGTCGATATATCCAGGCAGCAAAAAAACCGACACTACAATAATACCATATAAACATATCCTATACTTATCGAAAAATAATAATGGTGAACCCGTTAATATGAATAAAGCAAGTATCAATATGTTATTAAGTATTATCCCAGATATTATTAACCCATATACATTACAGAATAATGAACCATATGTGAGTATTGATGAATTATATGTCAGAAATTACTTTATTGATGTCCATAATAATCATGATCAACGTTATATCGAAAAATTAGCAATACACAAAGATATCGATAACGACCACAAAATAGAACAATTACGCAGAGATTTATCGTCCGATACGATAAATAAAGAAGATAAACGATCTATTAAAAAGGAGCTAGAAAAACTTGAAAAAGAGGAAAAGAATAATTTAGTTAACTATTACCGAGACTATATAAATTACATTAAGAGCAATAAAAAGTAAAATATAATCTTTATTTATAATTAATGACTGATATACTAAAAAACAGTATTAGTTCAAAACGTTATAACTTCAATCCAAAAATTTGGGGACCCCATGCATGGTTTTATCATGATACTGTTGTATTGTCGTATCCGGATAGACCAGATCAAACAACAAAAGAAAATTACAAATATCACTTTTTAAATATATATAAAACTCTGCCATGTCAGAAATGTCAATACAACTATCAAAATCATTTAGCAGATCGACCATTACGTGATAATGATCTAGCAAGTCGAGATGCATTGGTTACTTGGTGGGTCGGTATGCATAATGCTGTTAAAAAAATGCAAGGAGAAAAAGAAATAACGGTGGAAGAATTCTTAAAATATTATGCGGACCAATATAGCAAAAATAGAGTTGATGATTCAAATACCACCAGAGCAATAGTATTTATGTGCATGATTGCTTTATTATTTTATTTAGCGAAAGACTTTATGATGTTGAAGCGCAATTAAAAATAATAATTAAACATTCATTGAATTTATTTTACACTGTATATCTATGAAAGAGTCACATATAGAAAAATATTTCATCGACCAATACAGTTTATTTTACGAATGTTTTTCTGAATGTTCACCATCCGCTAAAATGACAATAATTTTTATTAAAATTATATCAATATTACTCATTTTATTTACCTTGTCCGGTGTTGTCTTGCCAAAACATCTATTATCTTTCCATTTCGCAGTCTGTATACTATTATTATATTTTTTTGAAACTGACAACCTATTCTTAAACAGATGGATGTCATCCTGTTTTACTGTTACTGATGATGTGACGAAAGAAAAAATAGACAGTATATCTACACAAAGTCCATTTTCATTACAGACCTGCAAAATAATAACATTATTGGTGCTAGGGATTGCCATATTTAATTACATATATCCAGAATGGTCATTTAATAGCATATGTATGAAATCATATAATTATATCAGTTCAACTGCAGAAACCCCTAGCAATGACCAAAGGATAGCGACTGAGTTCAAACTGACTAAACCATCCAAATTTACAGCGGAACCGGCGAAACAAATACAACCCGTTAATAATGATATAAATAAACAACAAATTGATCTAGATACATTTAATACGCCGCAAATTAAAGGTGGAAATATTACTAATACAGATGTGATTGATGATGGTAACGACCTGGCGATATTTGACAAAACATATCAACCATTACAATTGAAAATATCCCGTACAACTGCGTCCAAAGATGTAAAAAATCTAATAGCAAAGAATAATGACATCATAATTAAATTTTAGTTCTAAATTAAAACTAATTTAATTAATTTCGGCGTAATGTTATGGAGCTATTTGAAGTAAATAAATATTTATTTGAACATATTAAATTGCACAAATTCGAAGAGGTTATACAAACAATTAATAAATATGGATCTGAAATAGATTTCAATATTCGTGATAGTAGCAACACTTATCTTATACAATATGCTGTCATGTATAATAATATAAACCTTGTTAAATTAATATTACATTTTAATTGCAAGTTAGATTTTATCGACGCTGACGGCCACACTATATTATATATTCCAATTAAACATGGCTACAATGATATAATAAAATTATTAATCGAAAATAATGATATTATTGGTGTACCGTTGATTGATATAGTAGATAAGTTAGGCTCACTTGCCATCCATTATACAATTTTGTATGATAATAATGATGCATTCGATTTATTAATGGATAATAATGTTAATATAAATAAGACAGATATCAGAGGCAATACGGCATTGCATATTGCTATTAAAAGAAAAAATTATTACATAGTAGAAAAAATACTTAAATGTACAAGAACAAATCCCAATATACAAAGCAATATTGGTGAAAGTCCTTTGCATATTGCCGCAAATTATGAAGACGAAAAATCGATGCAATTATTATTATCACTACGAAAAGATATATTAGTTGATTTGATTGATTATGAATATCAGATTACCCCATTGATGTATTTATCAACACTGAATAATATTTCATTAGTAACGATGTTGTTAAACGCTGGCGCCGACCCAGAAATACAGGATTCATTAGGTAATTCATCTTTACATCTAGCCATTATTGAAGACAACGTGCCGATTGCTAATATATTAATTAGCAAATTTAATAATTTTAATATTATCAATATAGACGGTATGACGCCATTACACAAATTATTGTATATTTACAAAGATAATACGAATAAAATTAATCAATTCAATATCGATCAACTGTTTAATAAGACGAATATCAATATGCAAGATATTGACGGTAATACTATATGGCATATATTAGCAAAAGATGGTATGTGGATTAGATACAAATATTTATTAATGAATAAGAAGAACAACATATTTATTAAAAATAGCAAAAATATCACGGCATATGATATAATCACCGAAAAAAGTTCTAGCAATTTAGAATTATTAATGGAAATCATCACACATAGTTATTATAATTTACTATTGATAGGTAAAAATGAATATCTATTAGATTGGGAAAATGATTGTGCAAATAAACTAAAGCCAATTAAATATTGTTATGAAAAAATTAGGGAAAATGTCTTGAAGAATAAAGTCTCTATACCGGCGAAAAAAACAGCCTATTGCAATGTAAATATAGAACATATCGACGATGTTGTAATGTATTCTACCTTTACTGGTGTGGCGATAGATATTGTGGCTGGCCTGTCTCTGTTACATAATAGCAATAGCGGCGAAATAGTAACTTCATTAAATAACAGAAACATTGTCCACAATGAAGAGATAGATCAATATTATCGCCAACTTGGTATTAAGAAAAATAATAGCGACTTTTTAAATTTTGAAATAGTATGGTTATATCAACATATATTTTTTATAAATGATCTAGATACAGTAATAAAACTTTATATTAAAAATAACAAACGTTTATTGATTATACCGGTAGGTATAGAACTGGCCAATGGTGCACATTCGAATATGTTAATATATGACAGAAATACAAACACTATGGAACGTTTTGAGCCTAATGGTGCAGATGCGCCACCAAACTATAATTATAATGCTAAACAACTTGATAAATTAATATATAACTACTTCAAGAGCTATTTCCCACATATGAAATATTTAAGCGCAAAAGATATATCACCAAAAATAGGATTCCAAGCATTTGAACAGGTTGAACATTATAAATTAAGACAATTGGGGGATCCAAATGGATTTTGTGCCGCATGGTGTATATGGTACGCTATGCAACGTAGTAAACATCCAAATATCGAACCAAGTAGACTAATTACAACGCTAATAAAAAAAATTAAATATAATAACTTTTCATTCAAAAATATTATTAGACGTTTTGCAAAAGAAATTACAGACTATAGAGATGACTTATTAAATAAAGTTGGACTAAATATCAATATGTATTTAAATAATCAATACGATGCTGATACATTAGAAAAACTAGCAAGTTACATAATTAAAAATTGAAATATTATCGCATTGCAATCAATTCATAATTATTATTATACATATTACTTATGGGTTGTTTTGGTAACATTCATATTGGATACATCTTAGATAACGATGCTATTAAACGTATATATGAACATATATTTAAAGAAGATTTTGAAACTAGTGAAAACGATGCTGTTAAACGTATATATGAACATATATTTAAAAAAGATTTTGAAACTAGTGAAAATGAAGAAGAAAATGAAGAAGAAGATGAAGAAGAAAATGAAGAAGAAGATGAAGAAGAAAATGATGAAGAAAATGATGAAGAAAATGATGAAGAGAATCTAGCATATATGGATGCATGTGAGCACATCAGTAGCTATTTTAGTAAAAACAAATATAAATTCGAAGTAAATGCAGTCGGTGATGAATGTTCAGATTATGCAATAATATATAAAGAAATTACTAGCGATGTTGCCTGTCCAAATGATCGATGTAAGAATAGTTGGTGCAACGATCATGCAGAAATATTTAGCCTCGAGCATATACTCAATAATGCTACAAAAATTAAAGATGCATTCGCTGAACTTAGCAAAGTAATTGGTTTTACAATCGAGCCGCAAATTATTGGTTCTGGTGGACGATGTTAACTAGAATTTCATTATTTCAAATAGAGGTATTTGAATAATATTTCAAGTTATAGGCCAAGAACATAACTATTTCATCTAATATCGTTAATCTGTTGGTATGATACGGCCGGATGATCTCTTTGGCTTCATCATAACTTAACCAGGCAATATCACCTATCTCCATTCGTTGGCTTGGCGAATTTAGAGCTACCGGCTCCATTTTACTGATAGACAAATAATACCAATGTTTGTAATCTACATTGTTGGTGCCGGTTAAAGTTTCATTTAATAAAAATATTCGATCCATCACATTTATTTTATCTGTTCTAATGCCAGTCTCTTCGGTAAATTCTCTTACCGCACAGTCAATATTTTTCTCATACAAATTTCGTCTGCCCTTGGGAAATCCCCATTCTGGCTCATTATATTTGATATCTAGCTTATTTTCCATTATTAATCTTTGTATAACATTGTCCGCTTTCAATAATTCGAATTTCATCTTTGATGTGTTATATTCTTTTAAATGTACTTTGGTATATATTTGTACATCTCTATACGACATATTATGTATATGTACTTCATTTAGTAGATTTTCATCCAATGGCAAATTGTCATATTTACCATCCCACATATCATGCCAAATTTCATCAAATGTATGTGTTTGTAAATATGTCAATTCATCCGGCGTCATCTGGTTTACTAAATATATAATTTCTTCTTCATTTGTCTCGCTATATCGTCCCTTTACAAATTCTATATAACCAACACTATATTTGCGTCTAATCATAAGAAATTTAACATTTTTTTTAGCAATATTTACGTATGGTTCTATTTCACTTGCATTTGTCAAATGTCCATTATTTTTTTCATTAAATTTTGTCAACGATATATTTTTGATTTGATAACCTTCTCTAGTATAATTCTGTAATACGTTTTTCATTACATATTTATTCATAAATGAATTTGTAAGTGTATCATCATTCAAATATAAATTAATGATACCGATTGATATAATCGGTTCATTGCATTTTTTGCTATTGTGACCGTTTTTTCCACAATTACTACAATATGACCTATTCTTTTTTTCCACATTCGCTCTATTAATTTCAATACAATCATGAAATTCTTCATCGATAAGTTGTGATAATGTATTCATGGCTTGCTTGCTCCTACTAGAAAATATACATTTATTTTTAAATCAAAATAAACTTAATACACAATGTATTATTTATTATATATCTTGTATGAATGTTTCTCTTATAGCCGCAGATTTGATCGGTACGATACCCTCATCTATAGCATTGTCTTCATTCATTTCTATCACTTCATCATTATCAACCAGTACGGCATCATCCGCTTCTAATTCTTTAAACATAAATCCATTTATTTCATCTGGTGTGGCAATATCATAAATTTTCGCGAAAGCAGCAATATACTCTTGTCCCGGAAATATTTTATGATTAGTGATAGTCACTTTTATATAGTCACCAATAGCCAATTCTTTATTAGTCTTCTTAGAAATAATTTTATCTGCATTTTGTATTGTAAACACATTTTGGTCAATATTAGTCTCTGAAATTTTGATTGAACAAGTTAGAGGTCCGTTCGATGCCATAATTACTAGTTTAATTAAATTATCTATTTTACAAACAACATTGCTACCAATCGTAGGAATACATATCCTTGCATTGTAAGTAACCTTGAACTGAACATCCCCTGAAAAATCTTCCGACCGCATTTCACCGTCTTCATATTTCGTTATCTCCCGAACTTTACTCACGTAATATGCGCCGGAACATCTTTTTTCCACTTTTTGGATTAAATTATTTTTTAGATGTATATATATATCAGGTGTGATTTGTCTAGATTTGATAGGAACGATATCATGAAGCTGCTTATCGACAAAAATTTGAGTGAGTGCCATATTATTGATAATCATTATATTTTTTAAATGACATGGGCTAAATAATTTCAATTTTTCTGCAAATAATATATATATTATATATATACATGAACTCAACTATACCTGCTATAGTGGGCCTAATTGCTGCCTATTTACTGATGGGGAGCAGAGAAAAGAAAGAAGATAGCGACTCTGCCACAATTTCGTCATTCAACCCAAAAGTCGTATCTATCGAACAGCCAACATCGACTCCCACAACATCTACTATCGGACAGGTCGGCGGTATGAGTATATACCACATGGTATAATAAATAAAAATTATATACATATATATAATTTTTAACTGTTCGTTCTACTATTCAATTATGCATTCCCATTGGCTATTTACCTTTTTAAAATTAGCATTGGTTAATATATTATTATATTCTTCTAATTCGCTACTTTTGGTGCTGATAGTAATTTTGTATCTGGCAAACGATTTATCACGAATTCCTTCAAATATACCGCCTTTAATATTTTCACTTTTGTAATCTAATGATATGGATATTTTAGATTGTAATTGATCCATATTATATTTTATTCTATCTTCTAAATTAAACGGGAATGGATATGTTGGATGGTTTAATGGGATTATCATATACACATATTTATTTCCGTCTTTAACAGTGTTAAATTTTTCCAAAAATAATAAACGATTTCTGATAAGTTGACAGATCGACAATCGAGTATCAGCGACATATTTTTGCATATCTTTAATGCCTATTTTTTCTGCTATTTTAATTAACAATCCTTTATCTTTGCTAGTATTACATACCGCACCTTTCAAACTGGGGATACCTGTACCGCGTTTCTTCTCTAAAATTTTTTCTCTTCTAGGTCTTAATTTAAATACATCATCTGTATCCTCTACAATAGATTTTAGTCGAGAAGAACCTTTATCAATAATGCCGATATATATAAATTCTTCTTTGGCGTTATAATATTCCATATTTGAAAAATCATATGTAATTTTTTTACCGGACAGTTTTAATTTAGCGTCATTATCATGACTAATTTCATCTATCTCCTCATACTCATTCGCGTTTTTAATAAAATTAAATACTGTTAAGTCGTTATATAATTCGGATTGATATGTTGACCGGTACCACATGGGTACGTCTTCATTTTGATCGAATGGTTGGAAAATATAATATTTTTGTCGATAAATCAAATAACCGGGAACATTATATTTATCATATATAGTATTTTGGAAATTATTAAAGTCATTTTCCGTAATTGGTGTCAATTCATGTAATGCTTGATACAAAAAATAACTATCAAATAATTCTGCTTTTTCTCCGCTATATGATGCAACTATTTTGTCATTTAATTCTTTCAATGTATATACATATTTATATTTATACAGATCCTTAATTTTTTCCTTTACATAATTCACTTCATTTCGTTTTAATCCTGCCGTAAATGTGGTATAATCTAATTCATCTTTTGATAATTTCTTATATGTTTTCGTTTTACTATCATATAATTCTCGGTTCAATTTATCATCATAACATTTATAAGTGCATTTTTGGAAATCGCATGCACTTGGACAAATTTGAGCATGTTTCTTTTGTTCCTCTGATAACTTTAAATATTCATGTGGAGTCAGACAATCCTTATATTTATCTGCTTCTTCTGGGAAAATATTGCCATGGTAATTTAATGGACAGTCGAATGCCACTTCTTTAACCAACCTTTCTAGTTGCTTCACTAATATATATTTAAATTCGGCTTTCCTATACATTTCTTCTTCCGCCGAAAGAATATTATTATTACGACCACCGTTTAATGATACCACATACTTATATATTTCTACCTTCGGATACGGATTTTGTTCATTTGTGATTTGATAATGAACGCAGCGCCGAATAGCTCTGCCAATTACTTGATGTACACGACCAAAATTATAATGTACGTCCAATAAATGCACTTCTTTGATATTATATAGGGTAATACCTTCGTTCATTACTCGCGAACCTAATATGATTTTAATATATTTACCGTCTTTGTTATTTATATGATTAAAACGAGATTTAAGTAAATGCATTTTTGCTTCTGGTATTTCATCTTGTGTTTCCTCGGTTTTACCTGTAAATGTCATATAAGTAGCTGGATGAAATTGTGTTTTATCAGTGACATCAGCATATCGCAAACCTGTTAAAGAGTCGATAGTATCATCTTGAATGTTATAATAACCTGATTCATTAAATTCTAAATAGCCATTTTGCGACAGTACTTCTTTAAAGAGTTCGATACCCATTTTAACCAAATTTGAATATATAAATACTGTGCCGGATCCTTTATCACCGGTTACCAGACGATTTATATTTGTTAAACATTGATAAAATTTCGCTGAAAATTGTTTTAAATTTTCCATTTTAAAAATTGATCCGCCTAATGATTTACGTTTATCATTGTCTATCAATATCTCATTAATATGTTCTTCACTCCCTTTGATGAACTTATTATTGATCATTTTTAACAAGTCCGTCTTATTAGTCTTCAATTGATTTCTAATGTTATTTATACCTTCTTCACCGGAATATCCCTGGATGTCAGTCTTCTCTTCATTTAAACCGGGAAATATAAAGTTAGCAAGAGATTGAGATTTTCTATCTAATGCATCATCTGATACTTCCAATATTTTTAAATATGCATCTTTTTGGAAATCTTCCATATAACATCTGGTCATTTTAGTAAATATCAGACCGGGAGGTATTTCGCCCATATCAACACCTTCTGCATAAATCAAAGGATTTGCTCCACGGAAATGAGATATATAACCGTTTAACATTCTTTTAAGATATTCTTGACCACCTTCTCTGAATTGCATATCGGAACCAGATCCCGAAAATACTTTATCACGTTCAATTTGATCATTTTCAGGTCTCAAAAAGTTAATTAATTCTATAATATCATCGCCTAGGTTTTTCATAGGTGTAGCAGTCAATAGCAGTACTCTTAGATTTTTAGAATTTCTTATAATTTTTTCAACTGCTTCACCATATTCGTTACCTGTTAGGTTATGTGCTTCATCTACTATTAATAATGTATCGTCTAATGAATCGATTTTATCAATCGGCACATCACGAATTAATTCGCCTTCTGCATTTTTTTTATATGTTTTTATTTCTTTTTTAGTACCGTCGGATGATTGTTTATACTCAATCTGTTTTTGGCCGGATACTTTTTTTTGAAAAGAACGAAATGACATAATACGATAATATTGAGAAGCCAAATGTTTTGCTTGTTTTACTGCTTTTGCCCTCTCTATTTCATCAAAATATCCCATATTTTGGTTATAGTCTTTCAAATATGTTTCTTTAGCACATTTTTCGACAAGTTCTGTTTTCCATTGCTCTCTAATAAATGGTCCGGAAACTAAGATATATATTTTGGTGTTATGTTTTTTAACTTGATCTTTAAAATTTTCTGCGATAGCGAATGCAGAACATGTTTTGCCGGTACCGGTACCATGAAATGCCAATACTCCGGTGAAGGGCGTATCAGGATTTAAGAAATTGCTTAGGAGTGATTGTTGTCCCTGTAGTTGGAATTTTTCTTCACCGCATTCTTTGTCACGATATTGTTTAACATCGTGGTAATTGACGATTGCATCTCTACTTGGTAATTTATTATTATAATATTCTCTCTTACGATAGATCTGTCCCTGAAAATCTTTATCATTTGTATCTGGATAAGAATAGCTTAATTTTAAAAGATTGACCAAATGGGAATTATCTTTTGAATTATCTTTTGAATTGTCTTTCATTAATATTTTAGTAGAAAATTACTATATAGACAGATATTTATTTTTAAGTTTATATACAATTTATAATAGCTATGACAAATATAATGAACAATTCACAGACAATCGATCCCAGCATAACTATATCTTCAACGGAAATGAAACAGATCGCCAATACGAATTTAAAAAAATACAATACTGGCGATAAAAAATTCATAGCGACACGTATTGAAAAAGTTCCCAATAAAAAAATATTGGCAAAAATATTTCAAATCGTACACACAAATAATGGCAGATTTGTTGAAAGTCCAGCCGGTATAACTCTAAATTTAACTAGTATGAGGGATGAAACTTTGGCTCAAATAGAACGTCTACTAGACCTATATGATGCTGCTATTAGTACTAAAAACTCTAAAATGAATAATGACAACACTATCAAATGGTCAGATAGATTACAAAATCATATAAATTCTGAAACAAATGATATTGATGGTGAAAAATTATCGAACCAGGAGAAGATGTTTTTAAAACGTCAACAGAATGTCGAAGAGGTAGTATTCTGGAATGGTAATCCATCATAGGCGCTTACTTATTTATCGTTTGTTCAAACATTATTTAAAGAATGTTAGTATGTATGTTAATATATTAACATATTGCATTATGAACAATGATGATCCTGTATTTAAAGCGAAAGCGTTGAAGCAATTAGTAAAGATGATATCTAGTAGTCAGAAAACATCTCAAGATTTTTTAGTGACTATGATGAAAGACAATTATGACAATGAAGAGTATTGGAAATATATACTTGAACAAGTGCCAATGTCAACTGCACAAATTCTGAATAATATACATAATATTAACTTAGCATACTTAATTAAATTTCAACATATAAATGATGATTGTTTGACCCATATTAAATTTATGACAAAAATATTAGAGGATGATTTGGTAAATGATTTGCTCAAATATAGGAAAATACCTATTAAGACGATTGAATATTTTATAGTACATGGTGGTAATACAAAAAATTCTAAAACATTTTTCTCATTATTATCATCTAATCAGCATCTACCAAAGGATTTTATCGAAATATATCAAGATCATTTAGATTGGGAAGAGATAACTATGCATCAAGAAATGACATTAGATTTTTTAACGAATTATATAGATAGAATAGTATGGAAAAGATTGCCGTTAAATACGTCAGCATGCAGATTGATTAATAACAATACGATAAAATTATTTGACAAATATCCTATATGGGATAATATCGGTTGTTTATCGGGGGTATCGACGGATGTAATTTTTTCTTATTTTGCGGTTTTAACGAAAGAATCCATCATTACATTGCTTAAAGTTAGAGAGTTAACAACTGAACAAATCAAACAAATTATATATAAATATGATGATATAGACATATGGACATGTATATCAATGATATCAAATCTGGAAGATGAAATAATTGATAGATATAGTGATAAACTAGTATGGGACGAATTATCAACAAATTATGATTTTAGTACGGATCAGCTAAATAAATATAGTGGGAAGATTAATTATGAATTATTATCGACAAATTTTAATTTTAATAGCAATTGGTTGGCAGTAATAAAGGCCAATGGTTTATACGATAAGTTAGATGTAGATTTTTTAGATAATATTGATGCATTGTAATTAGTCTATATAACATTTTTTGCTGTAGATAATATAAATAATTTTATAATTTATATTATGAGTACAGACAAACAAGAATTATATCGATATTTTGTGGAAAGTATACAAAAAGTCTATAATGTTAGCGAAAGTGAAAATGAAGTTGAAAATTTATTCAAAAGTAAATCAACTCGGGAAGTTGAAGATATTGTATTTCTATGGTCATTAGCCACCGATGATATCAAGAATATAATCAAAAATGAAAAATATAATAAATCTGATAAAAATATTGGTCTCAATATTAATCTAAAATATAACATATTACGTGAATTTTTAAGATTGATTAAGGTGCCGAGTGTGTTAGAAAAAATGCATCAATTGTTCGAAATAGCGGAAGATAGGGAAATACATAGTGCGCTAAGCTATAATAATAATGTTGGTACAGCCAAAACAGCTAAAGCATATTCCGATTTAGCGGATATTGGTGTGATTAATATGGCCAATAGTAGTGAAAACAGTGAGGTTATTAGTGACGATGATAGTGGATTATTCGGTGGTGCCAAACTGCGTAATTCCTACATTGATGCATTCAAAAAAGTATATACTGACTTTTTAGACTATAATAGCAGAAAAATAAGCGGTGACGATGACACTATGACGGCCGCTCTCAAAAAATGGGAAATATCACAAGATGATAATGAAAATGGATACCCATATTCATTTCTACAATTTATCACAATTAATAGTCATCAGGAAGAGATATATAATCAGCCGATGATTGAAGTCTTATCACTTGTCCTATTTAATTTGTATCTGGAATGTGCTATATATCAATATGAAAAAATGTATAAATGGAGCGTATTATGTCGTGAATTAACATATAAATTGGGTACCACTAAGTATAGTGATTATAACGCATTTAAACACGACATCAGCACATGGGCAACATATAAATTTAAACTTAACGAAATAATTACAAATGATATATCGACTTCTAATGTAAATGTATTCAATAAAGATGTAATAGATGGTAATACATATGAATACGTAGATTTAACGTCGCTGTACCAACAAGTTGATTATCAAAAACTACGTCATTTATCGAAATGTAGACATGAATTAGTTACAGCAAAACAACACACTTTGAACAAATTTGTGGCGGAGAATATTAGTTGGAACGATTTCTTGTCTAAGGTAGATAATGTTTTTAAGACAGGAAAATTCTATTTAACAGATAGTAATGGAGACGACAATTTTAATGACAATCCTACAACTGTTAGATATAATATTTTACAGACGATACATGCATATGAACAGATTATCAATACTATGATTAGCGAGCGTCGGCAATATTTAAATAATCTACGCCAATATCAAATAAATGATAATTCGTTTGGAAAAATTGACGACATTTATAAATACATCATCACTTTCCGTCAATTTATTAATCACCCTTTTACATTTCAATACAAGGTTACCGATTATCGTCAATGTTACCATCTTATGAATGAAAATACAATGAAAGTTATTTTTGAAAAATGGTTAAAAATTTCAATTGTAATAGACTACTGTAAAAAGAATGAAATACCGTTAACGCACGACACAGCACCTGACGACCACATGACAGAATTACTTTCTACGATTTTATCAACTAACGTTCCTATGCAACACGCTGCCTTGAATGATAATAATCGTCGTATAACAATGCAGCGTATATTAAAAAATATTAATAAAGCTAAAGTTGAGCTATCGTCGTTTAAACTGAATACAGGTGATTTATCATCCGAGATTAAAGATATCACTATACGTATATTGAAATCATTTAAACAAAAACCCTTTGATATACTGTCTAGTACACATCAAAATATATATGACACATACAACTATCAAAAGTATAATGATGTGCTTATACAACTCGGCCAGCTGATAAGAGACTATCATCATAGTAACGTATTGGCTACAATAAGCAATGCTCCACGGGCAGCATCACCAAACTATTATGACACCAAGATTTCATCACATGTAGATATAATTAATAAAACTATAGCCAATCATGCGGAAATAGTATCGCGACTCTTAAATATCCACAAGGAAATGAAAGAAAGTTTCGATAAGTTTATAATATCATTAATGAATTATCAAACCGCAATACAAAAAATCAGAAAATATATAGATAGCGCTTCGGATGAAAATTGGACAAAATCATATGTAGAAAGCGGATCAATGGATGGAAATGATTATTTTGATTATAATTTAGTGGCCGAGAAAAAGACAAAATCTACAAGTGCATTAATGGATTTAAATTTTGGTATTTCAAATTTGTGCATGTATATTACAACTGTATTGCAAAATTATAAACGAACATTTGGTGAAATTAAGGCCGTGACAAAATCGTTGGAGGATATTGGCCGAGATATAAACATGCAATGTTCAAACTTAGAAACTGGATTACGCGCCGAAGAATCCAAGCATACGAAACGGGGCAATGATCTTGCACAGATACACGCCGAGATCACACGACGAAATGACGTTATTGAGACAGAATTAAGTCAAAATACATCACAAAATCAGGATGATTTAATAACAGAACGCGATGCGAATCGTGAAAAATTGATAAATATTAATGCGGATATATACGAAGTAAAGGGTATTAAAAATTGTATCGAACAATTATTAAATGGCGATATAGTTAATAACATGAATGTATACGATAAACTTTTTAGGATATTGCGCGCCACTCAAGAAGTATATATGTCTGCGGATTTTAATTATCATAAAATATATTTATATCCAGACAATAATACAGAGCCATTTTTTGCATCAAATATTAAGGAACGTTTGAAATACGAATTCTCATTAATACAAAAGTTTATAGCGATAATTCGGCGTTCAGAAGGAGAAAAAGATGATGTACCCCAAAATTATGAATTGCATCGTATCAAATTAGGATTAATGCAGTTAGATGAGATATGTTACCAAAACACTCCATTTGTTAGACATGGGATACCTGGTGTCGTGGCAGAATATGATATGAATAATATGTCAAATTCATTAGAAATGGTATTCGGAGAATTATTTAGAGAAAAAGTTAGAGGTGAACAATTGGGTTACGAAGGTTTAGATAATCCGGATAAACCATTGGACAATCCCAATCCCGCATTGATTAATAACGATATTAGATGCGAAACATACGAAAAAATGCGCGAGAATTATATGTTATATAGACCTACTGAATATAATATAAAATTATTCAGAAATGAACAATATACAGTTGACCAAATTACTCAGAAACATTTAAATGTTTCTGTTTATCAAATTATAGAAACGCTAAATAACAACCCAATTTTAACTTTACTAGAAAAACTTTACGGTCATTTGCTGGCATTAAACGAGGTGAGACCTTTGCCGCATATAGATGTAATTTTAGAAATACTGAGACTGCCGCAATATTATGAATACGGTAAAATAACCATGAATAATATTGCGCCCGTAGCGCCTACTGGAGCGTCGGGTCAGTATAGTAAACCAATTATAAATGAAACGGACGAACGTTTTGGTGTTTATATGAAAAAATATCTATTCGGTAATGGCATCTCAAATACATCTCGTGAAGTAAAATTAAACAAAAATACAAATGCTGTACGATTACTTAATTTTGATAATGACATGGCGCGATATTTATATGATAATCTAGGTACAGTGTCATCGCTGGACCCCAATAAATTCATAATGCAATCATATGATAGTAATAATAGAATCCATTTTAATATCGGCAAATTAATTAAGACACTTGATGAGGTAGATATAAGTAAATTTATCAAGGTATATTACAGAATAATACGTAATCAATACGTTAAAATTTATCCGGATACTTCTGTGTTTGCTTCTAAAAAAATACCATTTGAAGATATACACTTTTATAATGTATCGCTCATAGCCCTGTATAACGATTCATTTAATATATACCCTGCCGGCTACTTTTCATTAGGCAACGTTGCCGCCGGAATAAAAGAATTAGTCAACTTTGAAAACCCATTAAATGACATCGTAGTACAAATATTAGAGATGACCAATGGTACTATATAACAGGATGAGTCCGGACAATATCTAATAATTGAGCTTATCATTCAAGCATCATTATTTCCTATCAAAATAAGAAAAACATCAAATAATTGAAAAAATAATGAGATAAACATTATACTATTATAGATAATATAAAACCAATGGGGATTAAAGGACTTAGCAAATTCATCAAAATATTCGCTCCAAATGCCATCGAAGAGATAGGCATTGATTCATTGAAAAATATGACTATCGGATTTGATACGAGTATTTTAATATATCAATTCGTCATCGCTGTCCGTGGACATGGAAAAGATTTAACAAATAATGCTGGCGAAATAACATCTCATGTACACGGTACGATAATGAAATTAATGTCATTTTTGAAGAAACAAATAAATCCTATATTTGTTATAGATGGTAAACCACCAGATATTAAACTAAATACTTTAAAAGAACGCGGGAAAATTCGTCAAATGGCAAATGACGAATTAACGACGAATACAGAGTTGGATGAAGAACAAAAAAATAAATTATTCAAACAGAGTGTAGTGATTACGCACGAGCAAATGAATGAATGTGTGCAAATTCTTAAGAAATTTGGCATGCCCACCATCCAGGCTAAACAAGAAGCAGATGCTCAATGTGCATATTTATCTAAGATTAAATTAGTTGATGCAATTGCATCGGAAGATATGGATTTATTAACGTTTGGGACCGAAGTATTATTAAGAGATATTAGTAAAGAAAAGATAGCCAAGTACACGTTATCCAAGATACTTGCCGAGTTAAAAATATCGTATTTACAATTTATAGATTTATGTATATTATTAGGTTGTGATTATTGTCCAACAATAGATGGAGTGGGACCAAAAATCGCGTTCCAATTAATTAAAACATATGGAAGCATAGACAATATAATAAATAATATACCATATATGAAAAAAAAAATAACTGTAACGGATATATTTAAAGAGCGTTATATTGTGGCCAGGGAATATTTTTTACAACCACCGATATATACTCAAAATGAATTTCCCGAAATTCGCTGGAATAGTCCAAATTACGAAGAAATTAAACAGTTATTGGTCACAAAGTATTCATACGATATCAAATCAGTAGATAGATTATTATTCAAACAATTAAAGGGTGGTCACTTGAAGAATATAGCCGATAAAAATGTAATGCAAGTGTTCGTCGATAGGACATTCACAAAATGGATCCCCGATGAATCTATATCACAAACAATCGCAGATGATTCAGACTCAGATGATTTTATAGATTCAGACGAAAAATCTGTAGATGCTGCAGTTGCTTTGTTCGGAAATAAAGGTTAATAAATAATAAATAAAAAATATTAATTTATAATATATATAATAATAGGAATGAGTGATAAAATAATGCAAGCAGCATATGATTGCAAATATAACGGTACCAATTGCAGTCCCAATATTGTTCGTGTAGTTAATAGAGCCGACCGTCAACTACCAATCGGTTATGCTATTAATACCAGCAAACTAACTACTGATTGGCAAACATATATACCTAAAGATTTCCAAGCGGGTACATATGATGCGGCCGGTAATTATCAGGCCCAACATTAAACAAACATATAATTGAACTTCTCCTTTTCGTCCAAGCATCATTATTTGATAGATAGATGATAATAGTACTACTATTATCATCTATTTATTAAATAATTGAACTTCTCCTTTTGGTCTAAGCATCATTATTTGACACATAGATGCGTCAAATAATTGAACTTCTCCTTTTCGTCCAAGCATCATTATTTGATAGATAGATGATAATAGTAATACTATTATCATCTATCTATCAAATAATTGAACTTCTCTTTTTTGTCCAAGCATCATTATTTGATAGATAGATGATAATAGCATTACTATTATCATCTATCTATCAAATAATTGAACTTCTCTTTTATTGAGACAGTAAATTATTATATAGTATATTAATAGCTTACATTATGCCGATCCATATGCATACATCACAAAATAACGTCCGTATATCATTTAGTCAAATTAAAAAGATATTTAATACCGATAATTTTGTAATTATATTTTCTCTGCCTAAATGTCCTCCATGCAATGCCTTATTTTCTATTCTGAATAATTATGATGGTAATGTAGTCAAAATAAATATTGAGAATGATTTGCATGAGGCAGATTATAACAAAATCTATATGGTGCCTTTTATAGTTCATGTTAATCAAGAACAATTCAAAAAATGGATGGATGACGATTACTTTTTAGATTGCATAAATGACGAAGAAAAGTGTGTATTGTATGTAGATAGGACTGCTAAATTCTTAGATAGCATTGGAATGTCTGAAGAATTTTAATATATAAAAATTGAAGCTATATTACTTTATATATATTAGATTAACTAACATATATAATAATGGCTAATAAACGTAATTTTCTAAGATCTCTATATCGGACTAATAGAGATGCATTCGTGCAATTATCCACAGAGGATGCAGAGATACATAAAATATTAAATATCAAAAAAAAAGACTTCTCTAAGATAAAAACTACTTGTAGATCACGAAGGAGAGTATATATCAAGTATGCCAGAGTATCAAGTAAAGCGCAACGACGAAATGGCAGTCTAAAAAAGCAACAAAAATATATGACACATTTTTTAACCAATAAATTAAATATTAAAAAAGAAGATCAATATGCTATTAGTGAATGTGGGTCTTCTTGGCATAACATACCCGCAATATTAAGACAAATTACGCACAAATTCAGAAATATAACAATATGTTTCACACGATATGATAGATTTTCAAGAGATGTTGACCTCTTTGTGGCCGAATTATGGCCGGCTTTTAAACAAAATAATATTAAATTACAATTCTGCAACAGTGGTCACGACATGGCACAATATTCCACATCGGGTAAAGGTTCCAGGGCCGCGAGACGTATATTGATAGAAAAGATTAAAATATGTCAAGAAACGAGTAATTCGATATCAAGAAAGCTCAAAAGATGGCATAGAAGGCGTTAAAAAATTGAAAAATTAAATGCCATTAGGACGGATATAAAAAGTATTATTAAACCCATGTCGTCAAAAAATACGATTCGTGTTCTCTTGTCGGAATTACAGGAGAATCAAGCAATTGCTCAACTCGCTTTCCTGGGCAGCGTAGCAGCAGGAAAAAGTACAATTAATAAAGCCTTAACTGGCGAGACCACTCAAAAACACACCAGAGAACTTATTAATGGATGTACCATTAATATGGGCTATGTTAATATTAAAATTTATTATAATGCAAGTAGTAAACAATATCTCATCAACCCTAAAGAAAACGATAACATGCAAGGGTTCAAGTTGTTGCGACATTTCTCGAGTGCGGATAATCCCGGACATAACGCGTACATGTCAACATTAATTACAGGTATTAATACGGTCGATAATGTTATTTTTTTAGTGTCTGGTACAAACGGTATCGAGCCACAAACAAAAGAACACATGAAATGTTTTAGAACAACTGGTTGCAAAAACTATTGTTTTGTCATTTCAAAAGCCGACCTAATTCCTACCAAAATAAAACTTGATCAGCTTCATAAAACAGTGAATCAATTTATTATTGATGAAATTCCAGAAGAAAGCGATATTGATCTGCCACCTGTTATCCCATTGTCAGCACAATCTGGTACGAACATGGATAAACTAATTCAATACATCGTCGCTTCTCCATATCCACGTGCATTGGAGAGTTCAGTAAATTTACCTTTGATGATGCCAGTTGTGAGATCATTTGACATCAACCGACCTGGTGTCGACCCGGCAAAAATGACTGGTGCGACCATTGGTGGTGCACTGATGCAGGGATTTGTGATGCCCGGAGACATTGTATGTTTATTGCCAGGCATTGTCAAACATACAAAACGAGGATTTACATGTATTCCATTGCATACACAAATTGTGGAGATTCGTTCAGATACCTCTAGTAAAGCATTGGCGATCGGCGTACCAGGGGGATTTCTAGGATTGCGTACAACATTAGATCCAGGCCTTGCGAAGGCAAATGGTCTTGTCGGTCAGGTATTGATCAAAAAAACAAATCGAGCAGCGCCTTTTCATATTGTCATGTCATTTACTATGACGTACGAACAATTTGCAGATGATCACATTAAGGAACAACAATCATACTTACTGGCAATTCATTGTGCAACTAAAAGGGCAACTCTCGTTAACAAAGATGATTCGCATTTGACTTTTCAACTTGATGAGCCAATTGCGTTGATGGTTGGTGAAAAAGTAGTCGTCATGACAAGTTCGAATGCAGAAGATGGCTTATCAGTTGAATGTTACGGTAATGTCACACAAGTAATTTCATCTGATAACATCGAAGTGAAAGACCAGCCAGATATGAGAATAATGGCCGCTAATGATCTTAGTGACGTGATTGACTGTGTTGAAATTGTTAATGATTTGGAAGAACCACCTATTTCGGTTGAAGATATTATGGAGAGCTTATATGATTTTAATAACACGACTGACAATATGACGTTTTCCTCTTCTACTTTTTCGATTGATTGCCCGCAAGTCAATTTGCAAAAGACAGACACATCTATCACTATCACGAATCCCAGCGAAATTTTCTCCAACTTTACAACCGATGCACATTACAAGATCCAATTGTATGGGGAGTTCGCAAAATATATTCAGACTAATATGGATGGTCTCGGACGTGGAAGTGTTGTGATCGATCATGTTCAAATTGGTTTCCATAAACTCAAACACGCACAGCGAAAATGGTATATTCCACAATTTAACAAAGAACTCCGTAATTTCGTTGCACTAAAATTCACGTGCAACACTTGTAAAACGGTCGGCTCACTGTTACGTACAGAAGTAAACGTATGTTGTCGTAAATGTAAGGCGGTACAGAGCGTATTTGGTAATTAAATTAATTTATCTATCATTTAACCATCATAAAAAATTGAAATTTATATACTTATTTATATCTAATATAAGTATATATTGAAAACAATGATTCGTATGTACAATAGACTGCCCAAAGTTGGCGAAACAGTCATCGTCAAGGTGACAAATATCGATCGAGAAAATCAATTGCATGACTGTATTTTGTTGGAGTTTGGAGGCATTGCCGGCAAAATTACACGTACAGAATGCAATAAAAAAGATGCCAGAACAATCTTTAAGAGCTTGAAAGAAGGAGCAATTATCCCCGTTAGTTGTTCTCAACTTCCACCAGAAGGCGAAGATACATTTGTTGCTTTGTCATATCCCAATCTTGATAAAGACACTATTACCAAGCACAAAAGTATTTATACTAATATTATGCGCGTCGTTAACACACTTACGATGATGTTAGCTGATAATGCCGTGTCAGGTAAAGATTCAGGCGCTACTCCTCAGGATTTGCTGACAGATAAACATATTTATCGCAAAGTGTCATCCATGGTCGAGGAAGTTGTCAGTTCATTTGACTCATTGGAAGAATTGTCAGACGCTTTTTTTGTGGATACTACAGTGTTACACGCTATGGCCCCATCATGGAAGACTTGTAATGAAGTAACAGCTTTTAGGGAAAAATTATTAATTAAATTTCCTCTGCCAAAAAAGACGATTGCAATTAGATTTGAATACAAAACATACAATTGCATGGGTATGACGGCGATTCAAAACATGTTCAATTATGTTTTGACGGTCGCTAAGGAATTCAATCCATTGTTGCAAATTACTCTCGCTACGGAATCGCCGCCGATCTACCGTTTAACAGTCAAAGGTATCGAATTGGAGAAATTAGACTATACTGAGAACGCAATCAAGCAAATTATTGGAGCATTGACATCGGATTTTTCTGATGCAAATTACTTATCAACTGAACTATTAGCATAATTAATTACATTTTACTTTATTTTATAACGTTAATTTATATGCTACGTGATAATATTTGGCTTTTATTTGCCCTGTTCCTATTTATAATTTATTTATTTAAGAAAAATACTATTACAGAGGATTTTTTCCTTTGGAATCTAGCTACCAGATGGCCAAAACTGCCGTACGACCTTCGTGGTAACCCTTATTATTATTTACACAATGGTAACGTTTTTTCAAGTAATTATGTTAATTTAATATCATATCCAGATGTACAATATTATTTACCATATTATCATAACGGTATGATATATTCCGCAAATGGTCAATATCGACCAGACACTTTTGCTCAATTATATCCCACTGTACCCATCATATATCCGACATATGATGCTCCTGTAGATTGGCTATCCCTTGAAAGAAATGGCCTAATATCTAGCAAAAAAATTGAAAGTAAAAGTATTTAATGATATAACATTAATTATTATTATATATTTATTATACATATGGCGTCAAACGTTCAAGGAGTTCCCAGTAATAGCTTAAATGAATCCGCAGTCGATCTCGATCTTGACTTCGATATAGAAGAATTTTCTATTAATTCATTTCAGACAAAATCACAAGAGGAACAAAGAAGCATCTATTACACCGTGGCGGCGCTATTGAATAAAACTATAGTTCGTATGCGTGCATTAGACGCTCTACGTATTCGCATGTTGGAATGTGTAGGTATGGAAAATGTTGCACCAGCTGCAAACGATTTCGCAGCTTCGGCCGTCGCTGTTCCCCAAGGGGTTAGTAACGTAGCATCCGTTGCATCGCCAACGACAGCAAAGCCACCCGCCAAGCCACGCGGTAAAAAAGCTGTCGTCGAACCAGCGGCTGCCGCAGTACCGCCACCGGCAGCCGCTGATCCAACTGTAGTTGCACCAACTGTAGTTGCACCAACTGTAGTTGCAGCACCGGAGAAGAAGCCGCGCGGGAAAAAAGCAGCAGTAGTTACACCTGAAGCGCCAGCAGTAGCGGCCCCAGCAGTAGCAGCTCCAACGGTGGTAGCTCCAACGGTAGCAGCGGTAGCAGCCGAAGCGGCACCAGAGAAGAAACCACGCGCAAAAAGAGCGGTGGCAGCGACTGCTCCCGAGCCGGCACCAACTGTAGTAGCTCCACCAGCAGTTGCTACAACCCCGGTAGCTACAGTTGAAACTCCCAAAAAGCCACGCCAGAAAAAAAGCGCACCAGCCGCATAAACGGACAAAAAAAGAAGAAAAAGAAAAAGAAAAAGAAAAGAAAGTAAAGAAAAAGAAAGAAAATGATGGGTGCTCTGAAAAAGAGCTGCCAATTGCAGAAGTGTTTATATTTTTTCCAAAAAGTCATGGTGTAAGCCAATGGTATAGCAAGAATACGGCTCCCACGAACAATAATGGAGCAGGTCCGAACCGGTGTGTAAATAGTACCAACCAAGATGACGAACCGGATCAAAATCAAATTGATAATGACCCCAAAAAGGATGACGATGGCGGCGAAGACAAGAATGATTCCAAAAAAAATTGATAAAAATTCAAATAAAAGAGGATACTTTTCATTTATAACTTATATGACAGACATCAACAATATAGTAGTAAACATTGATGAAGCCTTGTATAATAAAACATTCGCGTCTATGATGGAAGACATGAATAACGCATTAGCCAAAAGGAACACACGCAATGTATCACACACAAACATAATATATCGCATAGACGCGGGGAATACCGTTAATTGTTCTAGACCCAACTGCAATAAAAAAGCGATGTTCAAGAATGCGACAAATAATGAATACTTATGTTGGTATGATGCATTTGTCTGCAACAAGGTACAATAAGTGTAGTATCCTCTGTTATTAGCCCAGCATCCTCTTTTATTATAGCTATAATAAAATTTGAGCTTATTAGCCCAGCATCCTCTTTTATTATAGCTATAATAAAATTTGAGCTTATTAGCCCAGCATCCTCTTTTATTATAGCTATAATAAAATTTGAGCTTATTAGCCCAGCATCCTCTTTTATTATAGC